TAAAAAAACCAATACGAAAAGATCCTCAAATTGGAGCTTAATAAATACAAAGCTAATAATCTGTTATTATAGCTGCGTATTTATACTTCATAAAAAAGGAAATGTTATGCCTGGTGAACTTGGTAATGAGATGGATCAAAATTTTGTTGGACACTATGAACGTCGGTATCCTATTGATGATGATCCTAATACAAATCCTCGTAGTTGCCCCGATGAAATGCGTAACAAAGTTAATAATGGTACTAGTGTCATGAAAGTCTTAAGAGATTTTACAAAGAAGCAAATGGAAGAGCAAAGAGGAAAAGAGATCATTTAATGGCTGATTTAAATAAAATGATGTCAGATATAAAAGGTATGAGAAGGAATATTTTAAAAAAGTTACAAGAATATCTTTCTACATATACTGATCTAGAAAAAGAAGTACAGAATCGATTTCATGATGAATTCTCTCATAATAATCATAAGTTATCAGGACTTGAAGATTTTCATCAGTTATCCTATGCATGTAAAAAGAATCTTACAACATTAAAGACATCTTTCAATCTTATTTCAAAAATGTCAGATTTATCGGGTTTTGAGATTGATGAAGAGGATGAAACTTTGAAAGAATTAGATAAGATTTTAAAGGATTAATGATTTATGAATAAAGTGGGTACTCGTACTAAAACTACCGTACGGTCAAAGACTGCAAGTACTGGTAAGGTAAGGACTGCTGCTACTATACGAAACGGTGATAATATCAAACCTGTCAGTAAATTAACGGAAAAAGAGATCGCTGTTCGTAAGATTAAAAAATATGCTACGACTAGTAGTATGGGATTTAATACCCGCCAAGCTTATGGGGGATATGGGAATGTATCTGAAAGTATGGCGGGGAACTTTTACTCTCCACAACTCTCTACTGATTTTCTCGAAAAACCACAGAATTTGCGAGAACGTCGTGCCTGGTATCGACATTTTTATAACTCTAACGAATATGTTGGGCAAGCACTCGATCTTCATTCTACACTTCCTCTTTCTAAAATAAGACTCGAAAAACCACATGGAAAAAATCAAGAACAAATTGATTATGTCTATGAATTTTTCATGGAAATGTGTAATGAAAACAAGTTATTTAAAACTCTTCTTGAGATAAGTCATGAATACGTACTTTTGGGGAATGCATTTATCTATTCAGAAGATCATAATCCCTATGAAGTAGCTGAAGGGGATAAAGAGGGCGAAGCTAAAGTAGGTGAAATGAAGGAATGGGGTAAGCAGGAATCTGAAAGGCTATATAAGGAATTTAAGGTAATAGATAAAGATCCGAATTATACTGGATGGAAAAAATTAATTATTCTTCCTCCGGATCAAGTCCGTATCAAAAAAATCCCATTTTCAGATGAGAGTCTTATAGAGTTTATCCCTGATCCGGAAACTCGGAAGAGTATTCTTAATACACAAGATCCTGCATATTATCCTTTAAGTCCTGAAGAAGAAAATGCTATGCCAAGGCTTCCGCATACTCTTTCCCGGGATCTTCAGCGTAATGGTAGTATTCCTCTTGATACTGATCCTTATAGTGGATCTTATGTCTATCATATGGCTCGTAAGAAGAGTCAATATGAGACTCTTGGAGTATCAATACTTGAACGTTGTATAAATTCCTTACTTCTTCATGATAAACTTCGTCAAGCACAAACACAGATAGCATCACGTCATATGACTCCTATAAGGATAGTATGGGCTGAGGATCTATCTGATATGGATATTGAGAATTTAAGGGAGCAGGTAGATCTTGCTCTTGTTGATCCGGATTTTTCTATTATAGCCAACTATGAAGTTCATTGGGAAGAAATGGGATCTAATGGTCGACTTCTTGAATTATCTGGTGAGTATGAGCACATCGAGAATAGTTTATTTGCTGGTCTTGGTGTGACTCGGGAGATTTTAACCGGTGAAGGTACCTATGCTGGTAATCGGATGACTCTTGAGATTTTAAATACTCAGTATTTGCTTTTTCGGGAACTTCTTCAGGAATATGTTGAAGATTATCTTTTCAAACCTGTGGCTAAGAAAAAGGGTTTTGTTGAAAAAGATAAATACGGTAGGGAAAAACTTATTTATCCAAAATTAAGTTTCACACGTCTTGCTATAAAAGATAATGATACGTTTTTTGATCAGGCTATGCAGCTTTATAATAAGGGATCAATATCAATTGATGTTATTCTTGATATGCTTAATATTGATCCTATATCTACTCGTAAGAAGATTGAAGCTGATTTGTTTACGGTAAATGACTTTGCATTTAATCAGCTTATGTCGAATATTTATACTGCAGCTGGTCAGGCTTTGGTAGAAAAGTATACGGTAACCGATCGGTTAGCGGGTTATATGAATTTGGAAGAACTTCCTCCGCCTCCTCCGGGGGAAGAAGGAGCTGGTGAATTAGGTGGAGGTTTGGGAGGTGGAATGCCTAGATTTGCATCTAAGGGATTGGATAGTAAGCGTCAGACAGCACTTGCTAAATTGATGGCAGTTGTTTTAAAGAATCCTGATAAGTTGGATAGGATCTCTGAATATTTATCAAATGGTAATTAAGCGTGGTAATTAAGCTATGATAATTTCTATATCGGATACGCTTCGTAGATTAGCATCTTTTATTGAACGGGACAACACTCCTTCAGATGCTAGTATAGGTGATAGAACGATGTTAAATGAAACTTCTGAAGAAGAAATATCTGAAGAAGGTTATATTACAAAATCTCCAGGGGAGAAAAAGATAGTACAACATAAAAAAGTTACTCTGATAGATGATATTCCATTAAAGCATACAGCTCCCCCGGAGCAGCGTCGTCCTCGTAAGGAATTAGAACATAAGAAAAAATGGAATGATGATAATAAGACTAATCTTATGAAAGATTATATGACGGAGTATCGTGCGGATGGTAAAGATAAGGAAGTTGATGGTCCTAAGAGTACATATAAGAAAAAAATTTCAGTTTAGAATAAAAGGAGAACGGTTATGCCACAGCCACCTAAAGAGCTTATAGATCAAATTGAGATTATAGCATCAGCTATTAGAAGTGTGAATGATCTGATCGATAACAATAAGATTAAAATTGATAATTATGGTAAGGACTTTATAGAGCCTTTAACAAAGATTCGTACTAAAGCGATGGATCTCCGTAATGATCTTGAGATTTTTAAGACGAATATGGAAAAAGCGGTTACTGATCAATATTATGCTAATAATCGATTTGCTACTGAAGTAAGTCCTGGTGTTGCTAAAAGTGTAGTAGATAAGTTTCTGTCTAGTAGCAGTAAGTATTAATATCATAATATTCTATTAATATATGAATAGTAGTAACTTCTTATGAATACAATTACTGGGGAATTTTATGTCAAAAAATGAAGATACGAAAAATCTTAAGGTTAAACCAGGAGATAAAGAGAAAGATTCTGCTCGTAAAAATGCTAAGGGTTTTTTAAAAAATCATCCTGAAATTCTTTTTAGCTCCAGGGATCTTTTCCATAACAAAAATGGTCAGACGGTTATTGAGTCTGTAGTTCCCCGTGGAGATTTGAACACAGAAGCATCTATCATGCCACGTACCCAGTATGATCTTAAAGAAGCTGATTTTCAGGCTATATCAAAACATGCTAGTAAACTTATAGATCCGGTTATAAAGGAATATGATGGAAGAATTGCTATGGAGGATGCTCTGACAAAAGCTATAGCTACTTTAAATGATGGTAAATATGCTAATAAGATAAATGCATCTACCTATAACTTGTTATTAGATAATATGGGAAAGTCTTAATAATAAACTGATATAGATTTTTTAAGGAGGATTCGGATGGATAAAGTGATTATCATGAGTGAGATTGAAGCTACTAGACTTAAATTAGCAGCTTTGGAAGTGCTTGCTGGTGAAGATAAAGAAGCAGGTAAAGCTGAAATGATCAAATGCCCTACTTGTGGTGGTAAGGTACTTAAAGCTACAGGTTACTGCTTAAAGTGTAAAAAGAAAATTGGTGGTCCTAAGAAAGACGATAAAAAAGAGGACAAGAAAGAAGCTCCTAAGAAAAAGACTGAAAAGGAAGCTACAGAAGAAGTAGTAGCATCTTTAGATAATATCGCTGGTCTTCTTGAAAATCAAAAAGATCCTGAACTCTTGAAACTTGCTTTTGAGATTGATAGAGTTTCTGATGTTATCGAAGGTAAAAAAGAAGCTGCTACTCTTGAATCAGATAGTGATGAAGCTTTCATGAGAAAGTTTTTTCATGCTGGTGCATTTGAGACTGATAAAGACGAGCCTTATATGAAAGAATTCAACACAGATACCAGTGATGAGCTTGCTCAGAAGTTTAAAAAGAATCAACTTGGTAAGGACGCATCAACGAAGCTCCCCTATCAAATCGTAAAATAAGGAAAGGATAAAAATCATGGCAGGTTTATATCCTAATCCATCGGGTGGGGCAGATACATATAAGGTTGGTGATCAAGTAAAGTGGTTCACCAGCGAAAAATCTATTTCTCCTTATGTAGGTGTCGTGACAGAAGTTTGTCCTGGTATCAATAAGGTATGGGTAGATTTTCCTATTGGTGGGAATCAACAAAAAGATCCTACTGAGCTTATCCTTATTACTCCTTTTACAGGCACTACTCCGGTTGATGAAGAAACAGGTTACAGTAGCTATGATAAAGCTGTCTCTAATGAGAATTACGGAACTCTCCGTGACGAAGTTAAGAAGATGGCTAAAGATGTGGCTGCTAAGGAAGCTTCTGAAAAAAGAATCTCTAAAATGGCTTCCAGTGTAGCAAATACTTTTGCTGATAGTGTTGTAAGCAAAGTAGCTGGGGATGTGATTTCGTGTATAAGTAAAGGTATGTCTGACATACAGGCATACCAGAATTTATACCCTAAGTATGAGAATATCTGTTCAGACGGTTTTATGAGATCAGCTATAAGTAAGATCTACAAAGCGAAATCATCGAGTGAGGAATCAGCATAATGGCAATGCTTAAGTTTGGACATGCTGCTGTAGTGAATAAGGTTGTCTGCCCAGGTAAATGGGTCGACAATGTTGTTCCTAAAGGTCGTTTAAAAGTAGCAAAAGAAGTAATAGCCCAGTTTGATCCTTCAAAATGGTTACTTTCTCATACCACGATTATGGCATCAGTAGATACTGATTTAGCCGATCCATCCAATCCTAAAAGTAACTATTTGATCAAACCTGATTACTCAATTTTTGTAAATAATAATGGTGATAGCTGGGAACGTAATCTTCTCAAGATAGCTTCAAAAAGTTTTCTTGGTGCAGATAACTTTTGTTTTGCTGCTGGTACCCGTGTACTTATGTCAGATGGTACCTATAAGCCTATTCAGGATATAAAAGAAGGTGATAGGGTAATAAATAGAAAAGGTGAGATAGGTAATGTCACAAAGACATTTAGACATAAAGCAAATAACTTAGTAGAGGTGTCTGGGTTAAATATCCTATCAAGAAATATGTTTGTTACTAAAGAACATCCTTTTTGGATATACCATGCCCGTGAAACTTGCCCAAAAACAGGGCGTCCTAATTTATTTGATAAAGAAGCAAATTTTTGTTTATTAGATACTTGGACAGGTTTTTCTGTTGGTGTACATAGATCTTCTGGTGAGGTTTTTCCAGAGGGCTTAACCCCAAATTGGGTAGAGGCTAATAGTATAAATCCTGATAGGGATTTTTTCACACACCCGGTATCCGCTGTAGAAATATCTAACAGTGAGATAAATGAGAATAGGGCAGAATTAATAGGGTGGTTTCTTGCTGAAGGTTTTTATGATAATAAAAATAAATCTTCAGATGAAGAATCTGGGGTGTCCTTTGCTCTTGGTAATGATGAAATTGATGTGGCGGAAAGACTTAAAGATCTATTAATTAAAGAATTTGGGGATACATTTAGAGCGGATTGTCTACCAAGGATATACGAGTCCCAGTCCGGATCTTATATGCTTTCTATTAGTAATGCTGATATAGCTAAATTTTTTAAGAAATGGTGCGGTAAATATTCTTGGGCAAAAAAAATGCCTGAAGAAGCAATGTGGTTACCAAAGAAGCTACAAGCCATTATACTTAAGTCTTGTCTTAATGGGGATGGGTGTGGTGAGTACATTTCAAGGGGATATTCTTTAGAATTAAAATCAAAAGATATCATACAGCAGTTTAATTGGGTATCTTGGCGTTTAGGTATGCTTCCTACATATAGGGAAGTTGGGGTCTTACCAAGGTATTCCGATTGTGAGATAGCAGATGGTTTTGAAATATTTACTGATCCTTTAACAGGAAAAAAATCGAGACCGGGTTATTTATTGAGATTCTCAACAAGAGATTCTAAAAAGTTAAATGATATAGTTGGATATGGGGATATAAAAATAGCAAGTAGACAATCTAAGAAAATAACCCATGCTTTTGAAAATGAAGAAGGAAAATGGATAGTATCTAAGATAAACTCGGTGAAAGAAAGTAATGTCTCTTGTGAAGTTTATAACATTGAAGTAGATAATGATAACTCATACATAGCTGAAGGGGTGGTGGTTCATAACTGTGAACATGTTCAGATCCCTGAATTATCAAAAGGAAAAATTATTGATGTAGCGTTAAGAGAAGTGCCTTTTGCAAAAGGAATTAATGGTGAAGACCTTATTACAATGTATGTTGATATTCTTATAGCTACAAACAAGAAGCATACTGATTTAGTGGAGAAGATTCAATCAGGGGAATACAGTGCTGTCAGTATGGGTTGTTTAATTCAATTTTCAATATGCACACAGTGTGGTCGTATTGCAGAAGATGAGTCACAATCCTGTAAACATGTAAAGTACTTTAAAGGTAATTATTTCTATGATAAAAATGGCGTAAAAAGAATAATTGCTGAACTCTGTGGTAGCTCTGATAAACCTGATAGTTGCAAGTTCATAGATGCTAGTTGGGTGCGTAAACCTGCTTTTGAGGGAGCTGTACTCTATAAGGTTTTACCAACTGGAGATAAAGATCTTTCTGAAAAATTTCAAAAGGCTGTTGCTATGCCTGGTTTTAAGTATATGCCTGGTATGTATCTAAAGTCTGCAGCATTAAAAGCTGCAACAGAATTGGTAAATGAGATTGAAGCTGCTGAAGGTGATGCTCCTCCTGCTGAACCTCCAAAAGATGATTTTAGTTTTCCAGAAGCTCCTCCTGAATCTGATAAACCTCTTGAAGTAGATACTCCTCCTACAGAGGGAGAGGCTCCTGCTGATTCCTTAGGTGCTCCTCCAGCAGAAGGTGCAGCACCTCCGGCAGAAGGTGGCGGTAGTTTGGATGGTGCTCCTGCAGCTCCTCCAGAGCCTCAGATAGAGGAACCAAAAGAGGATGCTACTGTCACAGAAGTTAAAGATATGGTAAAGAGGCAACTTTTAAATCAAATCCGAAGAGAGATCTTGAAGGAGCAAGCTAAACAACAAGGTGAAGATAGTCAGCGACCAAGTGAACTTGAGACTTCTACTAATGATAATTTAGTAGCTAAATCTGCTAGTTTTAATAAAGTTTTAGCCTCAGCAAAGAGCATAAAGAACGATCGTTTATATAATGGTCTTATGATTCTTTCTAGTATAAAAAATTGGAATCAGTTTAAAAAATATGGCTATAATCGTGATGATGTTTTAGGGATTTTGCATTTTATTGATAAAAGTACTTCAAATAATCCAGTGGGTGTAGATGCAGTTAAAACATTATCAAGAGTCAAAATTGGATCAAGAGGTATGGTGCCTTTTTTTACTGATATCATTGTGGAAATAGGGCGTAAACCGAGTCGTTACGAAAATAAAAAGTTAGCTTCATGGGCTAAGATTTTATCACACTTTGAATAATAAAAAATATTTAAATTAATAATCTATTAATATCCGTTTTTTATCTGAAAACTATTAGTTCTATAGAACTTCATAAATAAATTGACACAGGAGGACACGCATGTCTCGTATTCGATTAACTAACAGAACGGCTGCTGATATGAAATCAAAGCCTGGTACACAAGTAGAGGATAAAGGTTCTGGTATTGATAATGATGTTTATAACATGAATGATACCGGACATGAGAAAAATGATCCAAGTGTCAGTGAGTATGCAAAGGGTGATCCTTCAGCATGGGCAGAGGATGTTCATAAGGGTAATCCTGCAAAAGATGATCAGAAACGTGAAGATACAGGACATGCACCTCTTATCGATAAGCATGCTGCTACTGAAGCTATTGCAAATGCTCGTCGACTTGAAGAAAAAGCTGTTAAAGCTATCATTGCTTCACAGAGAATGCTTCCTGGTGCTACCGATGAAATTATCGAGAAGCAGGCTGGTATTCTGATGCATCTCCCTGAAGACGGTCTTAACGCAACTCTTGCTAATCAAGAAGGTCTTGCAAAAATGATTGCAAAAGCTGCTGCTGATTCTTCTGAAGATGAAAAAGATGAAGAAGGAAAAGAAGCTGCAGTAGAGGAAAAAGCTGCTGCAGATGATGAAGATGAAAAAGATGAAGAAAATGAAGAAGGAAAAGAAGCTGCAGTAGAGGAAAAAGCTGCTGCAGATGATGAAGATGAAAAAAAAGATGAAAAAGAAGATGAAAAAGAAGCTGCAGTAGAACCTACTCCTCAAGAAAAACTTGCTGCTCTTAAAAAACAAGCTGAAGAGCTTGAAGCTCAAATTAAGTCAGCTTCTGATGATGGTGGTGAGGATGATAAAGAGGATGACAAAAAGGATGACGAAAAAGATGATAAAGAAGCGTCAGAAGTTGAAGCTTCTGACGCAAGTCTTCTTGATCAGATTTTTATTGGTGTCATGCCTTCTCCAGTTAAGAAGGGTGCATCAAGTCTTAAAGGTATGGTTAAGAAAGAAGCTTCTACAAGCGGTACTGGTGAACTCTCAAATCTTTGGTCTTCAGCTCCAGATGTAAAAGACGTTTTCAATTAATAAGTATTAGACACTCTTCTGCAAAGGGGAGTGTTCTTGATAAAAAATTTATATAAGATTTTAACAATAATTTACCCGCCCTGCTGTTAGGGATTGGGTTTCATCTTAAAGTTGGAGGTTTAACATGTTTGGTGAAGGAAGTGGAATTGTTCCTGACAGAGGATTAAACATTCTCTATCGCGTGACAATGAATTCCCTCATGAATCTGACCGACGCTGGTCTCACAAGAGATAACTATGGTGCAAACGCTCAGGCTACAGCGAATACTCGTCTTAGTGCTGATACACCTAAAGGTATTCTTGCAGGTCAGATCGTTTGTGCAGGAACAGTGAGTGGCACAGTCGTTGCGTGTACTGGTACTAATGCAACCCCTTCAGTTCTTATTGGTCGCCCCCTTGGTGTAGCGATTAATAATGCTGTTGGTTATCCCTACGAATCAAGCTCAGGTGTTGCAAGTGGAAAGTGCCCATATCTTCATGGTAACGGTACTGTTATCTCAACAGATCTGTATGAGACTACTTCGCAGGCTGCTGCAGCAAACACATACTCACCTGGAGATTCTCTTTATTGCTCACAGAACGGTATGTTTGAGAATATTGCAAGTACAGCTGTTGCTGTTACTTCTTTTGTCGTAGGTATTGTCCTTGTTGCTCCGAGTGCTACTGATCCATTTATGGTTGTTCAGCTTACTATCTAATTGATAGATAGCCATGAAGTCAATCCATAGTATGATCTAATAAACACTTATGAATTTTTTTTAGGAGGAATTAAAATGGAGAATGGAACTATTTCCAATGAACTGAAACAACAGATCATTGGTGAGTACATCAAAACTGCTGCTGGTCGTGCGAAGCTTGCTGCTTCAATGATTCAGCCTCTACGTCTTCGTAGAGATTATACATCTGTTGCACGTAAGGCTTTCCTCGTAGAACAGCTCCCTGATGGTGCGCTGCCAATTTACGACAAAGACCCAAATGTGACAGCTTTTGTTGTTGGCGAAGAAGGTGAAAACATTTTGGCGATCACAAAACCTCGCCGTGTGATTTTCCCTCTTTTCGAAATTGCATCAAACCCTGAACTTCCATTGACTCAGATCAAAGAGCGTCGTTTTGACCTCATTGAGAGAGCACAAGATCTTGCAAAAGCACAGATTCAAGCTGCTGAAGATGCACGTGCATTTGATGTTATGGATGCTGTTTCTCAGTTTGGTTTTGATAACTTAGGAAGCGCATACGTTAACGCACAGGTTAATGCTGTTGCTCCTCTTACACCTTCAAATCTTATTGATGCTTTCGCACGTATTGAGACTCATGATCTTCGTGTTGCTCGTGTTTTCATGAATGCTCTGGATTTCGCAGACATCAGGAAATGGGGACGTGATGTTCTTGATATCGAGACTCAGGGAACATTGCTCAAGAGTGGTCTTCTTGCTACTGCTTGGGGTGCTCAATTCATCGTTAGCAGAAAAGTTTCTCCTGGATATGCATATGTTTGTGCAGAGCCAGAGTTCTTTGGTCGTATCCCTGTAAGAACTGAATTAACTGTTCTTAGTGCTGATGATCCTAAAGCAAGACGTATAGGGTTCTCAGTGTTCGAGAATCTCGGCATTGGATGTCACAATCCTCTCGCTATTACCAGAGTCAAGATTGCTCGTTAAATAGCATCTTAATTAGTTGGTTTTAAAGGGCGTGTGTTTTAAAACACATGCCCTTTTTATTTATATTGTTATTGTCTTAAGCATTAGAGTATATTGTCAATATACAGTGCATAGGATAAAAATAATGCCCTCATTTTTTACTGAAAAAAAAGGTACCGATCTTATACTTCATAATAAGTATGGGACTTTTTCTAAGGAAGAGATAAAGACTCATCTTATAAGCGGTACCTTAACTATTAAAGATCTTAGTATCGCTTATGGTCTGAAGTCCTACCAATTAGAGCATATTATTAAGTGCCTAGGTATAGTTTATAGGGCCCCACTTAACGACACCCGCATTAGTAATCCTATTATATCTTCTCATATGCACCAGATGCTTATTGGGACATTATTAGGGGATGCTAGTATGTCGGAACCAAAATACTACCGAGTAACACATGGTATGGGTCAGTTACCATATACTTACCACATTGCGGAATGCTTAGACTCTTATGTTTCTTCCATCCACTACAAAAAAGAGGTTAATGCCATTGAAGTATACACAAATAGACATGACAATCTTATCCCATACTTTGAGAGATTTTATTCTCATGGTAAGCATAAGAAATATATGTTTGAGGATATAATAGCGGATATAGATCCTGAAGGATTAGCTTTTTGGTATATGGATGATGGAAAGTACAGTGAATATGGGGCATACTTATGCGTAGGAAATGTTACAAAAGAAGAGGGAAATAATTTACGAGATACTTTGGAAAATAAATTTAGTTTGAAGACTACACTGCAGAATCATGATATAAAAAAGGGTTATTATAATATCTACATTAAGTCTGAGAGTAGGGATCATTTTTACAACCTTATAGATCCTTATATAATACCTTCCATGAGATATAAAATTACTGGGGATAAGGTTCCTGATAGGTATACAGTAAAAGATATTGTATCATATCATTTGGATTTATGTAATAAACTTAAGATACCAGTAAGATTTTCGGGGGATTCTTTTGTTGAAGACAGAGTAAATTTGGGGTGCCCGATAAAAGATTCTAAAGAATTATACATAGAAGGAATAAAAAATAAATTAAAAGAAGGTAGTTTAAAGACAAAGATAAATATTAGGAAAATGCCCCTGGAGGATGTTCTTAAGGAGCATTTTAAGAGTGGTATGACAGATGTAGAAATTGGTGAAAAGTACGGCTTTGGGAGAAATACTATAGCGGGTATACGTAGGTCATTAGGTATTGAGCCTAAGAGAAAGCGTGTTATGGTGGATTCATTAAAATTCCCTTGTATGTCTGTAAAGTTAGTAGATGCATCTAAGGTGCAAAGTAATGGGTATAATCCTAATAAAGTAGCAGCTCCTGAAATGGAATTACTTATACACAGCATAGAAGAAGATGGTGTTACCCAGCCTATAGTAGTTTATCATGATCCTGAGCAGGATAAATTTATAGTCATTGATGGCTTTCACAGGTATACTGTATTGATAAATCATTTTAAATGTAGTAAAGTTCCTGTTGTTGTTCTTGATAAATCCATAAAAGATAGAATGGCTTCGACTATTCGTCATAACAGAGCTCGTGGAAGGCATCAGGTGGATTTGATGGGGGTTATTGTTAAAGATCTATATGAGCAAGGCTGGTCAGATGAACAAATAGCCAATCATTTAGGTATGGAAGGTGAAGAGTTGTTAAGATTACGTCAGCAAATTGGTTGTGCAAAAATATTGGCTAATAATGAGTATAGTAAATCCTGGGAGGTATATAGTGAAGGGTAGGGTAATCTTAACTGACGATCTTAACTATGAACTTGATAAGATTAATAAGTATTCCGAGGGTTATGGACGTAAATTTTATGTTTATGGTAAAAAGTGCCCTAATATAGATATTATAAAAGATAGTTTACCTGACTATACTTTTTTACCTTTAGAAAAAACTATGGATCCTGTAAATATACCAATGTTTATGGATAACTCAGAAAATGATTTTTTTGTATTAAAGTACCCTAGATTAAACGATATAATGGACCGTAACATTGATATGCATCAAACTGTTCTTAAGGGGTATAAATTAGTAGTTGAGGAGCATCCTTTTTTAACAAAAAGGGATGTTTATTGGTGTTATTTTCTCTGGAGTTTTTTTGATAAAAGTTTATTAGGGTATCCCCATTGTTATGCTTTTCAGGGGGCTAAAGTTATTGGGGACGTAAATCCATATGATTGTTCCATGCTTGCTAAGAAAGTGGCAGTAGCTACTGATACTTCTCTGCAGGAGGTATTTCATGATGATATTATCGTGAAAAGAATAGAATTATCCGAAGAGATAAAAAAGGATTATCAGGTATATAAGGAGCAGTTATTTGAGACAGAGGGTAGCCCTATTATTTTAACCAGAAAATTGAAAAAATTTATTAATGATAGGGTACCGGATCTTAAAAAAGGATTTAATTCTTCATACCTTTTTAGAGTATATGATCAATATAAATCTGGTGAGCGGACATTAGTAGTGTCTGATGCAAAAGTGGATGATTTATTAGAGAAGGAATTTTTCAAATATATAAATAATGTAAATGAGTTTGTAAGGACTTTACTGGATGCTACCAGAACTTAAACGGGTATACCTTGAAGAAAATGTATTCCATAAAGCTCAGGAGAGGGTTTCGATAGTATTTGATAGTTTTAAAGATATCATAGTTTCTATTAGTAGTGGTAAAGATAGTACAACATTGTATTGGCTTGTTGTAAGGGAAGCGGAAAGAAGAAATAGGAGAGTAAAAGTATTTTTTCTTGATCAAGAGGCTGAATATCAAAGTAGTGTAGATCTTATAAGAAGAATGATGAGTCATGATCTTGTAGATCCTTTGTGGTATCAGGTTCCATTGTATATGACTAACACTACATCTTATAGAGAGTGTATGTTTTATGCTTGGGATGAGGGGGAGATTTGGGTAAGGGATAAGGATCCTTTGGCTATACATTCAATTGACATTAGTTATCCAAGTAGGTTTTATGGTTTTTTTAAATGGATGGAGAAGAGTAATCCTGACACAGCATTTTTTATAGGGTTACGGGCGGAGGAGAGTTTAAACAGGCTTAGGTCAGTTATCAAGAATCCAGGGTGGAAGGATATTAATTGGAGTACCAAAACTACAGGTAGAAATACTTATAGATTTTATCCTCTTTATGATTGGGGAGTAGGAGACGTTTGGAAATACATAGCGGATAATGATCTTCCCTATAATGCCGTGTATGATAAGATGTATCGATCAAATAAAAATTTTTATAAGACTATGCGGGTGAGTAATCTTATACACGAGAAGAGTTTCAAGATTTTAGGTGATCTTCAAGTATATGAGCCTGATACATTTAGTAAGCTGGTAAAAAGAATATCTGGTATTCATGTCGCGTCTATATACGCGGGTGAGGATAGTGTTTTTAGTACTAGTAAATTACCTGAAAAATTTAAGACTTGGTATGAATTTAGGGAGTATCTATTAAGTACTTCTCCTATGGATAAGAGGGATAAGTTTATAGATAGATTCAAGACACAGCCCCAAGATGAGAGTGCTTGTAGAAGGCAGGTACGACAGCTACTTTTAAATGATTATGAGAATAATTTAGAGGTAAGTTTTAGTCCTAATAAGAAAGATAAGTCTATATTAAAAGATCTTTGGGATAAAGTTTAAGCTTGATCAGAATAATAAGATATTCAATAAGAGCTTCAGGTAATTATCTCAGTTATTCTTCTAATTAGATAGTATAGCTACCTTTGCGTTGTTTCCGAAACCGTTCGATCCAGTCTCATAACTATGGTGTCCCATGAACTCACCATTATCTTTAGCATTGTCCCATGTGCAGACATTTGTTGCACTTCTCTTAAGGATGCCCATTTGACGGTCGGTGATACAGAAATCATATTCTTCAAATCCTCGTTCTTGTATCATTTTGATGAGATCTTTTCCTAACATACAGACTCTCCTTATTTTAAATTTCTGAGATGTTCTTTTTATTGTGCTCTTGATAATACCGCATATACTTGTTCGTGCTGTCCCCGACTTCATAGCAGTCACATGGCGCATAAAATCCAATACTCACGCCTTTCAAATTATACCAACATTTTAATTTGTCCTTATAGGCTTTGTGATTACGGGAAGACTTAGAAACAATTACCTGGTTTTCCATGTCAGGTGTACAGGAAGCTATTACGATAAGAGATAATAGAGCGACAAGGATATTTTTCATGGTGACCTTCTCAAGGGTTATAGGTTAAATGTCCGTGGTATTCTTTCGAATTTTTACATTTTCCGGATACACATATAAGATGAGCTTGTATTCTTTTTTATTTTTAAAGAAATATAAGCTTCTATCAAAGAAGGTACCTTCTCTGAGTTCTAAAATAGTTTCAAAAGGGGTTCCGGGTTGTTTCATATACATGATATGAAAAGTCATTGAATCTTTAGTTACTTTGTAAAAATCGATTTTTTTAAAAGAAAAAACTTCATCTGCTTCTATTGAGTCTCCGTTAAGTACTATTTGATTAGTTTCAATTCTTCCTATATTAGTAGGTTCACATTCTTTAATATATACGCCAAGTTCCATATTAGCCCCACCTTTAAAAAATATTGGACCGGTAAAGGCTTTATTCATTTTGGTCACTGAATCGACTAACTCATAACTGTCATACATATCAAAGATATTATTGCCTAAGCAGATGATTGCTGAACTAAGTATCATGATAAAAATTTTTATATTCATAGTATCTCCCTACTATTATTATACTCGAATAAAACGGGATCTACAATAAGATACTAGTATTATTATTTATTCTTAAAATTTATAATAAAAATAAAGTTTTTAACCTGCAGCTTCTTTAGCAGCTTTCCATTTATGATCATTAACATTTGAAGATTTAGAAGTATTTTTTTCATTGGCTATCTTCGTATTATAAGATGCAGTATTCATTCCAGCTTCTTTAGCGAGTTTTTTAGCATCACTCCAGGAATCAACTTCCATCCCAGCAACGTTAGGTTTAAGACTAGGACCCGAACCATACCGCTCAATTTGTCGCATTTCAAGATTAGAATTTTGTTTCATTTTATCACGGCTTATCTTATGTGTTTGAGCTTCAGTCCATTGTTTAAAGATAAATCCAGAAGTATTGCGAGATATAAGACGTTCCATCTTTATCCCTTTTTCACATCTTTGACATAAGATAATTGGTTCTTCTTTAATAGAGTGTGCTACTTCTTTTATAAAACCACACTCCCTACATTGATAATCATAAGTGGGCATAAGTCATCTCCTATATAATTTTTATATTAATAATAATTTCAATTTAAGAGTTTCATGCTGATTTAAAAATAAGATTCCATTTTCTTTTACCGAAGGAAGATATTTTAAATAAGCTGTGCGAAAACGTCCGATACCTTGATATACATAATCAAAGGTAACTTCATCCGGAAATTCTAGCACAATTCTTTTAATCGTAGCTGGATTGGCAAAGATGACTCCTACGATGTCATCTTGAAGTTCTATATAATAAAAAGCACACTCTACTGCTTTTTTGAATAAATTCTTATCGAATTCCATAACATATGTAGGTAACTCATACATAGAAAATCCATATTATATAATATTTTTATTTTATTGCTGGTTGAACCGTCAATGGTGTCTTAATCTTATCTGGTCGTTTCATTTTACTTGGACTCTTTACTTTCTTAGCTGGAGTCTGATAATTAAGTGTAATAGGTTTCTTAGTTTCTTCCTCTTCGACATCTTCAGGAGGTTTTGTACCTGGTATATCAATCTTACCTGTACCTGTTGATTCATCCTCATTTTCAGGAATTGATTGGGGTTTAGAGTCATTATCCGGTTGAACAATATCTGCCATCATATCATAACCCTCATCTATAAGTCTCTTAGAAATATGTTCTCCTTGTTTACGCTTTAAATATGCTTCTTCAATGAGAATGAAGAACACTCTTTCAGGATACATAGCAAATTCTTTTAAAGACTTTAACTTTTGTTCATCAGTTCTCGGGAACCAAGTATTATTAAACCAATCAATGACTGCGGGAGTAACACTTTCACGATTAAAATAAGCAGGTACTTTTGGATAGCTACTAGTCAGTCTCTTCTTAACCTCATCTTCAGTAAAAGGAAATTTCATAAGATCTTTCCATACATCCTTATTCATAATCTTAGATGGAGGAGAAGTAACCGGATATTTTTTATAATGTACTTCTATAGGAGTATTTTTTATCTCATCAAAAACTGCAAGTATATGCTTGCATACCCTGGAATTTAATCCTCTTCCAGGATTTTTTTTGCCTTTAGGATATCTTGGACTCACTGAAATAGTATACTGATTCTGAGAACGTGGGCCTATTAAATCAGGTTTAAAAGCTGGCATATACATATAACCATCCTGAACAGCATAATACTGAGCACCACTAAAAAGGAAAGATTTACAAGTACAGCCTATATGTACCGGATAATCTACATACTTAGGCGCAGGTTTATTATCATCTCTTAAAAATTGCATATAAACATTATGAGGACCCTCTTTCGATCCTGGAGATGATACCCTGAAAGTAAATAATCCTCTTTCATACTGATTGGGATTATTCTTATTAGCCCATATAACTTGACATCTATCAGCACGTTGCATTTTTAAATCATTTTTATAATGAAAATCTTTTGCAATGATTTCATCTAAAGTAGCTGCTACTTTAGTTCTCATCATAAAATCAAAAAAATCATCACTAGAAATAACAATTCGTGAAAGCAAATCTATAGGAACTGTTTGTGCAGAATACTTATTAGTAAGACTCATAGCAGGACGTTGCTCCTGCTCATCTTCAGTCCAATCCTCTTCCCTTACATCCCACCACTCATGAAGACTATGCCCCTCTCCATAATTATCGGGTCTATTAATCGTAACTATATTCGAGGGATAAATAGGTTCACTTACAAATGGTGGAGAATCATCCTGATCCTTAGGACTATTAGAAGGGCAATCTTTATTATATGGATTAGTAGTATGAAAAGACGGATTTAACTCCGTCTTTCCTTTAAGCATATCATAAACAGGATTATCAGGGTCAGCAGCTATACCTTTAACTTTTTCCTCAACATATTCCATCCAAGTCTTTTTATCTATAGGACGAAGAGCATCTTGAGGATCCGCATAATATCGTGCTATAACATTTCTGACCATCTGATTCATTCTTTATATATCCGATAAAAGATTATTAAGATCGACATCATCATCAACTGCAATAACACCCGTATCAACCGAAGAATCCTCAACTATTTCTACATCTTCATTAAGAATACTAGGATCGATCATATCGAGAGGAGTTTGTTCACTACTACTGATAGTTACCCCTGGTTCTTCAAAATCACTGTTAGATGAAAATTGAACCTCACCAACATCCATATCTCCCGAAGCACCTATGGTCACTTTAGAAACAATACCATCTGTAGATTCTACGCGAGAAGCATCAGCACGTTTCACTTTACTTATTACTATAGCTTCTTGACCATCAGAATCTACCACAGGACCCTTAATTACTGTAGGAGCTGTAGATAAAGGTCTTTTTGCTACAGAAGCTTTCTTTGCTACAGAAGCTTTCTTTGCTGCAACTTTTTTAGTTGGAGCTTTTTTAGTTGGAGCTTTTTTAGTTGGAGCTTTTTTAGTCGAAGATTTTTTAGCTGGAGTTTTATTACTTTCAATCTGTGCCTGAGTACTTGATCCAACATCAGTCGTTTGAGTAGCAGGATAAGATGCTTCACCGACATCAATTTCATTCTCAAATACTTCAGTCTTTGCAGCAGTCTTTACTACAGGAGTTTTATTAGTAGAAACTTTACGAACCTCAACACCTGAAGCTTCATAGTCAATTTTTAACTTTTTTCTTTCAGTAGTCTCTGCTTTTTTACCTGAATAATTTGTCTTTTTAGCTATATCGCCTTCCGGAAAAAGCACTGTTCTTTTTACTTTCTTAGTGTCACCCATTTCTACACTATTTTTATTTGTAGTACCTTCATCAACAGCTCTGACTTTTCTTACGATATTGTTTTCTTCGTGGATAATAGTAACTTCTTTTTTGATATCATCTAGATTACTGGTAACTTCTCTCTTACCATTAACAAGTTTAGTAGGAGGAGTCCGTTCATAACTCTTTAATAATGTCTCTACTGAATCGCTTGGGGGATTTATGATACCAACATCAGGATCAGAAGTATAATCACTGTGCTCAATAACTTTTCCTGCAGTAGCATTCCGAGGAGGACGTGCAAGTCTTTTTGAAGGCAGTACTTTAATCTCAGCAACTTTTTTACCTATAGGAATAATCCACTCACCTATAACTTTAGATAATGAACGTGCAGCTCCACTCTCACCACGAAAAGTTACATTTAAACCATCAAACTTCAAAAAGTCACCACGTTTTACATAAGTAACATTTTTCCCATCACCAAGATTTAAAGAAAAATCTTGAATCGCCTTATACTCTTTCAACGCTAACATATTTTCATCTCCTTATGAATGTTATTAGGATATAATTTATATATTATTTACCAAGATTTAACTTGGTTTCATTCTTGTCACTACCAGAAAACACTATATCATCAGATTTAAAAATTTTTCCCTTAAAGGATTCATCACCTATAAGATTATTTATAGAATCTTTTTTAGCATAAAGAATCGTTACATGAGGCTCATAAGTAGCAAAATCATTAGTATTTTCAATTTTATCAGAAATCTCATAATGAAGTTTCTCTAATTCAGAAGATTCTACCTCTATTTTAAGAACATCATAGTTATTATCATTCTTAAAAGCATTTATGAGCCCTAATCTTATTTCAAAAGGTTTGACCTTTGAAAGTAGTTTAGCTGTTTTATCCGGATCATTACTTGTTATTCCATAAAACAATGTAACATGTATAGTATCTTCTCTACCTTGAGAATCTTCTTCAGTATAGAGCTTATCATCTTGTACATTTTTTCTTCCCCATTCCATTATCTCTTTAGAAAGGTTCTCAGGAAGATTAATCATAACACAAGACCTACTATAAGTAGCACCCTTTTTAGCTACACGAGCCATCGCTAACTCAGGCTTATTAACTCTTATATCTTTATATGTATTAGTCCTATCGTTATAAGTAAAAAGAATAGACTCAGGATCACGATTTCTATATTGTTTTTCTATTTTATCCTTAGTGTAGAGTCTTAAAAAATCAAGTATTTTTTTATCTTGACCAAGATCATTTATATTAAATTCCTGTAAAATAGTAGTATTATTCCGGAACTTAGGTATCTTAATAGTCTCACCATTTAAAATATCTTGTACCACTTTATAAATAGAATCAATATCGAGCTTTTCAAAACGAAGATCAATACCAGAATAATCTCCTTTTACCATAGGAGTATCTAAATAAGGTACAGATTCTTTTAAAAGATCCTCCGCACATTTTCTTATTTTTGATCCTATATCTTCCAATTTAATCTTCCTTATTTTATTTAAAAACTTTTTTAGATCTTTAATGGTACTAAAAGTCTTAATAAGATTATCTCTTCTACCTATAAGATCAAGAAATTCTTTCTCCCGAGCAGATTGTTCACCACCCCTATAAAAAATAACATAATCTGAATTTACTATACCAGCTAACTCTTTATGTGTATTTGTCTCCGGATCATATTTTTTATCAAAAGGATCTAATAGAAATAAATCTTCTCCAAACTCATCCTCAATCTCTTTACGCCAATCATTATCCTTACAACTCCCCCCAAGAAAAACAACAGGTATCCCTGATTTAGGAGCTTCAATTATCTCCTTTTTAGATAATGCTGATGTAATTGATCGAATCATATTTCAAGTAATTTTTCTGATGTTTCCCTAATAAGATCTGAAGCACACTTTTTCTTCTTTTTACTACGACTCTCCCACATTCCTATACACTGGGCAACGCCTTGTGGTTGAGATTTTCCCTCAACTTTAACTACCTGGTGCATACATGCATCCATAAAATCTTGCTTATCCGAGAATTTATTAGGATCTGGCATACGTTTCTCCATTATTTAACAGGCATTTTACTATCAGGAAAACTCCCAACAGTTTTTTTATTTTCTGAAAAACTCTGTACAGACTTCATACCAAGTACCCCTGCAATAAGCATAGCTTCAGGAGCACCTATAGAAACAAAAGCTCCTCCAGCTATCATTGAAATTACATTATGAGCTATGAAAACTAATATTATAGGTACTACAACAAGAAAAGTAGATACGCGCATCATACTAGTCTTACCATCAGGACCCCTAAACAAACCACTCATAAGACCTCCAATTTAAGATATTTTTTTTAATTCAGAATTTGTAGCTTTACCAACATCACGAACAATTTTTACAGTTTTCTTTACCGCTTCATCTTCTGACAAATTACTCGAATCTATTTTATCTTTTTGTTTATCAAATTTTTTCACTAAATCAATAATCTTATCATGCACACTTATGAGTTTTTTTACTTCTTTACCAAAATCTTTAGGAGAGCTGCTATCTTCATAAATCTCTTCTATACTCGGAATAGTATGCTCTTCCTTTACATCTCCAGCTACTTTGTTAAAATTTTCAATAACAGTATTAAGTTTGTTAACTAAAATTGAGTACCCTAATTTATCAAGTCTATTTATGATATAAGAGAGCTTTTCTCTTATAATATTAGATTTATTTCTTGCCCGGACAATAAGAGGTTTTATAAAAGTTTTGATCTGTGGAGTACCTCTTTCATAAAATTCTTTTAATCTTTCTTCAGTCATTATACCCTGATCAATTTGTTTTTCAATTTCTTCCTGAGATACTTGCCTACCACCATCCCAAAACACCAAAGTTTCTTTTCCTGTAACCGGATCAAGCTGAATAACCGGATCTCCCTTTTTAGCAAAAGGTACAGTAGGATCAGTTACTTTTTTATCAGTAACATTTTTTTCACCATGAAGAGGAGCATGTCTGTAAGGTACCTTTTCTAAAGGAAGCCCTGATAGCATAGCTTCTTTTACAGAGGTAATTTCTGATGCGCTTTTATCTAAACCTTTTAAATTAAGGATGTTTACAATATTATTAAATCGATCCACATAACTCATCTTTTCCACCTTTAAGTATATTTCCTAAGGAGTTTATCAAAATATGCTATTTTGTTCTTTGGTAAATAACTTTTAGCTCCTCCCACATAATAGGAAAAACTATCTGCCCAATCATCCCATGGATTTCTTTTTGCATAGAATCGAGTGAACTCAGCATTCGGAGAATAATAATATTCTCCTACTAATTCTGGAGTGCTTTTTTCTTTTATATGTATTCTTTTTAAACCAGGTTTTGGATACTTAGACCAACCCGAGAGATTCAACCATTCTTCTTCTAAAGAAAGATCTTTATCTTTTCCCTGAGACTCATCCCATCCATGACCTAATTCATGATAAAGAGTTTGATCAAATTTGTTAAGAATAGCTCCATTATTTTTATCTACTATAATACTTGGATCTTTTAATAGTTGATTATTTAAGACTAAAGTATCATTGATATATTTACCATGATTTGGAAAATATTCTTTAGAAGGACCAAGATCCTCAAATGACAAAGATTTTATCCCACACATTCTTACTAATTCAGGATTCAACCTTTGAATACTTCCATATAAACTTTGAAGGCATTCCGGAGAAATACTCTTATCAACTTCAAATCCGTAAATATCATTCAAAGCAGAAAATACATCAGATTTACGACTATACTCTTCTAAGTCAGATGCTACTCTTCTTAAACGAGTAATAAGTTCAACGGGAGTATGTTTTAATACCATCATTACATTAAAAAAAATATTAATTCATTATTATTATCTTCTAATTATCTTCTAATTATCTTTTAATATCAAAATATTGTTGTGGAGTATACCTTATTTTTTTAGGAGATATATATGGATTATAAAAAAATTGTTGCACATCTTGACAGAATTGCTAATGTAGTAGAATCTCGTGGACTAATACAAGAGGCTGCTTCTATTGATGCTGTTTCAGATACTATTGAAGCTATGGCTGGGGTTCCTAATATTGATGTAAAAAAGATTCCCTGGAATATCATACAAAAAGCAAGACAAGAAGGTGTAGATCTGACTGATGAGAGTGTGGTACTTAAGCTTATACAGCAGGGGATATCTCAGGGAATTCGTCCTAGTGGGTCTTCTATAGAAGCATCTCAAGAAGCAGAAGCTGCTGCAATGTCTAAGGCATTAGGAGCATTAGCTCTGACTTTGATGGGTATTTTTCCAGCTGCTGCTCAACAATTTGAAAGAGGTTGGACAAAGATGGATCCTACAGAAATAAGTGATCCTGCAACAGCTAAAGCTCAACAATATCGTGATACACAAAAAGAGATCAATAAAGAAGTTTATAATATGGGGATAAAGCAAAGTCCAAAGACTCCTGCAGATTCATTAGCTCTTTTAGAAACAACAAAGAGAAATCCACAAGTGGTAGAATATAGTGATGCTTTTGGTAATAAAGCTACTTTAGTGACTTATCAAGATGGTAGTGTTGAATATACTGGAGATATCCTTGTAGGTGGAGTAAGTCAAAGACAACTTTGGGAAAACAAAGGTGTGAAATTAAAACCTGGTCCTTACGCTAATAAAGAGGGTAGGGTAGATCAAAATACTCCTGTGGAAGCAGCTCCTGCATCGGGAGCTCCTGCAACAGGAGCTTCAGCACGTAGTTAAAAAATTGTTGTTTAATTGGTTCCTTCGTTTGGTGTTCATGTGGTGTGTGATGGGATATGGGATTGAGTGTAAAAACTCAATCCCATTATTTTATCCGAATAATAATCTCTTAATATATTTTATAAAGGTAAGTATGCTATACTTATCCTTTTTTGTTTTTAGGAGAAATATATGGAGAGAGTAAATTTTCATCTTACTGATGGAGAGTTACATGGTCTTAAGGTTATTTCGGAAGTAACGGGTGTTCCTCGTGCTGAAATCATAAGACGGGCGATTGATGATTATATCAATCGGAAAAAGTTTGAAGGTTGTACAGGGCTTGAATCGATAAGAGAGGTGTATGCATGACAAAGAGCGTACACTTGTTAGGTTTAAATATTATTGTAGGTCCTGATGATAAGGATGTTCTTGAAAGATGTCTTAAGAGTTGTGTAGGGGATTTATTTGATGAGATAGTAATCACTTTAAGTATGCCTAAGGATGATCCTGAGATAAGAGTTATGGCAGAAAGTTATGGTGCAAAAACTTTTTTCTTTAAATGGGTTGATGATTTTAGTGCTGCCAGGAATTTCTCATTTAGTAATAATACTTCTCAGTATATTTTATGGTTGGATTCTGATGATATTATAAAACCTCCGGAGTATCAAAAACTTTTAAAGTTAAAGCCTCAATTAATTAACTTGGATATTGTGATTATGAATTACGTTTATAGTCATGATGATAAAGATAATCCAATTATGATATTACCTCGGGAAAGGATCGTAAAAAATTGTGATCATATTAAATGGCATGATCCTATTCATGAATATATGAATCTTGATGTTCCTCAGGATAGACTTAAGAGAGTGGATATTAATATTGATCATTATAGGATCAAATCTCACAATCCTGCTCGAAACATAGAAGCCCTTAAAAAAGTGTATGAATCTGGGAGTTGTTCTGAAAGAATAAAATTTTATTACGGTAAAGAGCTGGCTGATTTTGGTAGCTGGGATAAAGCCGTATCAGTTCTTGATCCTTACATAAAGAAGGGTGCTGATTTTGCAGATAATCTTACTACTGCTTGTATAAAACTTGCTCGATATTATACGGAGAAAAAAGATTTTTTTTCTGCAAAAAACTATGCATTAAAAGGTATTCGATTTAATAGTAGATATGCTGAAAATTATGTCATTCTTGGTAGTGTCTTTGAGAATGATGGTGATCATGATACTGCTGTCTCATATTATAAAGAGGCTCTTACAAAGAATCTCGATGGTGGTATGTCTCAGATTGTGGATTATTATGGTTTCATACCTGCAGCTAAATTAGCCCTTATTTATTATAATCAAAAAGATTATGAAAAAAGTATGGAGTATTGTAGTCTTGCCCTAAAACATAAACCTGATAATAAGCAAATGGTCGAGCTTTGTAAAATGATTACTAATGAGGAAGAGCGTTTATCTAAAGGGATGACTTTGAAAGAAGAAGATATCCCAAAGATAAAAGAAATACTAGAAAAAAATGATTTCAGTATGAGTATCTTAAAGAATAATTTTGATTTTTGTGATTTACGCTTGAAAAAAATACGGAATCTTAAAGTAATGTGGCTTGTTCCTACGATAGATTCATCTAATCCTTCTATTCGATTACGTAGATTGAATGTATGCGATCAAATGGTCGAGATGGGTATAGATAGTACTATACTTACCACTTATTATGGTAAAAATATTTTTGATTTGAGAAATACTATTGATGATACTACCATAGTAATCTTTACTCAATTTAGTAAAGAAGATCTTGAATTGATGAAACATTTAAAATCCGTTGGTATAAAATGTGTCTTTGATCATTGTGAAGCAATTTTCAACTATCCATTCGAAAATGAGTGTATGGGTGAAGCGGATCTTATTACTTGCTGTTCTACTAAGTTGGAAGAAATCACTAATGAACATGGTTTTATGCGCACAGTAGTTCTTAAGGATGCTGTAGAAAATATTAAATTTAAAGTAGATCATCAATATAAGAGGGACTGGGAATAGTGCCTGCAATAAAAAATTTAGTAGGAAATAGATTTGGGAGACTATTAGTTGTTGAAAGAATTATAAAATATGGTAGAGCTTATTATGTCTGTTTGTGCGATTGTGGCAATATAAAAGAAATATGTGGGACATCCCTCACATGTAAAGTTACTTATAGTTGTGGGTGTTATAGGTTAGATAGGGTAAGAAAAGCTACAGTTACTCATGGGATGACAGGATCTACAGAACTTAAAGCATGGTATCATATGCACGAAAGGTGTTATAATAAAAATAATAAAAAGTATAAATATTACGGTGAAAGAGGAATAATAATATGTGATATGTGGCATAAGGATAACATTAATGGTTTTACCAACTTTATAAATGATATGGGGAAAAAACCCTCTAAAAAGCATACTATTCATAGAATAGATAATGATAAGGATATTACTCTCCAGATAATTGTAAATGGGCGGATTATATAGAACAGAATAACTGCAGGAGTAATTCCATAAAGATTAATATTAATGGTTATATCTATAGTAAGAATAATGCCGCTATTCTTCTTGAAGTCAGTGTGGGTACTATAGAAAGGCTTCAAAGAGAGGGTTACACTATGGAGAGTATTATTCTTTATATTATGAGTGGTAAACGAAGAAAAAGAAATAAAAATATATTAATAAAAGAGATATAACATGAATAAATTAAAAGCTGGATTTTTTGGTATGGGAGGAAATTCGTGGCTTATTAGTGATTGGCTACGGGATGCTATAGAGAGTGCAGGTTATGAGATTATTTTATGCACTGAATGGGATAACGCTACACACCCCTGGACCTTGGATAATTGGTCAGATGTAATGAATGAGTGTGATGTAGTACTTTGTCCACAACGAGTAGATGTTCAACCGGCAAAGAGTTCGGTAAAGGCGACTACTGCTATGGCTCTTGGATTACCGGTTATTTGTTCTCCTCTACAAGCTTATAAAGAAATTGTTGTGGATGGTGAGAATGGATTTATCTGTGAGACACAGGAAGATTGGCGTAAAGCTCTTATAAAACTTAAAGATAGTAATCTAAGGAAAAAAATTGGTGAAGCGGGTAAGAAATCTGTGGAGGGATATAGTATTTCTGCAATCACTAAACAGTATCAAGAGGTTTTCACAAATCTCATAAATGACCAACTTGTATTTAAAAGTCCTCCAGAAAAAATAGATGTAAAGAATCGATCGATAGTAGATATTATTATTACCAGTTATAATAATGTTGAATATCTTAAGATGTGTATTTCTTCAATACTCATGAATACTCTTTATCCATTTCATATTATTATTTCTGATGGAGGGAGTAATGAGGAAACCTGGGAGTACCTTAACACTTTAAAGGGTATAACTGTATTAGGGGATACAAAGATAAGACTGTCCTTTTCAGAGACGTGTAATGCGGGTATTAATGCTTCTAATACAAAATTATTTGTTATCCTGAATTCAGATGTTATCGTTTCTAAGTACTGGTTGACTAATCTCGTTAAGAAAATGGAAAGTGTTAATAGATTGGCATCATGTGGTGTACTTAGTAATTGTGACCGTGGATGGTTACACGGTGCTCCTAACAAACCTTCATATCCAATGCTCTTAGAGAAATCTAATATCGATCTTCATCCTGCTATGAAAATTGATGAGATAAAACCTCATGTAGATGAACTTTATAAGTTTATGGAGGAATCTAATAAAAAGAATAAAGATGTTTTTGTAAAACAAGAATGGATAGCAGCTTATGCTACTATTTTTGCTCGGTGTGCGGTTAATGAGGTAGGGTTGTTTGATCCTATCTATAAGAATGGTTGTGAGGATTTCGATCTTATGATGCGACTGAGTAGATTTGGGTATGCGTGTGGTCAAGCTATAGATTCTTTTGTTTTTCACTTTGGAGGTGTGAGTCGGGGAGCTTATCAATTAGAGAATTTGGAATCTTATAGAAAAGAAGATGTCACGAATCATACGATCATGAAGAAAAAATGGGAAAAGAAACGAGTAGTCATATGGACTGGTCCTGCATGGGAACCCTGGAACAAAGCTAAAGTTGATGAGGGTATGGCTGGATCAGAAACATGGGCATCATATCTTGCTATAGAGTTCGTTAAATTGGGTTTTAGGACAACAATTTATAACGATCTCTTGATAGATGATAAAGAAGGTATGCTTCTTGATCCTGTTCTTGATGATAATGGTAATAAAATCGGGGATGTCATATATCGGGATTATAAGAATATTCAAAATGATATTCAATATGATGTCATAGATTTTTTCATAGTTTCTCGTTCTACTGAACCATTGAAGATGAATATTCATTCACTTCTTAATTTTGTGATGATACATGACATTTGGTTGTCAGGGGATAAAAACTATGATACTATGACTTGGCGGGTAGATAAATATGCTTATTTATCTGAATGGCATAAAAGATTTATTATGAATCACCATGGGATTATTAGTGATAAGATGTTTCTTACGGCAAATGGTCAAGATTTTAGTTTATATGAGGATGTCGATACGTATAAAAAGAAAAATCAATCGGTGTATTCTTCAAGTCCCGATCGAGGTCTTTATCAGTTATTGCAAATAATGCCTCGGATACGAAAAGAGATTCCTGATTTTGAGCTTGTGGTAGCTTATGGATTTTTTAATTGGGAGTCTATGGCTCGTAAAAGAGGAGATCAGGAGTCTTTGAAATTTATTTCAGAGATTAAAGAACTTATGAATCAGCCTGGTGTAAAATATGCTGATAGGGTGAGTAAGAAACAGTTAGCCGAGTATGAGAAAGAATCTAAAGTGTGGTTGTATCCTACTTGGTTCAGTGAAACGTTCTGCTGCCTTCCTGGTACACAAATTAATTCTGTTAATGGAGACCTTTCTATAGAGTCTATTAATTTAGGTACAAAAGTGCTAACACACACGGGAAACATTAAACCTGTTACGCATGTTTTTGTAAGAGATATTGATGAGGACATTAACAATATCAATGTTAAATATCTTATGGATCCCCTTAAGATAACAAGTAATCATAGTATCTTGGTATTACCTAAGAATTCTGAATCATTACATTGTGTAAGAATGCAACAAACTCCATGTACTAAGAGAGCTCTAAAATGTGATTCTAATTTTAAGTACCATAAAGAGTATAGGACTAAAAAAGAATGTTGGAAGATATCTGAACCTTATAATTCAGAATGGTTACCTGCAGAATCCTTAAATAAAGGAGATTATCTGCTTTACCCAAAAAATAAGAAGGAGAATACTCCAGGGAATTTCTCCGATTATAGTTCAGATGTTTTAATTGATGGTAAAGTCTGTAGTATGATTGATGCTTATAGTAGAAAACATCTTTGTAAAGATCATGCTTCCAAAAGAGTTATCATAAATCGTGCTACAAAGATAAGGGACTTTGTTATTACTGAAGATTTTTTAGAATTTTGTGGTTGGTTTATTTCAGAAGGATCTTACGATGGTAAAACTACTCTTACGTTTTCTTTACATAAAAAGGAGGTCGATGTATCGGATTTTTTATGTACGATAGGAGAACGCTTAGGGTTAAAACCTTGGGTATGTCTCAGTCCTGATACAGAGGGTATGACTGTTAATATGTCTTCGGCGATTTTGGGTCGTTTTATGGTTAATAACTTTGGGGATGGTGCTCGACATAAATGTATACCTCAATGGGTTAAAGATCTATCACCAGAATTATTGAAATATATTATTTCAGGTATACTAAGAGGGGATGGGTATCAGAGTAAGGCGACTACTGTTCTTGAGTGTGCTAGTAGGCAATTAGTAATTGACTTGTTTGATGTTCTCTTAAAGTTTAATTGTGTTTCTTCATTATCTTCAAGTAAGAAGAGTCAGGTATTAAAGTATAAAGAGGGAGGAGTAACAAAGATAAAAAGAGGAAAGAAATTCTTAGTTGCTTATAGTCTGTGTTGTTCATTAAGTCAAAACCCTGAACTTTTTAAATTTATAGGATATAAAATTGAAGATAAGAAGAGTACTGGTCAAGCAGCTCTTCAAGATAATCAATATGCATATCTACCTATCGTGTCTAATAAAAAAGAGAGATATGTGGGTCCTGTGTACAATTTAGAGGTTAAAGATGATAATACTTATGTAGCTAATAATGTCATAGTGCATAATTGCATAACCGCAGTGTCTGCAGGATTATCTAAATGTCCAATCATAACTACGGACTATGGTGGTCTGCAGACTACGGTAGGGGATGCAGGTATTTTACTTTCTCCTGAGGGGTTATCCCGAAATGGTGATCTTCCTCCTTCATATGCTACTAAGTTTGTAGAGGAAGCAGTTAAGATGCTTTCTGATGAGTCTTATAGATTAGAATGGGCTAAAAAGGCTTATGATAAGATGAAGGAGTATAGTTGGAAGAATATTGCAGAGGAATGGGTTAAACAATTTGGTATAAATAAATAAATAACATTTTAAGATTTTACAGGGGGGCTATCCATATCATTGAATAGCCTTTTTTATTTCGTGATAATAATCTACTAATATACCTTTATTTAATGATCATCCCTCGAATGAGGGCTTTATATACATTAAAAATTGTTTTAAGGAGGCTTTATGAATACACTAACAGTTAAGTACTTTGGTACAAATGTTGGTAAAATATACCTAACTGATATTGATAAAAGACACCAGTTAGGTGGATCTGCAGAGGGCAGTTATGTTGGTGGACAAGATGAATACATTATGTGGGGAGAAACAAAAGTTCTTCAACTTACTGATGATGTTCGTTATAGCATAATTAAAGGTGTTTTGAAATATTTTTCAACAGCATCAAGTAGCACAGTATTCTCAACACATAATGGTGCTCCATTGACTCTCGTTGAAGGTACAGACACTTTGGCTAATGAGATGCCTCGTCAGGATCTTGGTGACACAGGTTATTCAAGATTTACAGGTTCTTACATGGATATTCTTGCCAATGATAAGTATTCAACAGGTCTTGCACCGATAGCTCTTGTAGCTGGTGGCTATACAGGAGGAGAAACAGGTTATTACTTCGGTAATGCTTAAGCATCTTTTTGTTTTGTAAGTTTTAAGGAGGTTGCCGGGGTTACAACAATCTCGGCAATTTCTGTTTTAGATGTAAATAATATTAATTATATAAAAAATTGAGAGGGTATAATATGAAAGATAATATACATGGAGATCTGATATATACTCGTGATGGGTATAAGACATGTGATCTTTATTTAGCAGCCTTATTTGCTACATCTGGCTGTACAATAAAGGATACTAGCAAGGACCAAAGAAAAGTATATTTCTATTTTGAAAATTCAGATATAGTGGAAAAACTTAGAGCAGCATATTTCCTAAGGCAATGTCCCGTTGATGCTCTTACTTATGCTGACAATGTAAAGTCCTTGAAATCTTTATGTGCCAGTTTAATCGGGAATGAACTTAAAAAAGGATAATGGCTTAGTATGGATACCTATCAAGGAAAGATGAAGACAATATCACCAGCAATAGGTCCCTATGATATTAATACATATATTAATCTCGATATAGATCCACCTAATGCTTCCGGTGTTACAGGATCTGATACCCTGCAACCAGTAAAATGGGAACAAGGTTATACGGGGATAAATGGCAGTAATTTTACAAACAGTAATCATGGGTTTTAATTATGAGAGCGTCTGTTGTTGAGTTCATGGCAAAAATAGCCTCAGAAAATTTTAAATTTAAAAAGTCATCTTTTATCGGTTTCGAAAGAATGGATATTGATGAAGAAAATGTTGTGGATAATAATGATGAGGAATTTTCAGCGGACATAGATGTGTGGGCTAAGATATCTATTGACTATGAAGGGTCACCCCCAGATAGTTATAGAGTCCTTAATAGAATGATTCAGGATTGGGTTGATGATCATGATGATGATCTTAAGAAAATGATAAATCCTACACTATCCGAATTTCTGGAAAAAAATTATCATGGTATTGATCTTTCTGATCTTGATACCGATTTTGATGATTATGTCTGGGAAGATCAGGTAGATTATATGCCTGAAATTGACGAGGATGCTAAAACTATTAAATTTAGTATCGAACTCGTTCTTGAAATTGAAGAAATTGATGATGATGAAGATTAAAATGTGCTAATTTTCTTCATCTTTATGGAAACTATATGGAAATTTTTGAGCAAGGATATAGGTTAAGACAAGAAGATCTTAATCTGCATCTGTTTGCACGATATTATACCGCACACCCTGATGAAACATTTCCATATACTCCTTTCTGGATAAAATATGACCTCGGATATGTTCCTCCTGTTACAGGGACCGCTAGTGGCGATTTTGTTCTTATACCTCCTTCAGATAGATCCCCTAACATAATAGATACTGGTATAGTACGTCCTAACTTTATTATAGGTGAAACTTGGAAATTAGGTATTTATGAATTACGGTGGAATTATAAAGCTACAGAAACTTCTTCTATTTTAACTACTATTGTTCAGTTTGAAGTATCCTCAAACGGCATTTCTCAATCAGAATTAGCTATGGAAAGTCATTTTGATATTGGTGCTGTTATGGTTTTGTATGAGTAGTTTTTTCTTAATGTCTTCTTGATAATAATCGTTTAATAAAAAAATTCTAATAAGACTATCATCGGGAGACATTTTTATGCGTCGTAAAAAACAACCAATTGTTAGAGATATGATTCGTGTTGCTTCATGCTTGAGGTTTGAGAATGGAACCTTCTTAAAAGATCCTTCAGGACAGACTATCCCTTACATACAAGAACAATTTAAAAAGTTCTCATTTCTTAAAGAAGATTCAGTTAGAAATGTTGTAACTCGTTATTTAAATAATATCGATCAAGGAATATAATATGTCCGTAGCATACCACCCTGGTCAAACTCTTAATCAAGAAGATTTAAAAATATTAATTCGGGATAATGTTGGTAATCTGGTTGATCCGTATTACATCAGATATTCATTATTTGACTATACAACAGGCGTAGAAGTTCTTATAGGAGCTCCTGATCAAGTCCCGGCTACTATGGGGGTGGGTCAGTATTATGTGAACGCTACGATGCCCTTAGATAGTAATATAGGGGATTGGCTTGTTCGGTGGAATTTTATGGAAACTTTAGGTTCTCCTATGGTGCAGGTTGTTCAAGAATTTAATATAGTTGCGACAGAAGTAAAAACGGATATTACAGATGTCAGTTCTGAACAACTTATGATAAGAAGACTTAGAATTATCTTAAGAGATAATAATCCCGATAGAAATTATAGATTTCGTCCACCATCTCATGAAAAATTTTTACAAGCACAAGCTCAAGTTTTTGGTTATGTCTGGGAAGATTATGAGCTTTATGAATATCTTCTTATGGCTATCGATTTTTTTAATACTGCCCCACCAGTAACGGGGATTACATTACCTATGACTCCGGAACGGTGGCGATCGGTAGTTATTATGAAAGCTGCTTCATTAGCTTGTAGTGCTTTGGCACTTAATTGGATAGTTGACGAATATGATTATAGTATTAGTGGAGTATCACTTAACTTGGAGAAATCTTCTAAATACCAATCTATGATGGATGCTTTTGAAGCACAGTATGATAAGATACTTGAGCTTGCTAAGAGATCAATAAAAATTGCAGTCGGACTTAAGCAACCTCGTTATGGGATAGGTATTTCAAGTGCCCTTGGGCCCTATTCAAGTCCAGGCGTTCAGAGTCGTAAAAACTATGTTTCTGGTGCTAGGGGAGGTTGGTCTTAAGTTATCTTTTAGCAATTATTTTACCTTCTTTTATAAGTAACTTTATTTGCCTTTTTACCCATCTTAGGGTTTCACCTAAATTTGAGGCTAATTCTGATCTTGACATGTTATGATGATTATTAATAATAAATTCTATTTTTTTTATATTTTTTCTGTCTGCAGTTTTTCCATGATTATTTATATTAGGTTTTTCTATACGTAATGCCTTTATAGTACCATAACTTTTTTCGTAGGGTAACTTTTTGTAGGTTTTTAAATTATTTAGAGTTTTTTGTTCTTTTTTGTTTATAGATAAAACTAATACATATTTTCTTTTTAGATCGGTTGCTATTCTTTTAGATTCAGATATTATATTCTTTATCCAACTATACCATTCTTCTTTTATTTTTTCTGGAATGTTGTTAAGGTTTTTAAAGCCCTTTTCATTAAACCAATTTTTTTCAAGATTAATGTCATTTTCTTTGCACCATTTTTTAAAAAAATATGTTCTTTTTAAAGAGTGTATAGAAAATATCTTATTTATTTTTGGGTGTTCATATAAATATTTAACTCCAAATTTATCACCAAGATAATCAAAATTACATGCTTGATAAATTATTCCTCTTTCATTTGCTAAAGGGTCAGAATAGCCTATAAAAGCTCTTTTATTTGTATTGTTAACCATCCATTTACATGAAAAACTTATTAATCTACTTCCTAAATTTTTAGGTGTCCAAGATGCTGTGGCACCTCTTTGAATAAGAGCCTCATATATAGGAGTATCTTTACCTAATATTGTAGAGTATGCCGTAGGTTCATTTATAAGAACAACTCCCCCTAAAATACCTTTATATCTTGCAGTAAATCCCCATTTAGGATTTACTCCGATATTTCCAAGCCATTCGTACTTTTTTATAAAATCCTTAATTTCTATGGTGATATTTTCTTTAGATAGTGTGAAGTCAGAGGCTTTAATATTATCAGGATTAAAGGGTAATAACTTTATATCTTCAGTATAGTACTCAATCTTTTTTTTATACTGATGACAGGAGACAATTGAATTTTTGTTTTCTATTTTTTCTGATATTTTACTATTAATTAAATTTAATATGGTGTTAGTTGAAATTGCTTTTGAAATGTCATCAGACCAGAATCTTATTAAATTAGGGATAAGATCATTTTGTTGCTTATCTTTAGCAATAACTCTGTTTATACCTTTTGATTGAAATTCTGAATCTTTAACATTGTATTTTCCATGCCAATAAATTCCATCATATTGTATCCATAAATCATATCGTGGAGAATAAAAATCCATAATATCTTTTGTATCTGGGTGCATTTGGTGCCATTTTATATTAGGATCTATAACTAGTAAATATTCTAAAAATTTAAGTTCTTCATTAGAAAAATGAAACTTTCCTTTTTTTCTTAGTGTAATATTTCTCTTTTCTTTTACTTCCTTAGTATTAAGGACTTCTTTTAACTTTTCTTTTACCTGCTCATTTTGAATAGCATATTCAAATCCATATCTTTCCAAACTTGTTTTTTTCTTTTTTTCTGATATTTCCTGAACTTTCAAGGGAACAGCCTCTCCATATTTTTTTATCATTCCATCTTTGACTCTATCTTTTAATTGAAAGGTGTTTGATACCCCATATTTTTTTATGTTTGTTTCTTTTGTCTTTTTTCTTATTTCAGCATTGTTATTTGGATTCTTTACTCCATATTTTTTTATGTTTGTTTCTTCTATTTTTAATTTTATTTCTTGAGATTGGAAGATATTATCTACTCCAAACCTTTTTTGTACTGTTTCTTTTATTTTTTCCTTTACTTCTTTTGATTGAGTTGGGAATTCTACTCCTCTTTTTCTAATATTAGTCTGTTTACTTTTTTCTTTCATAGAAAGTAGTAGTGTAGAGTATTCTACCCCATATTTTTTAATCATTGCATTTTTAGTACCTTCAATATTATCCTTTTTAATGATTTCTGGATCTCTTTTAATCTTAAGAAATAATGCTCTATGTCGTATAGATTGCCAAGATCGATTTATTTTTGTTATGATATCTTTTTTAGGTATGTTGATGTACAATTTTTTTAATAATTCATCTTCTTGAATAGTCCATGAAGGTATAGGGGGTGGGGCTTTTTTACCATTTTCTATTCTTTCTTTTAATACAATATCTTTATCTCGTACTAATTCTAATATTTTAGCTCTATTTCTGATACTTCTCCATGATCTGGAAAACTTTTCTATTATTAATTCTTTTGTATCATAAGGATAACTTTTTTTAAGAAGGTTATCTTCTTGAGGAGTCCAACTATCAGATCTTGTTCTCTTACTTTTTTTGTTCATTTTATAAAACTTAAGTTTATTATTTATTATCCATATCATGGGTGATACTACCCTATTACTGCATTATACTTATTATTAGATTCTTGTGCAAGACATTTTATAATAATCTGTTATTAAACATTACTAATAAACGATCTTTTATCTTCAATAATTTATACATTGGAAATATTATGGCTATAGAAGTTGAATATCATTATCTGTCTGGTTACACTGGTGGGATAGATTTAAAAGAATCTCCTACAACTGGTCCTATTTCTGGATTTGATATCTCAGTAGATCCTACTGATGGACCAGCACAACGTTATGGTAAGGATTTTGGAGTAACTAATGGTAATCAGATAGCATTTAACCTTGTAAATTCTGATATTAAGAATGTTTTAAATGGTATTACTGGGGGTGAGACAGGTATAGATTTGAGAATAGTATATAATTATTAAATTAATATAAAATTTTAAGGATTGTTATGCCAAACATATCTGTAGTTAAAAGTAACTTAATAACTGTAGAACCTATTAATATTAAGAAATGTACACCCTTTACTTGTATGGGGTGGGTATTAGATACCTATATACCAGATGAGTATTCTTTATGGCCTTTGGCAGTCTCTGATCGTACTGGTCTAGTAGATTCAGATCAAGCTATTAAGTTTGAGATTTCGAGATATCGGGACTATGATTATAGGTTAGAATTTTCTAATTCTCAATCGAAGCCCCTTGAGCAGTATACAGGGGTTTCATTAGATGATAAGAAGTGGCATTTGCTTACGTATGTATGTGTTGGTAATGGTGTAATGCATTACTATGTTGATGGTATAGAATGTCCTACTGAAGACGGTATAGGTGATGAGGGGATGCTTAAAAGTATTGCGTGGTCAAGATATAACAGGCTTGGTGGTGGGAATGTATGGGTTCCTTACCTTTATAGAAATTGGCAAACGATTACATTGTATAGATGGAGATATTCTACTGGATTGATTTTACATCAGCAGTGGATTAATGAGATTAAAGAATTAGAGCAACCTCCTGATCCTATACTAGAAATATAAACATTTATATTTTGTTGAGTATAGCTAATTTAACATAATTAGGAATAAATAATGCTTTACACTATATATGTTGATTCTTTATATGGCTCAGATTTAAATATAGGGGATCTTACCTCTCCCGTAAAAACACTCACATATGCTCTTAGTATAGTCTATGAAGGTGGTGAAATAATTTTACAAAATGGGGATGGATCATCTTATGGTGATCTATCTGTATCTAAGAATGTTTCTATTAAAGCTGCTTATGGGACTTCTCCAATAGTAGGAACTTTAACATTAACGGATGTTCAGGGTCTTATAGAAGGTCTTACCTTTAATAGCTTATCTAAAGGTATAGTAGCTAGTAATACATATGTTGGTTCATTAGCTATAAGGGGATGTATTTTTAATAGTGTTGTTACTGCTATTGAAATATTTTCTGTTAATTATTTATCTCTTCATAGAAACTTTTTTACTGATTATACTATCGCTGTAAAGATTCTTAATTCAACAGAGATATGTGCAAGTTCTAATATTTTTTCAAATGGTTTAAGAGCTTTTCAAATAACTACCGTAAAAAGATTAGATCTGTGGAGAAATACCATTTATGGTGCACTTGATCTTCCTCCTGTTCCTTTTCCAGATACAGATCTTAGAATTGTCTATTATACTCTTACAAGTTTTGATATTTTCTATAAAAGATTACAACTTCCTGGATATGCTGATGATAATGGAAGTGGAGAGTATGATGTAGCTTTTAATGTAGTAAATGGTCCCTCATTTAATTATGGCTCTGATTTTACTGTACTATATTTTGGTTCAATGATATCTTGGGAAGGTCTTCGTTTAGAGAATGAACTTGCAGTAAATGATGTGGTAAGGGTTATGTACTCGGAGGCAGGAGATATTGAATCTGGGGATGCTATTCAAGTATTAAATATTGGAGATGAAAATAGTAGATTCGATTCAAATAGTTTGTCAGGTAAATCAGTTGGTGCTGTAGATACTCCTATTTCAATAGGAATTTTTTCAAACACCCCCCTTAAAGTAAATGATAATAACTTTGACATGGTAACTACTCCATGGGATGGCTTTACTCCTACTGGAGAAACCGGTATAGATAATATCGGAGAAACTGCCATGTATAGAGATCCAAATGCAGATGATTTTAGATTACTGCCCTCTTCACCAAATATCGATCGTGGTGATGCAGAGAGATGGAATAATATCTATGAAGAGATGGGAATCATAAAAGTTGGAGATAGTTATACTGCATCTTATACCGGTATAAGAGAACAGGTTTCTCCTTTCGATCGTGACCTTGATTTTGATTTATTTCATCGAGGAGCGACTGGTATACAGGGTCTTACAGGAGATATAGGAGCTTTTGAATATAATGTAAATGAAACTGCTATGGGAGATTATGTTGCCGAATATGGATTTGATAAAGCATACCCGGGTACTGAAACAGGTCCCTATGCTTCTCCCGATAGAGGTTATCAAAGAGCGGGAGCTAATGATTTACATATAGCTACAAACTTTGTTCCTTATATGGATGGAGCTACGGGTCCTTATATAATCCCTTCAGATGGATCAAGTTATAGTAGATTTCGAAGTAAAAATATTGTTTTAAATGATAGTGATATAATAGTAGGTGAAAGAACTGATGATGATGTCATTATAATTTATCCTTCGAATCCAAGTGTGGAAACGGGCATGTGTTATGTGTCTCCCGATGGTAGTGATACTGGGATAGGTGATGGGACATACCTTAATCCGTACAGAACAATTAAAAAAGCTCTTGAAGTTGCTCCTTCGGCTATAATTGTAGAACCTGGATATTATCCTTCATTTAAGGGAGTTACAGGAGTAAAGTTAATAGGAATAGAACGTTTTAAAGATATAGGTTTGAGTGGTGTTCTTTATTCGAATGTGAGAGATGGTTCTTGGACGGGTTCTCCAGGGGCTTATGAGCTTACTAGAGATGATGTAACACTTTCTGCTCCTGCGGATGTTATAGGAGAATTTGTCTTCAATCCTGGTGTGGATTTTAAGGTTTTTGCTACAGTGAAATCTACTGATTTAACGATAAAAGTGTTTAATAATAATAATAATGCCTTTATTAAAATAAGTAGATTATTATCTGTTGTAACTCTCGGATATACTACAGGTGGCGTTTCATATGAAGTGAATAAATATATTCCTCCTCTTTATACTCTTGATGAAAGATTTTCTGATATTAAAGTACAATTTGTTTTGAAAGATGATAAATTTACTATATACTATAATAATAAATATATTAGTGGATCTTATAGTAATATGTTTTCATCAGGATCCTTTACTGATTGGAGAGTACAATTTTTCAATACAGGAACTGGAGATGATACAATTTTTAATATAAGTGCTTTTTCTACATCTCTTACAGGAGCTACAGGATTAACTAGTACGGTGACGTTGAAAAAGCTTTTTGCTATTACGGGTGCGACGGGGATTCAGCCCTCATTAAATGGTGCTACAGGGATGCCTCTTTAAGGAAAAATAAATGACTATACCTCATAATTTTATGGATAACTATGGAAGACCGGATTTTAAACTTCCTTATCGGTGGAATAATGATAATCCTTTGACTCTTCCTATAGGTCCTAAGAATGTTAATGTTACAAGTCCTTATCTTATTGGTGTTATAGATATAAGATGGGATTCTACTGCAGAATATGCTGAGCATAGTGGATATAACATTTTAGGTGTAAATGTCTATCGATCATATGATACTCCTGAGGGTCCTTATACAAAATTAAATGATGTCCCCATAGGAGCATTGTATTATAGAGATGAAACTCGGGAGGTATGGGTAGATCAAGAGGATCCAGTAGCTGGAGGGAGACTTCTCCAGGGTACTAATGCTACGGGTGATTGGGTAGTTCATACGTACAATAAACCGATCATTATCCCAGGTACTAATGGAGAGATAGCTAATCATTCAAAGCATGTTAAGGTTGAGATTCGTCCTACGTCTTTAGATACTTTTCAAACAGTACCTGCATTTAAAGTGTTTGGAGAATCAGGTGAGATTTTTTTAATAAATAAACCAACATACAATCATGAATTTAATAGGTTAAATGATCCTGTTTTACCTATCGTGAGTAGTGGTGGAGAGATAAGAGTTTCTTATACGTATATCAATAATCATATTCAATTAGATATTAATAGAAAAATTTATTATAAGTGTACTACCGTAGGTATTGATGCATCTAATGACTTTATGATATGGAAAAGATTGATTGGATATGGGCAGAGAGTATCAGGCGTAATAGATGGATATTGGAACAGGGTGGAGAACGGGTAAAATTATTTATACGGAAATGGGCTGGAGAGCTCTGTCCTTGTTGGGATGATCAGTATCGTACTGCGAAGAATGACTGTCATCTTTGTTTTGGGACGGGTTATATTGGAGGTTATGAGGGTCCATATGATATAATTATAGCTCCACCAGAAACAGAGAAGACCGTTCAGCTTATGGATATGGGTTTACATATTTCATATGATTGGAATACCTGGACAGGCCCTTATCCTCTGCTTAATGATCGTGATTTTATAGTCCGACAGAATAATGATCGTTTATCTATAGCACACGTTAATCAGCAAGGATCTCGTGGGGCGATATATCAGCAGCATTTTATGTTAGCTCCATTGGATAGGAAAGATCCAAGGTATACAGTAGCTATAAATGGTGGAATAAATGTTCCAGAAGCGTGGAATGCTTATCGTACTATGAGGCCCTCCGATGCAAGCCCGACTATTCCTAATAAACCTGAGATACCAGATCAATATGAGCGTACAGGCAGAACTGTAACATTTGAGAATATCGTATATGCTGTCCCACCTTTTATTATATTAGGTATAACATCTATAATAAAAGGATTACTTATATGGAAAGATGTCCTGTTATAAATTGTAATAAGAGCTTTCAGAATAAATACTCTTTAACAAATCATTTAAAAAGAACAGCATCAATAGATCATAAAGAGTACTATGAAAAAAATGTAAAAAAGAGAAATTGTACTATATGTGGTAGAGGGATAGATAGAAGAAGTGAGCACCAAGACATCTGTTATACGTGCTTACGTATGGGTGTAGTAAAGAAAGAAGTTGTAAAGGAATTTAGGGAAGCTGTTTGTTTTAAGTGTGGTACCCCAGTATCCGGTTACTTTTCAAGGAGAAATACTCGGGTTCTATGTGAAACTTGCATGGCTACTAAGGTTAGTAGAAAAAAAGAATATGATAAAGATTTTGATGCTAAAAGGTATTCTTTATCAAAGCAAAAAAAGAAAGTCAATAGAGATTCGGAATATAAAGAGCTATGTGATAGGTTAGAACTACTTCTAAAAAAGGATCTTGTAGAGGGTATCAAACCAATACACAAGATATGTAAAGAGTATAATACATCCTTAAAGTACATAAAAGTTGTTGCCAAGAGGGTTCTCACAGATCAAGAGTATAAAAAAAGAAATTTTATTTGTAGGCAAAGAGCGGGAATAATAGAGGGTGAAAAACATAAAGAGAGATGGCGGAAGAGAAAAAGGCCTAAGTCAATTATTTTTAGTAAAAAGCCAAATAAATTAGAAGAGCTACTTGGGGAGCAGGTACAGGACCTCATTAAGGATAACAAGGTACGGTATAATGTATGGAAGACTCTAAGAGAAGTTGGTAAAGATACCTACCTGCATTTGCAATCTGATTTAGTTATAAAAATAAAGGATTTCAGGGTGTGTATCCTATGTGATGGGGAGGCATTCCACGGTCCAGACTGCTACTTCAGAGTAAATACTGTAGAAGATGATGAATATAAATCAATGTTATTGTTCGTATATAATCCTTTTGTTTTAAGGTACTCTGAAACTGAAATAAAAAAGGGATACGCGATTGAGCACTTTAAAGAGGTTATCACTAAGATTGAGTCAGGTGAGCTTAAAAAGCTATATAGAAGTTGGATGAGGGGTGATGAAAAAAATTATACTCAAAAGAATTTTCAGAAGATTTAAGTATGCCTTCATGTTCAGAAGTCTTTCCTGGGTGTACGAGTTTTGTAAAGATTGTGGTCATTGTTTTAGGATTGTTTGGTCAGTAAAAGATGACATGTGGGAGAAAGTCACAGGTGCTGCTGATGGTGGTGGTGGGAGCCTATGTTTGGACTGTTTTGTTGAGAAAGCCGAGAAAAAGGGTATAAAGGTAACTGAAGAAGACTTTACAGTAAATGTCTTTATCCCAGAAGATTGATAATAATCTATTAATTTAGTATATAAACATATTAGGAGTTTTTTTGCCTCAAAGGAGTTTTTCATGGGATCGAATATAAAGCTTGCTGCAGAGAAGCTGCTAGAAATAGCAGATAGACTTGAAAAAGAAGCAGCAGAAAATACCTTTTTTGTATGTGATACATGTAATCACACTGCTTCTTTGTCTGACATTAATGCAAAGCGTAAAACTGCTGCTGAAAATCATAAAGTTAAACGTGTTGCAAATGTTAGTGTAAATGATGAAGTTGGTTGTCTTGCATGCGGTGGTAAGATGTCTTATGTTCCGACAGTGGAAAGCTCTAAGTATTATGTAGAATCTGATGATGATATTAATGCTGCAGATATTTTCGAGCCGGTAGATGAACGGGGTACGGATAAACCCGATGAAGAGGGTCCAACTCCAGATGATTCACCTGCTCCTATGGATGAAACACCTGCAGAACCAAGTCCTGAGACTTCTGATACTTCTGAGGCACCTGTTGAAACTGAGACAGAAGAAACAGATACTGAAAGTGCTCCTGGTGAAAAAATGATTGAGGATAAGACAACAGAAGAGACTCCTTCTGAAAAGACTACTGAAGAGACAGATATTGAGGATTACGATAATAATTCCGATGAAGACTCTGCTCCTGATGTTAAAGAAACAGATATTTCTGATGTTACAGATACTGATACAGATACTGATACTTCTGATATCACAGATACTGATATCACAGATACTGATGTAACAGATACTGATGTAACAGATACAGAACCTACTGAGGGTATTGAACCTGAAGAGGATAATCCAGTAGTAGAAGAAACTGTGTCAGAGGATATAACTGAAGAGCCTGAGGAAGAGGGAGAACTTGATGAAAAAGCACCCGTAGATGAAAATGGTGTAGAGCTTCCAAAGAAAGATGTTCCAAAATTTGAAAAGATTCCTAAAGATGCAAATGATCTTTTTTGGAGATCTGTCGCAAAATATGAAATTTAAATTTAGTGGTTATCTTTTATGCATAAAATCTATATAAAATCAAAATTAAAATTATGTATTATGTCATTGGAAATTCCCCAAAGAAGGTAGAACTTAAAGATCTAAACGATTGCATTTACTACAAGCAGCAAAAAGTTTATACCGATTCTCAATTTGAGAGATCTGTTGATTTAAAACGTGCTATCGATAGAAAGATCCTTGTAGTTCTTAAAAAGTCAGAAGATAAACCTGGTTCTTTTGATGCTCATGCTGCTATTGTATCCTCTGATATTAAAGCTCCTGAACCTGTTTCTAATTCAAAAGAAAATTTAAAAATAGATGCGCTTTTGGATAGAATTCAGGAATTAGAAAAAATTATTAAGGATAAGCCCTCATCTCAAGATAATACTATATTGTTAGCTATTCTGGATAGGTTAGAGAGGTTGGAGAAAAGTCCTACCGCTGTAGATATGTCTACTATCCAGGAAGCCCTTAAAGGTCTTGAAGCAAAAATACAAGATAATAAGGATAATAAAAGTGAGGATATTTTAAATAAGTTGGAGGGGATAATTACTCGTTCTGGTATAGGTATTCCTACTATATCGGAAGAGAATCGTAGAGTAGAAGATATTTATGTACCGAATATAACGGTAGAGGATGCTAAATCCCATATTAATTTGGAAGTGAGAAAAATAGATAAAGGAGATAGTGTGTCAGAATCATTAAGAAAACTTAAAGAATTGAAATCTAAATATAAATAATATAGGAGGTTTAATTATGTGTGCTGTTGGACTTGATATAGGGACATGTTACTTAGTTAGTGCAACAAAAGATCCAAAGAGTGAATCCGCAGATGTGGACTTGAAATATATACGTGACGCTTTTCTTGATGTAGAGGCTGATCAATCAATACTGAACATGCTTAAGATGTCCAGTGTTTCCTACGTACAGGAAAAGGACAGTATTTATATTGTTGGGGAACCAGCACTCAGCGTAGCAAATCTTCTTAAGAGAGAAGCTCGTAGACCTTTGAGTCAGGGTGTTATATCTTCGGGTGAGCACGATGCTGAGAAGATGTTAGTAATTCTTCTTAAGAATATTCTTAAGGACCCAAAAGTAGAGAACGAATCGGTATTCTTTTCTGTTCCGGCAAAGTCAATTGATAAAAATATGGATGTTATTTATCATGAAGCTATATTCAAGAAGATCGTGGAGTCATTCGGATACAAAGCGACTGCGATGAATGAAGCAGCTGCAATAGTATATTCTAATTGTGCTAAAGATGGGTTTACTGCGCTGGCCTCTTCCTGTTTAACTCCAGGTCAAAAAATATTTTCTGATGTAGGTTTTATTAATATCGAAGATTTTAAACAAGGCATGAAAATATTAACAAAATCTGGGATATGGCGTGAGGCATCACCAACCAGTAGGGATTATGACGGAGATATATACACTTTTTGGGCATATGGTAACGGGAAAGTTTCAGTTACAGAAGATCATTTAATATGGTGTAATAAAGGGGATGGAATTTGGGGGTATATTCCCGCTAAAGATGTTAAAGAAGGCTGGTGTGTTTCACAGACATGGGATAACTATGATTTTTCAGATCGACCTTATATATGTACAGAAGATAGAATCACCCCATCTAAAGAGAAAAAGTTATCAACTTATAGATTAACAGACGAAATGGCAGAGTTGATAGGCTTATTTGCTGGAGATGGCTCTGTAGAAGAAATTAATGGAGAGATCAATTGGACACTGAATAAAGAGGAGAATGATGTTATAGATAGAATTGGAATGTTAGTTGATAGCCTTTTTGGTAAAACAATAACGGTATATCCTCACGGGGATAATTCTGTCAGGGTAAAAATGTATTCAAAAGGTTTTTTAACTTGGCTGAAAAAGAACTGTTATGATGAAAATGGAGTAAAGAGGCTTCCGTGGTCAATAGGTAGTTTGAATGATCAAGTCTTAAGATGCTTGTTGGTGGGGCTGATAACTACTGATGGTAATATCAATAAAAATAAGAATCATGTAGGTTTTGATAATACAAGCCCGTCTTTAAGCCAGTTTGTGTACCTCTCTATGCAAAGATTAGGGATGTGCCCATCTTATCACATAAGCGAACCAAGAATATCGGGGATTGTAGAAGATGGTAGGGTAATAGAGGGTAAAAAACAAGCTTATAGTATTAATGTTAGTGGGATAGAAGCTAAAAATTTTACAGATTGGATAGACCATAGGACTATAGGTAATAAGAAAGCATGTAATTACGGAAGTAGCGTGGCATGTATTTCATCAATAGGAGTGTCAAAATATAGGGGAAAAGTATATGATGTTTCTGTAATTGAGGGGGAGGACCATTCTTTTTGTCTCCCTGGTTTTTCGTTACATAACTGTGGAGCAGGGATGGTGAATACCGCCCTTGTATACCAGACTATGGTTGGTATGGCATTTTCTGTTTCAAGATCAGGTGATTGGGTCGATCAGTCTGCCTCAAAAGCTATTGGAAGCACTGCTACCAGACTTATGTCTATAAAGGAAAAAGGAGTTAATCTTCTTGATCCTACAGATGGTGATCCGAAGCAGTTGAGAGAAAGAGAAGCAATTATTGTATACTACAAGAATCTTATACATTATATTATTGATAGCGTAAAGAAAGAGTTCAAGAAAGATAATAGTGCTATCGAACTTCCTGATGAGATTCCATGGATTATCAGTGGTGGTACCTCAAAGGCTAAAAATTTCCTTGAGTTCTTCAAAAAAGAATTTGATAAAGAGGTGGATTTTCCGATAGGTATTTCAGAGATACGTATGGCTAGTGATCCTTTAGGAGATGTGGCTAAAGGTCTTCTTATTGCTGCTATGAATGAATAAAAGTTAATTGTTGCGAAAGAACAATTTTCTGCAATAAGGCTGGGGGATAAGATCTCTCAGCCTTTTTTAATAATCGGTTAATAGATTTTATCCTATATCATCTATAACGTAAAAGAGTATCTATGGAAAATAATTTATTAAGAGTCGTAAAATCCCGGGTCATGAGTGAACTTACTGGTTCTATTCAGAGAAATCAGGTATATCGAGATAAGGTCCAGGTTTTTCATAAATTCCCATACAAAGAACGTTTACAAATGGGTATAGTGCTAAAGAACTCTTCTTCCTCCAGGATAAAGCTATCAGCTGATGATCATGCAGGGGTATTAAAAAGTCATGTGACTAAAGCTCATGCTGGGACTTTTGAAGGTAATTTTTTGGGATGGGTTTGGGAAGACCTCAATAATCTTACCAGTACCATGATAAATGAAGATTTATCTTCTCAGATATCGTGGACAGAAATAGATACTTCAAGAGGTATTATAATCATAGGTACTAATAGATTTTTTACAGTGTCTAAAAAGCCCATTTTATCTGGTGGGAATAATACTATACCAGCAGATAATTTTAGACAGATAAGTGTTACTTTAAATGGTCAAAGAGTTTTACCTGAATTTGTTGATGGAATAAATGGGGTATTCTCTTTACCTATGGCTCCTGTTAAAGATGATGAATTATTAGTATCTTATAACTATGGTAATTTGACTCCTCCAGGAAGATATTATATAGAGATAAGTTCTCCTACTGAATATCTTATAGATCCATTTTATGTCATTAAAAAAGAAGAAATTATTAAGAAGACTACGGGTATAGAAACTACTGCTCAGTTATTAAATGGTAATATATATGGTGATTTTGATGTCTTATATACAAAGAAAAGTATACATAGTAGTAATTTTTATCTTGAGAAAAATACTGATTATACGATAAACCAAGATGGTCTTATAACTTTTTTGATTCCTCTTGAAAAAGGGACTACCTTATATGCTGATTATCGGTGGGTAGGAAATACGATGGGTCCGTTCACTATCCCTGATGAATTTCATTATGATAATAAAGCCCTTCCAGGTATTTCTTTATGCTTTACTAATCAAATAACCGTAGGTGATAAAGCGGTAGTGATTGTTTATCCTCAAAGAGAGCCTGCTGCGGATATGAATAGTGGTCATTATCAAATGTCTTTTGAGATTGATGTAGTGGCACGAGATCCAATACAATTGGCTGATCTTGCTGATCATCTTATAGAGGATATTTGGGGAAATAGGCGTCTTCTTTTAATAGATGAGGGTTTGACTATTGAAGAGATGGATCCTACAGGTGAAAGTGAAGAGCCTTATGATGAGAATACTGGAGATTTATATTATCATCAAAGCATTAATCTTCAGATGATGACTGAATGGAAAAAGTTTATACCCTTTCTCACAGAAATTATGGATTTTGATACTAAGCTTTATAGCTATATTACTATGAAAGATTACATAGTAACAAATCAAGGAAGAATCCTAGAATTAAAATTAAAACCTGCTAGTAAAGCTTTTGAAGTTTCTTATCCGAAAATTGGATATCCAAGATACATATAGTTGTGTGCAATTTCACTCTTAAATTTGATTGTAGGTGGTACGTATTATCGACATTAACGAAGCTATAAAATTGACTGATGACGCTGCCATTGTCGAGCAGATAGATATTCGAAGATCTATTGGTAGGCAAATGGTTGGTCAACTATACCCGTCAATTTTATTTGATGAAATACAGAGGTTAGAGCGGTTACGGTGGGATTTACGTACCACCAATGAATATGGAACTCGTTCAACAGACACACAACAAACCAATGGCGCGGAGCCTGCTGAAATTACGCCTATTTGCGATAACTCGCTTTGTCACAATTGGTCTCACAGTGGTTGCAAAAGGAGTAATGGTTGCGAATGGACGACGGCGTAACTTCTCCATTGGTCATAACGATATCTGTAGTAAGTATAAAGCATCCCATGACGTAGTGATAATCTATTAATACCTTTTTTAGTAGTAGATAATATATAACATAAAACAGGAGTCTTTATGCCTTTATATGAATTTAAGTGTAATGGCTGCGGTCATGAATTTGAGGATTTGACTAAGTATGAGGATAGGGATCGAGATCAAAAGTGTAAGTTATGCGGTGCTTTATCAACAAGAAAATGGGCATCAGTTTTTGGAATACACAGTGAACTTAATCCTAAACGAGATACGATAGTCTCTCCTAAAGAGATTGATAAAGTAGTAGGTAAGCTTGCTGCTGAGAAATGGGAAGGATATGATGCTCGTTGGAAAAGTCGATATAAGGACAGGCAAGAGAAAAGATGGAAAGGGAAGACTCCGGAGCCAATAAATATTCCGAAGGATGTTGATGGAAAATATAGTCCCATTTTACATTTAGGTAATAAGAAGCAAAGAGTTTTACGTAAAGAATATTCCGAGGCCTTAAAAGAGCATAGGGCTGATAGAGAGAGTAAGGGTATAAAGCAGTTTGATTCTCCTGGTTTTACTACAGAAGATTGAAGCTGTTAAGTTTTTGTGTCGTTGATAATACTCTCTTAATATATAAATTAAAATAACATAATAAATCTTATATCTATAATTTCTTAAATACATATAAAATCAATGAAAAATTATTTACGGTATAAAAAGGAGAACGACACATGGCAATGGGACCTTTAGAGAGTTTCGTATTTCCAGGTGTATACGTTGAAACTACTACTGAAGCAGCGGGTGCTAATTCAGCTGGTGATATTCGTATACCTGCCTTTGTTGGCGTATCTGCTGAAACTGTTCGAGTTGGTAACTTCGAGATGGTTAGAGGTTCATCAGCTATTGCTGATAACCTTATCCTTGATGAAGATAAAAGCTCACAGTTTACGGGTACAGAGAATGTATTAACAGTTGCTAATTTTCCGATAGTAACTGGTGATGGAAGCGGAAAAGTAGCTACTAGTCCTAATAATGTAATTGTCACGATAAATGGTCAGAATGTGGCGGTTAATTCAGTGAATGGATTAACGGGGGAAGTAACTCTTGTACAAATTCCAGCAGATGATGATGAAGTAAGAGCTAATTATTATTTCAAGCGTCGTGATACTTATATTGAAAAAGAGGATATCTCTGATCAAGTAGATGGTACTGCTACGAGTTTTAAAGTAGATAGTTCAAGAATTGTAAAAGGTGACAATGGTGGTAGATCTGCTGTTGATACTGATATTACAGCTACTACTACTATTCTATATAATCCTGATCCAGCAGTTATCGGTGATGAGTATGAACGTACTGTAAGAGTCTTCCAGGTTTTTGTTGATGGTTCTGAGGTCACAGTTACTCATCTTTACGGTTCTGAAGGAACATTTACACTTCAAAGTGCTCCAGCAGTTTCATCAGAAAGTTGGTTTGAGTCAGGATACTAATGACTTTTCGATTGGTAATGACTGCGTTTTAGCAGGTTATAATCAAGTTCATTGGGGAGCCTCACAGAGTGCTGCACAGGGTTTATATACTGCAGGATCAGATCCTCTATTAGATAATGTTGATTTAAGTATTACTGATACTGTAGTATATGGTCGGGCAGCAGATCCTCTGACACCATACACTATTGCTGGAGTTACTCAGGTTAATGCTAATGGTGAAGAGGTTAACCTTGATGGTAATAAAGTTTTCGTACTTCCTACGACCCCAGTTGATGGATCTGGATCAAGTAAAGCTACTGAGGACCCAGCAGATATCATTGCTTATATAGGTGATACATGGATTAACGCATTAGCCTCTGGACCGGTTACAGTAACAAAAATTGATGGGAATCAGATTACTTTAACTACTTCACCCTCACAAGCTCTTGAAGAAATCGTTTATGTTTCATACTCTGAGAATAATCTTATAGATGATGTTTGGACGATGACAAATAGAGTTCCTGGTGCTGCTGGTGTTGGTAAATACACCATTGAATCAAGAGTTACTGGTAATGGTCTTGAAGTTTCTCATATTGGAGGTACTGTCACTCCGGTTTATTCAGGAGCAGGAACAGATAATTTTCTAGTAGATCCTTTAAAAGCATCTGTAGAGAGAGTGATTTGTACTTTTGATGGTGCGGGTAGTTTCACTGTTACATCTCTTCTTGGTACTACTTTTCTTCTTCCGGGAAGAACTGGTTCAGTGATTACTTACAATCAGAATGTTGGATACACAGGTAAGACATACATTGATCCTACTACTGGTTTCAGAGTCACTTTTTCTGGTGACACTGGTGCATTTAATCCAGCAGCAGGCACTACTGTTATATATGACATTGGTGATCCTACTGTGTCTGATGCTACTCAAAAGCTTTATATTACGGCTGCTTCAGATAATGTAAGAGTTATTCCTGGTATCAATTTAACAGTTCTTACTACAAGTGGTGGTTCAGTAGATAATACTGATGATACTGTTATCATTAACACTTTCAATAAGAGTGGTAATGAGCCTGCGAATGGTGATATGTACTATGTAACTTTTGATAAAGTAAAAACGGATTATACTGCTAAATTCCTCACTAACATGAGAGATGTTGTTAAGTACTTTGGTCCTATGGATATTAATAACAAATGTACGATGGCTGCTAACTTGGCATTTCTTAATGGTGCTCAGGCAGTAGCAATTAAGCAAATCCAGAGAGTTACTGGTGGTACTGATGGATCAGTGCAGGATTATATTGATGGTATTGATGCTTTCAATGAACCTCTTCCAAATGGTTTGAGACCTACATTGATGCAGGCATTGACTACAAATTCCGAGGTTATAAGTTATCTCAAGACTTCAAATGCGATACAATCAAGTATTCGTTATAAAAATGAGAGAACAAGTATCTTTGGTTTTGCTGTTGGGACGACACCTGATCAGGTTATTAATTCAGTTCGTGCTCTTAAGACTGAGAAGCTTACACCGATCTATCCTGATGGAGCGATTGTAGGCATTACAGATGCTTATGGTAATGAAGTTGAATATGTTGTTGATGGTTCGATAATTGCTGCGGCGGTAGCGGGTCGCGATGTTTCCCCAGTTTCTGATATTGCTACTACTCTTACAAATTCTACTATAGTAGGATTTAAGAGATTGTATCGAAGATTGGACAATGTTAACGCTGCTTTGGTTGCTAATGCAGGCTGTACTGTTCTTGAGGAACAAACGCCGGTTATCAAGATTCTCTTTTATCTTACTTCAGATACTTCAACTGCTTTAACAAGAAATCCAAGAATTGTGGAAGTTAAGCATTTTGTACAGCAAGGTATGAGAAGGGCTCTTGATAGATACATTGGTGTTAAGAATCTTCCTAAGATGCGTTCACAGGTTAGTGATTCTGTTGGGGCATACTTCAAATCTCTCAAAAAGAGAGAACTCATTGTTGATTTTACAGGAATTAATGTGTCTCAGAATGTTCAAGATCCAAGTACTCTTGATGTTGAAGCATATTACAGCCCAGTGTTTCCTTTAGACTGGATTGTAGTAACATTGAATTTGAGACAGAGTCTTTAATCATAAACAATAGTAAAAACAAATTATTATAAGGAGATTTAAACATGAATCGTATAGCATTAGCAAAGAGACTGGAGAGCCTTTCAGAAGTTTTTGCCAGCCACACACAGTATAATCGGGATCTTAGAGCAATGTCTTATGTTTTAAATAAGATGGCTGATGATAAATTTAAGGGGATTATTTCCCAGGATTTTTCAGCAGATTCTGGTATGTTTTCGGATGAGGCTTGTGGTCCTATGGGTCCTGGAGTGGGTCCTAGAGCAGGTAAACCTAAAGTTATAGTAATTGAAAAAGAAGAAGATACAGCACCTATGCCTGGGAAAGGGGTAATACCAATGTCTCTTGAAGCTAACGAAAAGACAGCCGGTATGTTTTGGAATAAAGATGCTTCTAAAGCTGTCGTTGATAATTTACTTCGTGATGTCGTCGGTATGAACAAGTCTGTTTGTTGTGATACCGGTCGTGAACTTGAAAGTAATCAGGTTCCTGATGATAAACATAAGGGTCTTCCAGAGACCCCTAAATCTTTGACAGCTGAGCAGACACCTAATGGTGCAGAATCTATTAGAAAGAGAAAGAAAAAGAAAAAGAAGCTAGTCTTGAAGACATCAAGAAGAAAAAAGAAGAAGCTGCAGCAGCTAAGGATAAAAAGGATCTTGAAGACTTGAAAAAAGCTCAGAAAGCCAAGAAAAGCGAAAAGAATGCTTCAGAAGAAGAAGCTGAGAAGAAGGAAGAAAAAGATGCAGCTATTGAATCTGCTTCTTCAGTTTTTGAAGGTATTGAACTTTCAGCTTCTATGGATGAATGTGAGCTTGACGCTACAGAAGCTGCTGAACTCAGCAAGCTTTTTGAGTAATTATGGTAAGATAACGGTAAGACAACGATAAGGAGAAATAGATTATGGGAAGAGATAGGGATACATATGTCCATCGGTTAGGGGTTACTCCCGAAACCGCTTCGGTCATAAGTTCAAAGAACAAAATTTATGCTATCCCAGCTGATGGAGACCTAACCACCGCATTTCAGATTGGAGTAGTTGCGACTTTTGACCCTTCTGAGTCGCGTACTATCGAACCTGTTCGTGGTATTGGTTTTGGCGATCATGTAGCTGAGTTGGTCCCTGGTGCTACGGATCCTATGACTCTAGGTGTCACACGTACTGCTCAATATTTATCCATGATCTTTCAGGTCTTTGGATATAAGGGTGGTATTGATGGTATCGTGAGATCACTCCGTCATCACAAGTGGCCTTTTGATATTGTTCAGGAAGTGGTTATAAGTCGTTTACCTTCAGTTGTTGATGGTAAATTGGATGCGGCAGGGCTTACTCCTAACGGTATCAATGGTGAGCTTGATGCAATGCTTACTTATTATGAAGGTTGTTGGATTTCGGATTATGGAATTTCTTATGCTGCAGATGCAGCGCTTGTTCAGGAAAATGTTACAGTTAATGTAACTGATATTATAGCTAGCACAAGTGAAGACTATATTGAACTTGGTGATTATTTTAACTTGAACGCAATTTCAAGAATTGCTGATCCAGAATCTAACATAATTACTAGTGCTACTTCTACAGGACAACCTAGTGGAGGATTAACAGTTTAAAGGGTTTTGTCTCCAAGAGGGAGACTTACTAATATTCAAATAATATAACATATATTACATTTTTTACTATATAAAATAAAATATTCATATCTACATCCCCCTCTTTTATACAGACCCTCTGTATAGTATTTCTTTATTTCTACATATAAAAACATATCTCATATAAGGAGACTGTCATGTCTTTATTTGACGTCATTAAATCATTGGAAGAAAAATTTTCTTACAAAAAGGAAGCTATTGTTAATGAAATTAAATTTGAGCTTACTCTTCTTAATTATGAGCAAGATCAATTAGTAAGTGCTCTTCCTGAGAGTTCTGAGGATCCCTTAGCTTTTTATGAGAAGACTAGAATGCAGATTTTGTCTTATGCTATCATAAGTATTGGTGGTGAGATTATACCTAAAATTGTTGAGATAAAAACAGAAGATAAAGTCGAAACAAAGGAAAAAGCTATTTATCTTCGTGAGTTTTTAAAAAAGCTTCCTCCTAAAATATTGGAACAACTTTTTGAGGTATATATAGATTTTAAAGAAGAAGTGGAAAATACTCTTGATAAAGGTATTGAATATAGTTGGTATAAGACTCCAAAAGTAAGAGAGGCGGAAAGAAAAAAGAAGGAAAAGGAATATAAAAAAAGACAAGAAGAAGATGATGAAGCTTCTACAGAAACTCCAAAGGATAAACTTGAAGAAAATTCAGAAGATAAACCTATAGTTTTTACTAAAATTGATATAAAAGAGGATGAAGATAATAAAGTAGATCAGGTTTAATTAAATGGAAGTATTAGAGGCATATGAAAATATTGAACGGATAATTACCTATGGGTTTTTATCCGTTAGAATTTTTGTAAATGGTCATGATCTATTAATAAAAAATATATCAGATAAAGAATACTATCAGATGAATATGTTTTGTTCTAATAAGGATAAATTTAAGATTAATCTTTTTAGCATAGCATATAGTACGGTTTCGATAGATGGAATAAATTTATTAGAGAATCGAAATGAGTGCTTTTCTGATATACTTAAATTTTATAGTCAATTACCGGGGCTGTTTGTTCTTAAGATTGTTGAAGCGATCTATGAATTAAACCAGGCCTATATAGAATCATTGGATTATCTTGAAGGATTTAGTTATTCCACTAAATCAAGATATTTATGGTCTGTTTTGGATCCGTATAATCGATCAGCGTTTGTTGGTATGAGAGGTCTTGATATTATAGGGATTAATAGTGTCACGGAGAACTGGATAAATATAAATAAAAGATTAGATGAAGAGCAGGAATATGGAAAAGATTTTAATTTGACACTTCTTATAGTAGGGGCTTCAAATTATAAAAGTGCTAAGACATTATCAAAGAATTTTGAAACACATACTAATGAGCTTAAAGAGTTAAGGGATGAAATTTGTAAATACGGGTTCGATAGAAAAAGAATAGAGGAGAATAATAAAAAAAGGGAAGAATGGACTGCTCCATTAGTTTCTCGGGAAGATTTAGTAAGAGAGCTTTCCCGTCAGATGACAGGGAAAAAAGATAAACATGATTTATATATAGATCAATGGATGGAAAATCAGAAAAAGAGAGCAGAAGCAGCTAAAAAGAATGTTGAAGAAAGACAAAAAGCGTTTAGGAAAAATATCGAGATTGCAGATCTTGATTTATTAGAACCTTCAAAACCCATATCAACTATTGAACTAAATAAAATATTAAATAAAAAAAAGAATGTAGACCCAGATAAGACATATATGGCAGGTAAAGAGAAAGATGAAATGAAAGAGCGTGTATTAAGAAAAATAAGTACCAAGATTATACGTCCTGATATGAAGGGTGCCGGAAATGAATATTAAAGAGATACAAGATCAAATAAAAGAGCTTAATAGATTGAAATCTACTCAAGAGAATATTCTTAGAATTGAGAAAAATTTAAATACCCTTATGTTACAAGGTACTAATGTACGTAAAAGATATACAGATGCAATGTCAGCATCAGCTACTGCTCAAAGAGATCTTTTAGATAAAGAGGAAAGTTTATCTTCTTCTTTAAAAAATACGCATAAAGAGTTAGAAAAATCTTCAGATAAATATAAATCATTAAAAGAAGATCAGGAAAAACTCGTACTTACTGCAAAGAAAGTACGAAAAAATAGTGGAAAAGGAAGTGATGAGTATAAAAAGGCTAATAAGATTTTAAAGGAAAATAGAGAAGCTATAATTAATACTCAAAGATCCATGGAGGGGTATGTAAAGGATTTAAATAAAGCTAAAGATTCTATTAACAAGTTAAATGGTAATGCTAAAACAATGCAAGGGACTTTTGATAAACTTGCCCTGGTAGATAGTTCAGATATTGGGTCTATGAATAATCTTAATGATCTTACTAAGCGACGTATTGAAATAATGAAAGAGCAGTATGATCTTTTAGTAGCAAACGAACAGATGACTGAGGAAGAGAGTAAAGATCTAAAAGAGCAGCTTGATACTATGGAGGGTATCGCCAGTGTACAGGGTGATTTATTAAAACGTAAGGTTTCAAAAGGAGCTCATGGAATAATAGATGAGACTATAAAACAAGGCGGCAATTTAAGGGATACTCAATACGGAAAAGCCAGACAATTACGTGAGAGTCAGCTTGGAAATTTGAAAACAATGTTCAGTAGTAAAACAAGTTTATCTCAAAAGATTGAAAGTGCTAAATCTTATAGAGGTTCAGGTAAAGATCTCAGTAAATTAAATGAGATTATGGGAGCTACAGGTAAGACTGCTGCTGGTTTTACAGGTATTGTGAGGACATTGGGTGTAGCATTTAAGGCATTAGGAGCTATAGGATGGATAGGTTTAGTAGTATCAGCTATTAAAGCTGTAGCTAGTTTGGTAAATAGATTAGATAAATTTTTAAAACAATTTAATCAAACGTTTGCTAAGCTTCATGGTCCTACGGTAATGATGGGTAATATAGATAAAGCTATGGATAAGTTTACAGATTCAATATTTAATTTACAGAGAAATCTTAAGTATGGCTTGAAATCTGAAGATATAATGGGAATGTTTCAGGGTATAGCGGAAGCGGGTATGAGTCTTCAGGGAGTAATGAAAAACGTAGCTGGAGGATATAATAAGTTGATTGAGGATTCTGCTAAAGTTCATCTTGATTTTGGGGTTTCTATGCAAGAAGCAGGAGCCATGCTTGGTGAGCAAATGACTGATTTAAGATCCACTTTGGATGAAGCTTCAGATAGTTTTAAGGTTTTAGCATATGATGCATCATTAGCGGGGATACAGTCTCAAAAGTTTTATCAAGCTACTTATGCAGCTGCAGAAGCTTTAAGTTATTATGGTAAATTTCTTACTTCAGCATCCAATACTCTTAAGAATTTTCAGGATCAGGGGGGTATGGGTTTTAAAGATGCCCAGAAGCAAACCCAGGAGTTGACCAATCTCTTTAAAGATATGGATAATAATACAAGAGTTGCTTTTATGAATATGTCTGGTGGAGTAGAAGCTTATAGAAAAGATTTTGTAAAGTTAGAATCCGACTCAAAAGCTGCTATAGCGAAGCACTTAGATTCTTTAGCGGCAAAAAGAAAAGGTTTAGCAGAAGCTGAGAAAAGTGGTAATAAAAAGGCAATAGATTTAATAAAGAATGAAATTTCTGCTGAAGAGAAACAATTGGTTACTACAGAAAAAACCTATGCTATGGCGAGTGCTGCTGCTAAATCTAATGCTCAGGATATGGCTATGTATCTTGAGTTGATATCTGATAAAGTAGGCGACAAATTGGGGGACTATTTTAAGAAATTAAAATCAAAAGGTGGTCCGGATATATTCGGAGATACTCGTGCTATGGTAGAGCATATGAAGGTTATTCTAGGTGTATCTGATGAATTTGCTATGAAGATGATTGGTACAGTTAAGACCTCAAGAGAGGGAATTAAAAGAATGGCTAAGGATCTTGATGAGGTTCTTCCAGAGGGTAAGCGTTCTGAATTTGGTGATAAGATACAGGAGATTATTACTGATGGTATGAAAACAGGTCAGATGGATATGAAAGCAATAAAAGATGGTTTATCAGCATATGCAGGAGATATGGATGTAGGTAGAATTTACGATTATCTTGATAAATTTCCCAAGGCAGTCCAGGAATTCTTGGAAAAAGGTTATTCAGGAGTAATAAATAATATTGAAGATATTACTTTAAGTGCCCTTGGTAATGTAGAAAAAGTAACAGGTGAAGGTGACAAGGAGCAGGCTAGCAGATTAGATGATCTTGTAAAGAATACTCGTACCATTGAAGATTTTATTGGGATTAATAAAGAGAATGCAGAATATTTTCTTGCTGGTAATGATATTCAAAAAGGTGCTGCTCAAGCTGCTATTGCTACAGCACGAAGTACTGGTGCTATCCTGGGTTTCGTTACGGCTATAGCAAATAAAATGGGTGCTAAAGGAGTTAGAACTGAAGAAGAATTTAGAAAGAGTGAAGATTATAAAACTCTTGGAAAACTTATAGAAAAAGAGATGATACTTAGAAATGAATTAAAGAAAACTCCTTTAGAAGATAAAGAAAAACGCAGTGACATAGCACGTAGGATACAGGGTGTTGAGGATATAAAAAGAGGTATTGCAGGAGCTAATCTCTATCAAGAAGCGGAGCTTCAGCAGCAGTCTGTTAAAAATGTTATGGCTATTTACAATAAAAAAGAAAAAATATTAACTCAATTAGCATCTGTAGAAAAAAAGGCTTCTGAATCTACAGGTGTTGAACGAGATAAACTAATGGCAACTGCTCAGTATCTTAAAGAAAAAAGAGATAAGTTTAAAAGGGAGAAGGCATACGGTGTAGATATCACAACTGAATCTGTAAAGCCTAATAAAGATTATAGAGCTATGTCAAGTGGTTATGCTCTTCTTAGTAAAGGCGATGTTGTGGTAAACGCTAGAAGCATGTCTATGGGTACAGGTGGAGATTTTGGTGCTTTTTCTCAGAGTGCTTTATCTAAAATGAAAAGTCCCACTTCAGGTAATGATAAGAATCAAGCTCCCGTTATCCCTGTAAATATTAACATAGAATCAATAACGGGTGATGCAGAGGATATTTTAAAAAAGATAAAGCCTGCGATAGAACAGTCTTTTGAAAGAATGTATTTCGATAAACAGAAAAGAAGGTAGTTTGAAATATGGCTGAAGAAAATACAACAATAGCGAACATAACTCCTGCTTCTTTTCAAAAATATATTAATGCTATAACTCTTCCAGAGGAATATAAAAAAGATGACCTTGATACTCTTCTTGTGTTAGGTCCCACTGAAAATTGGAAGATATGTCAAAGTTCAAATAATAATTTTTCTATTGTTGAATTAAGACCTCCTTATGTTAGAAAAGTCCCTAATGAAACTCCTATGATAATTGATTGGGTAGATTCTAATATAAAACCTATTCTTATTGAATATCAGGATGGATCGAGATTAGAAGCCCTTAAACTTACTCCTAATCCTGAATCAATGATTATAAATTCTGCAAAAAAAATAAATAGATATAATACCATGACTCGATGGGTGGAAGAGCATTGGGGAGATGAGATAGATTCTATAAATTTTTCGGGATCTACTTATTCTTTTAATGCTCGATTGAATCAAGATAATTACACAGGATTATCTTCTGTGAGTAGAAATTACTCAGAATCTTATAAACTACTCAAATCTTTAGTAAATATCTATAGAACTAATGGTTATTTATATCAAGAACCTAATGGTTATGCTTCTTCTCCTATGCCAATTGGATCTGTAGATGAAATGTATGATTATAGTGTTGTAAATAGATATTTATTACAGAATCCTTCTGCTACAGGTAATCATCCGAGACATGGTATGATTCGAGAAAGATTATATAATAGAATAAGTTTTGATTATGTGACTTTAATAGGATACTTTGAATCATTTGATACAACTGAATCTTCTTCTACTCCCTTTAGGCTTATTTATACTTCTGTTTTTAAAGCTGAAAAAACTATCTGGACTGTTGGAAAATGATAACTAGTAAAATACTTACACATACTCGTGATACATTAGAGGAACTTCTGTATAGGCAAGGTGGAAGTTTATTTTTTAATACCCTGGTAAATGATGAATTCTCTGTTGATATTAAGGATTGGAAAACTTCTGTTAATCTTCCTTCAGAGTATAAACCTTTCATTATATCAATATTTGATAGTGAAACTCAGTTAGACGTTATTTCTCTTATTTTATTCATTAATCCTGATGATATGGTTACAGGACAGCAGCAGAAATTTAACAATGCGTATACCCGAAAAGGGTGGGTAAATACGGCTTGGGGTAATGAACAAGCTACACTTTCAATAAGTGGTACATCAGCTGGATTCTATTTATATACAGGTTCTGGAGGGGGAGGTCTGACTAATGCTTATAGACGAAGGTCTCCAAGTTTTATTAATATTGTTGATATAGTGGGCATATTCAAAAATAATGGTTGGTATTTTTTAGATGGTGCTGAAAATCCTTCATATTTTAAAGATGGTACAAGTCGAGTTATTAATGTAATGGATAGCATAAAAATAGAATATGATGAATCAATTTATATAGGATCTTTTAATACTTTTACTTTGAATGATATTCCCACGAAGCCCTATTGTATGGATTATAACTTTGATTTTATAGTGTCAAGTTTTGGTGTAGATCTTCAGGGTATTGAAGGTCACGTCAAAAAGCAGGATAATTATCTTAATATTAACGTTCGTACGGCTTTACAGGGTGCTAATATTGGATTTAAGAGCATTTTAGGTTTAGATGAAGAGGAGCTTAATGAATATTATCCGGAAGAGAGGTATAATATATCAGATTATGATTATACTGATGAAGAAGCGAGAGGAGAAGAATCTTCTTCTGTAGCTAGAGGAGAAAAACCCGTATCTAAAATTCCGGAAGGAAGATTTTGGATTACTCGAGGATGGTTAGATGGTGAAGGGCATGAAAAAAAGTGTGACTTTAGGACGCATACCGGAAGAATTTATTCTGCTACAAGTGGCTCTGTAATTTATGTTCAAAAGAGCTACTCTTATGGTGGTTCTAATTATGTTTTGGTAAAATCTGTAAGTCCAGAGGGTAAATCTATTTATGTTCGATATTTTCATCTTCGTCCTCAGAGTATAAATTTAGTAAAAGGAGATCAAGTTGATATAGGTACTATAGTTGGTAGAGAAGGTACTGATGGTGGTAAATATCATCAACATTGTGATTTTGAAGTACGTGAAATAAGGGGGGGTAATTATAATTATAGAGATACACTTAGGATAGAAGCAACCCCGTATCTTAATAGGATGTGGAATACTTTACATGGTATGGCAGTTAATGGTAATAAAGTTATTAATGATGATCTTGCTTTAGATTTTACAGAGCTTTATGCTAAGCATGATGGTTTAGCTCAATATAGTCCACATCAGGTATTTCCAAAATAAAAAATTAAGGGATTAATGTAATGGCAATTGTAAGGTCCGGATTATTTACGCTTAAAGAGTTTAGTTATCGTAGGAATGTCCTTAAATTAGCTCCTGATGTTTTTGTTGTAATAAACGGGGCTTTGGCATCAAGAGTTATTTCTCCTATGGAAGCTAAGGGTACAAAGGACATCGATATACGAGGCGGTATTGTATCAGTAAATGTAAGTGCTGCTATATCTCCTCCAGGAGCATCAAGAGCTAGTATTGAAATTATAGCTCCAATGTATAAGGGACTACACGAAGATTATTATATAAGTATGCCTAATGGGACGAGAGTACCTTTTTTTATGCCTATGATGGAAGTTAAGATTTATATGAAAGGTAGATATCTCGAACCGGAGTATAATTATACTCCAAGATATTATCCTGTTTTTTGGGGTATGATTACGGGTGTACAAGAGAATTATTCTGATGGTAATTTTACTCTAAGTATTTCTTGTGAAGATTTTTTATGTTGGTGGAAGTACCAAAAAATTACCATTAATCCGAGTGTTCAAAGTTCCTTTTTTGGAGGAGCCACTCAATTAAGATTTCCCTCTGTTTTTGAAAAGATGTCTGCTTGGGAAATTATTTATGCTTTATTTGTAGATAACTTTTTTATACAACATAGAGAGAATGGAGCAGCAGCATATTACAATTTTGTTTATCCTAATTGGTCTAAGAGTGCTGAACTTCCTGATTCTATATTACCTACAAGAGATACTTTTGGACCTTTAACCGCAAATGTTATAGAATACTGGAATAAACGATTTGGTTTTGATGTTCCTAATTCAGAGGACCCTGTTCTTGTAAAAAATCAACTTGCGAATATCCCCTTAAAAATGTATGGTTTAAGAGGTCCTATTTCTTTTGAAACTGTTAAGAACAAGCTCTTAACTTTTTTGGATAAAAAAGATACTGATAAGCAAGATCATACCGATACAAGTGCTAAACTTGATCTTGACTTTGGATTACTAGCAAGAGTACAGCCCTATGGACTTTTTGATTTATTTGGTAATGGTGCTGAAGCTACCGTGTTTTCTAAAATAGAGATTGCGACCACTATATGTGAAAAAACGTTTATGGAATTTTTTGTTGATACAAATGGAGAGATCGTTTTTAAACCTCCTTTTTATAATCTTGATGTAGCTTCTGGAAATGTTCCTTATTATCGCGTAGGACCTAATGATGTAATAAATTACAATGCGTCATTTGATTCGAATTCTATTATAAATTACCTTGTAGTGACAGGTCCTAGGTATCAATCATTGTCGTCTCTTGAAGCTGTAGGGTTTCATGCTGACTTTGCGTCTATTGCTAAGATGGGTATAAGATCTGAGCAGGTTAGTGTACCATATGGCATGAATGCAAAGCAATTAAAAATGATAGCTGCAGCAGAGATGGCACGGAGAAATGGTCAAGCATATACAGGTAGTGTCTCTATACCATTAAGACCTGAAATTAGATTAGGGTATCCGGTTTATTTAGAGCATATAGATACTTTTTATTATGTAACAGGTATAAATCATAATTTTACTTTTGGATCAGCAGCTACGACTGACCTTTCCCTTCAATTTAAAAGAGAGAGAGTATTTGATGATGGTAATAGTCGTATTCCAGGTTCAGTAAGAGGGGATGTTTTATACTCTTGTGTTTTACGGGATAAAGAGACCGAGATGTCACAGTATATAAAAGATTCTCAAATGTCTGATGCTGAGATTGCAAATTATTTAAAGCAGGGGTTTTTAACTGAGGATCAGATAAGGGTTCAAGGTCTTCAAATTATTAGTAAAGAGCTTAAAAAGGGTACATTTCCGGAGTCTAAGTATGATTATAAGGATATAGATGCTTATATCAATGAATTAAAAAAACAAATAGCCTCCGAAGAATCAGGAGTATATAGTGGACCGGGAATAGTTGGGTTGTGGCGGTTAGAAAGAGCTAAAGTTAGACAGAGAACACAGGATCAGGTTAATCAAGCAGGAGACGATGCTACATTTACGTCAAATGAACTTGTTATGATTACGGGAGATTCTGTTCCATATACGGATAAACTTGGATATCGTCACATTGGAACTTTCCCTTATGGTGCTAATTTAGTTTTGACTAAAAACGGTCAAATGAGAGATCTTACTACCTCTACAGGTAGAATTAACCAGGAAATCGATATAGTACTTAATGCCTCTGGTTTGAGAGATAAAGATTGTTCTTGTGGGGTTAGTAGTGAAGCTAATCAAGGATTAGATGGAGAACTTGAATCTGTAGATACTTATGTAGAAGAAAGTTCTGAAGTAATTTCATCTGCACATAAAGATTATATAGATGATCTATATAAAAATGTAGATGATAAACGTCAAGCTATGAATCCCCAGAGTAATCCTAACATGTATAATTATGATAGACCTACGGAGGGATTAGTACAGAGAAATGATATAGAGTTAGCGACCAGGACTATGATAGATGTTCCAAGTAATAATCCTGATCCATGTACAAGAGAAACTAATCAAAACGAATCTACATATAGTGGGTAAAATATGGCGGCTCCTAAAAGAAGTTCTATAAATCTTCCTGGTAGACAAATAGCTCCTAATGAGAATCCTTCATTTAGTGCTATGAAACCTCAAGACATTACTTTTTTAGTAGGTGATATAAAAAGTGTCGATATAGATCGTCAAAAGATAATAGTAGATTTTAGAGACAACTATGGTAGTGGGATAGCTATAGATATTACTCAACCTTTTTTCGGTACCAATAGTTTTATACAAGCTACTCCTCAAGTAAATTCTATTGTTCTTGTAGCAAATAGAAATGGAGACTATTTTCCTATAGCATATCTTCCTAGTTATTCATTTGGTTTGGAAGGTAAAAATGTTAAAGTATGGGCTGATAATGTAAAAACTCAAAATAAAAACGAAGTGTTCTTTAAAGGAAAGAAGCTAAGAGAAGGATGGATAGCTTTATCCTCTAAAGACGATATAGAAGTTTTATTAAGTAATCATTTTAAAGTAAGTCATAGTAAGGGAAATAGCTTTGTATTGCGTCCGGAAGATAATGCTATTATTAATACCTCCAATAATAATTATGTTTTTAGTGGGGGTGTTTGGAGGAATGCTGGAATAGTATGTCGTAATAGTATAAGCCCTATAGATTTTGCTGATATCCCCAATGTTTTTAAAAGTGCTCGAATAAATGGTAAAGACTCATATGCTATAAGACCATATAATTCTGATGATTCTTCAGATCCCTATTTAACTGAGTATCTTCTTGAAGTAGGGGATAGAGATTTTAGTACCTCTCCAATGAATGATGTAAACTTCAGTTCTAATAAAACTATACGTAAACCGATAGCTATTTTTTCTTTAGGTAATTTAATAGGTAATAACCCTAATGATGGAAATTATGGGAGAGTCTTAAGACCTATAGTGTTTTCAGATCCTGATGATAATATAGGAGATTTTTCTTTAGAGCCTATATCTCAAGAGGATTTAGATACTTATGCTGCAGCAGTTACCTTATATAAACCCGATAGAACGAATCCTGATTCTGGAGCGTATTTTGGAATAGATAAAGAAGGTCATTTTTATCAGTTTATTCCTTCTGCTACTGGTGGAGGTTTGGGTAAAGGCAGATCAATGTCTATTCTTGCTCGGGGTAGTAAGAAAGAGATATGGGGTCAAGATTCCCAGTATGCTAATTCATGGGATCTTAAGACTGTGGGCGGAATAAAGTGGGATATAGGTACTCACAATGAACGAGATGGGAATCCATATAGTAATCGGAGTATGGACATAAGAACCAGTAAATCAGTGTTCTTCATGTATGGTTCGAATCTCTCTCCGGATATAGCTGATTTTGATAAAAAAGATACGATTATTGACAATGTAAGAAAATATTATAAGATTGAAAAAGTAGGAGGATACGAGAGGAAAGAGATAACGGGTACTCGTGAGAGTATTATAGGGGGATCCGATAAGTTATCTATAAAAGGGGCTAAGATAGAAAGAATAAGTGGAGCATGTACTATCAATGTAGGTTCGGGATATAATGTGATAGTAGGTGATGCTTTTACTGAAAAAGTTACTAAGGAAAAAAATGAGAATTTTGGTAATCGAAAGACTATCATCAATAGTGGGAATTCTGAATTAAAGATAAACTCTTTAAAGGGTGATATCATAGAAACTATAACAAAAGTTGGAAGTAGAAAATTAACGATAAAAACCGGTAATATCGAAGAAAATATCACTGCGGGTAGTAGGAAGTTTAAAACTAAAACTGGCAGCTTTACTGCAAGTACTAAATCAGGTAGTGTGTCTCTTTCTACTAAAGTAGGTCAAATAAGTTTTAAAACTGATGGTGGTAAAGCCACTATTAAGGCTACTCAAAATATTGATGTTAAGACTACTAAAGCTGCCAATGTGAATATATCGGGCGGGTCTATAAATTTAAAAGGTAGAATGGGTAATAGTGGTGGTGTCATAACTACTAAGACTCATTTTGATTATATAACCGGAGCCCCCTTAAAAGGGTCTACAACAGTTAAGGCTACAATGTAATGCCTATAGTGTCTAAAGCAATATCAGGAGCTATTCAAGGTCAGTTTGCTTTAAGAAAATTGACTGGTAGGGATGCTATAAAATTAGCAGGAGTAATAGGTTCATCGGTATCAAAATATCTTGTACTCCCTAATTTAGTAACATGTAGTTTAAGTGGTACCGCAGGTCCGGTAGGGAATATAAATAGTATCGTAGTTGTTGGGTTAGTGCCCACAGCTATGAGTGGGTTTATGTTTACTAAAGCTGCCTCTAAAAATTTAAAGGGTAGAGATATAAAAAAATTATTTGATGCCATATCTTTAGGATTAGTTCAGATTCTTATGGGTATGATACTTTCTGGTTCTGCAGTAGGTATCGCAGTAGGAGGGGGTGTAGGGACTTTTACTGCGCTTAGTGATCAAGCTCTTTCTAAAATTATGTATGCAACTATGCTTTCAAAACAATTAAAGGGTAGAGATGCAATTAAATTATGTGATTGTATTTCTTTCGGTATTGTGAATCATTTAAAGACTTCTGTGAAGTTTACAACAGTTGTTACTGGAGTAATAGCTCCAGTTCCTCCAGCAGGGCCAGTACCGGTAGTTGGTATACCATCAGTTTTTACAAAGATAAGTTGAAGAATAAAAAGGAATAATAATGGGATCTGATATTTTTAACTTAAAGTCACTTTATCTTGAAGATACCGTAGTACGTGGTGCTCGTATAAGTACAAAAAATGCTCCTACAACGAGATCAGTAGAAGTAAATCCTGTAGCTGAAGATGAAATTCCTATCGTGAAAACAGGTGAGACTGGTGTCAATAAAGATTATTTGATTCAGAGTTCTCTTATTGGTAATGATCTTAATGGGTATGGTACTTTTACTCAAAACAGTAATATAATCAAGGGCTATACTGGTGCTCAGAATATAGTATCTGGGGATAAAATTAAACTTGATACCGATCGATCTATTTATACTATTACAGGGATACAGGGTACTGATATCTATACAGTAGAAAAATATTCTAAAAACAATATTACCGATCCCGATATTCAGACGGGTCCTTGTTTAATAGAAAAAGTTCTTTTAGATAGTGTAAAATATGAAAAATCTGACAATAATATAGTCTACTATAAAGATGAGAGTGAGTGGGGAGTCACTGGCATGAATATGTCAGATCCTATCATAGCTCCATCAAATGTTTTTAATCTTGATACTGGATTGAATGTTCAGTTTCAAAAAGGTACCTTAAGAACTAAACCCGATCTATCAACGGTTTTAAGCTCTTCTAAGACTTTAGTGAATAATAATACGTCTCCTGTTTCAGATGTGTCTTTAAGCCCTATCCCTTATCCTCATAGTAGCCTTCAAATTATGATGGGTCCTAATGGAGAAGAACTTAAAGTGGGTGTCGAAGGTGTAGATTATGTAATTAATTATACTGATAGCCCTGAGATTATGTATCCTATTCCTCCTTATGAAGAAAGAGAAGTAGCATATATAAAATTTCTTGGTAGCATGACTGATGAAGTACAGGTTAATCCTATTAATTCTTCTTTTGATGGGAATATGGTTATTAATGAAAAAGTTCAAGAAAGTGGAATAACCGTAACAAGACCTGTCCAGGATATTATATCAACTGATGATTTTTCAATAAAAGTTGCTGGTTTAGAAAAAGGTGTTAATTCTGAATATGTAGCTAATTATGAAGCTGGGATAGTTACTTTCGTAGAGCATACCAATCGGGAGTCTTTAATAGATACTCTTACTTATCCTAAAAAAATTGTATGGGATGGTATAAGTGTAATAAAAGGTGTGAGAGAAGATGAGGTAGAAGATCCTAATAATCTGGTAGTACCAGGAGTTTCTGGAATAAATGATATAGATTATACAATTTACTTTGAAGATACAGACACAAATAATTTGATTCGAGATGTTGATTTTATTATTGATCCGGAATCGGGAGCATTTAATCTTACTTCTCCTATGAAAGAGGATGAAGCAGTACTTGTTTCTTACTATGTTGAGGGAATTGATATAAAGGATGAAAAAGTTGATTTAGGTCAAATGAGACTTAAGAGTTTTCCTTTGATAACAGATTCATTATATCTTACAAAAAAATATAATGTTTTATCTGATACAGGGGTACCTACTACTAAGACCCGATTGCTTATTGAAGGAATAGATTTTATGGTGTCATATGTCACGGGATATATTCAATTGTTTCCCTCTAATGAAATTACGGTAGATGTAAAAGCATCATATACTCCTATGTCTCAGATAAATTGTGTAGCTCAGAGTATTGCTAATAGTACTGATTATGTGTATACCATACTTGAGGATGTACTTGAATTTACTCAAAATGAATCTGGTAGTAAGAGATTAATATTTATTGTTAATAATCCTACAGTGTCTGTACCTAAAAAGATTTTATTTGATAGTGATAAAGTGGATGGAAATTATAACTTTTCTGGTAGTATCCTTCCTGAAAATATTTTAGAAATTAAGGCAAAAGATACCGATCGTATTTTTAATGTTCAGAATGCTAAGTATGATGACCTCAAAAAAATGATAACTCTTGATTCTTCTTTAAATGGGGATACTCCTCGTGATGGAGATATTGTTGTAGGAACTTATAGTATACAATCTGATGTCTTACCTTATGCTCCTGTTTTACTCCTTTATACTGTGATAAATGAAGGTGATAGTTCTTTTTTAATTGAAGGGTATGATAAGACTGATATTTTAAGAGCTGGTATCATATTAAGGATGGATAATAAAGATCCAGAATCTACAAACTATTTTATGCTAAAGGATGTGACATACCAGAATCAAAGTACTCAGGTAGATATTTATGGAACATTTCCGGAAACTGCGGTTGATCCTCTTTTTTCTGTTTTTGATGCGAGTATTACTTGGGAATCCTTATCAAGTGATGTGGTCATAGATACTTCATCTCCAATAAGTTCAGACCACATAACCTTTAATGGTGGATCTCTTTTTGTTTCGACAAATCTTAAAATAGATGCTCTTTTACTGATTAGTAATCAGGAAATTTACACGATAACATCCATAACGGTCAATGGGAACTCTACGGATATCGGTATCTATCCAAATTTAAGATCTACTCTTACATCTAATATAGTATTCTCCAGATCACCGGTGTATGAAGAGGGAATCACGACTCTTCCTGCGGATAAGTTTATTCTGCAAGATCCTGTTCAGCCAGCTTTTTCATTATGGTATCAGGCTCCTGAAGGTTTTGAGGGGAATGCTAAAGTATTGTTTTTAGAGGATAAAATATTTATAGAAGAATTTGTTTCCGGTATTAGTAATCCTGTTAAGTATGAGTTTCTTACAACAGATTACCAAGATATTTATGCTCTTGCTAAAGCTATTCAAGCTACTCCGTCTACTTTTAAAAACAATGTACCATACCTGGGGGTTCCGGATTATTTACCATTTACCATAGAACATTCTGGTGAAGAGGAATATTATCTTGGTGCAGGAGTTTGGAGCCCAAGTGCTTTAGTACCTTTTGAAGAAGAGACTTATATAAATTTACCTTATACATTTACAATTATCACTGAGCTTTATAAATATACTTTGTTGGAGCTTTTTAAAGGTAAGAATGAATTTACGGTAAAGGATGTTGATGTCTCATCTTTTTATACTCCAGGTAAGATAGTTTCATTTATTAATCAAATAAGTGAGAGATATTTTTTCAGTAAAGTTATAGGGTCTGAGTATGTTTCAGATAATACCGTGGTATCATTATCGAGTAGCATCATCGAGAATATGGTATCTCCATTTCAATCTATTGCTTTAACTCAGAATTGGGAAGATCTCACGAACACTCTATTGAGCATCGATTATGAAAATTCAAAGTTTATATTTTCGGGTTATTTGATCCAGGACATAAGAATAGGTACATTGCTTATTATTGGAGAGAGTGAGATTTATCAGGTATTGAATGTTTCCTCATATGCTGGTGGTTTTGATCTTATCATGAATCCTGTAATAGAATACACTGTGGCTGTTCAATCCTATACGGGTTATATAAAGTTCTGTAATGTCGATGATTTTATCTCTGTTGGAAATATTAATGAAAAGAAATTGGAAATTGATACTGATTATTCTTTAGATGATGGTGTCATAGAATTGGTAACTCCTGTTGAATCTTTGGATAGGTATCTTATTAGTTATATGGGTCTTGATAATTTGTATGAAAATGAAGGTGACTCGATTACATGTTCATGCAGGTATCTTTCTTCTCTTCCTATAGGGTATCGGTTAGACGTTTATTTTGAGTATCAGAATATTGATCAATTTTACATTCAAAAATTAACTGAAAGAAACTTCTCTGAAATTGTTGTAGTGCCTCAAATTGAAGAGATAATAGAACAAAAAGGATCTGGAGGAGGTCAAGGTAATGATAGTGGTGCTACGAATGATGCTGTGCCCACTTACGAGGGAGGTACCTTTAATCTTGATTATCTTTTACGTGATGAATATATTAAAAAGCAACTTTATCTTAGATTTTATAAATGGTATAAGGAGCGCTTGAGGGGACTAAGTGGAGAGTTACAGCTCGGTCTTGGTTTTAAGACTGCTCATAGTAATGCTATTGGAGAAGTAGATGGATATTATAGTTTGGAAGATCAATATGTAGAAACAGAAGATTATACACTTACTAAAGATGAGGATATTGATCAGATCCAAAATGGATTTTCAAAATTTTATCCTGTAGGGTATGAGGGTGCTGCCCCGGACTATTATCACAGGTTTAAAAAAGAGTATCTAACGTTTAATGAAGTTTACTGTTGTAATATAAAATACAAAAATGATAAGAATACTATTGTTACGGTAGGTATTGTTAAATCGGATCGTCCCTATTGGAATAAAACATCAGATCTTATTTTTAAGGTATGGGAAGAAGATTACATAGATAAGAATCTTATAGGATATTATAGTGTTGATGTACCATCAGATGATAGAAGTTTTTCACCCGACAATTATTCTTTTCTTAAAGTTGTTGAAGTTGGAGACAAGATTAAACAGGAAAAGTTTAAGAAATATTATACTATTTCAGAGATAATTTCTCCTGATGATAAAGATTATGAGTATATGATTACTAATAAATTTACTGATACGGGTGTAAAATTATATGATATAACTAGTGGTTTGATTAATGGTGAGGATGCACCTTTTGATACTTTAATAGAAAATCTTCCCTCAGATGGTGATAGAATTTGGATATATCGTCAGGAGAAAGAATCTTTTCCGATGTGTGATGATCGGGGTAATCTTGGTGCTACATCTTATGGAGAGTCTATTGAGGGATTGATTGAGGATTCTCGTAAGATAAAGAAACCTTTCTTTGGTAGTTTTTTAAAATTGTTTTTTCCTAATGCTCAGAGTGCTAAGAATTTTAAGATTTGGGTTAAAAAGGATTCTGAGGGTAGTTGGGAGTCTATAGGTGAAATTGATTTATCAAAGCTTTCGTTTAAAGAAGAGCGAAATATTGATGATGTTATGGATGCTCTTCGAAATAATTTTATAACAAAGTTTATAGTTCCCAGTATTCCTCCTTATACTGTTTATGATATCTCTGATGGTACGACAAATGAACTTCCTAAAGGATTTGCGGACTATTTTTATTTGACTCTTGAGAAGATGTATGATGCTAATAGTTCATTAGGGTATTATCATGTTATTTCTTTGAAAGCTAAGGATCGTAATTGGTGGTTTAAAGTAAGTAATGATGGATCTATTAATGATGATGGAGTAGTTACTGAAACAGGTAAACCAATAGTAGGTGATTATGGGTATTCATCAGAAAAAGTTTATGAGAATTTTTATGATCCTGATAATATCTATAAAAACTTACTTCTTGAAAAACAGGCATGGCAAACAGAAGAACTTATCATAAGAGATCTTTATGATTATAGTGATAAGATTGCTCGAGCTTTTGATCAGGGTAATTTAAATCGTGTAAATAGTATTTATCAAAATTATCTTGCAATGCCTGACAATGGCACTGTTTTAGGTATTTCTGATATTTTAAGGCAAAGAATTCCTTCGTATGAAAAACAGTTAAGATTTTTGGTTGATACTAATGGACCGGTTTATCGCATACTTTATCCCGATCTTGTTCATTCTGAAGATAGTGCTACTCCTGATATTGCTTTGACCTATAATCAGACTCTTTTTGCCTGGAATTTATATAATGCTTTTTATAGTAAATATCTTTTTTATTATAATCTTAATGAGGATAATAATAATACTTGGAAGAAAGAATATATTCGATGGGTTATGAGTCTTGAAAGAGGTATTATATATCAAAAAAATGCTAAACAGATGTATAATATAAATACGGGTGTTTTAACTATTGGGTTAAAAGAAGAACCTACTATTAAAATATCATTATCCTCTCAATCAACTTATGTAGTTTCAAATCCAAAGGTTACTCTTTCCTCAACCTATGATGGAAAATATATTCAGATTCTTTTTAACCTTGAAAGTAATGGAGTAACTATTCCCAGTGTTACTTGTTTAGTTTACTTATATGATAAACAGAATTTAAATGGTATTCCTATAATTGTTTATAAAACAATAGATCAAGTTTCTTCTGAAATCTCGCAATATACATATGAGGGTGTCTCGATATTTTCAGCTGAAAACATTTTTGAGCATTATGAAAATGATATTGTTTCTAGATTTTGTTATGTAACAGATCAACTTATTAATCCTGTAAATGGTATAACTCTTAATACAACAAATGTAGCTGATCATCGGACTTCTGATCCAAGAATATTATTTCTTAATAAAAAAGTTGAGGATAGAGTTTATACACATGAGATAAGAGAATTGCCAGGTTTTAATCTTTCATATTTTGGTGGTTACTATCTTTTAAAATACAGTTCTGTCGGTATGACTATTACGTTGAATAATTATTTAATAGGGGATAATTTTAAAGATCTTAACTATGGTGTTTTTTATGATGATGCAGGTCAGAAAACTCTTATATTGAGATATACTCAATATTACACAGATTCAAGTGAAGATGAAATAATTACTAAGTCCTATAAGCTTTATAATAAAGTAGGGGATACGTATGAATATAAGACTTTAGCAGCATTAGCTTTGGAATTAGATACAAATGTTTATAGTGCTTCAGTACCTTATGCTAATAGAAGTTTGTTATGTGATGCATTCAATTTAACATCTGATTATGTAGAAGAAGGAGGAGATAGAGTATCACCCTATATTATTACAAATAGTATTTATAATGATTTGGATAAAGAACTTAATCAATGCTACTATAGGGTATATAGGGATGATTTAGGCGTCAAAAAGTTTGACGTATTATTTTATAATTTAATAGATGAGGGTAATAAAGTAGTCAAAGATACTACTATTTCTGATCAATTTGTCTTTTCATTACAGAAAGATGACTTATCTTTTAAAACTCTTTCAGAGATATCGTCTGAAATTTCAAATTTTAAATATCATGGCGAGAAAATTTTAGGAGCTTCTTCAGTATATGAACCTATTCCTAATGGAGATTTATCAACCACTTTTGTTATTAAGGATAACACTATTCTTCCTATAGGACTTGATTGGTTATCAACGATATATGTAGATACTTATATCGAGGCTATCAGTGGTAATGAAGCAAATAGTAGAACAGTGGCGAGTATAAAAAACGCAGTCTTTTGTTTTCCTATGTATACTGCAAATGGAAATATCAATAAAACTGCTATTGAGGATATCCCGGTAGCAGGCAATTGGGAAATTATTGATGGTGAAGAAGTGATTGAAGTAGGGTGCCTTGATGGAGAAACCTGGTCGGTCTCTTTTTCGGATTATGATTCTGGTGATTTTAAAAGTTATATGGCTCCACAGGAAATTATAACTTTGATTGATAGTGGGAGTCCTATCACAGAAGAACAGTATAATCAAATAAAGATTACAGAAGATAAACCTTCAGTAGCGGTATTAAAAGAACTTATCTTAACAAGAAATGGGGGTAGTGAGGATAATGAGATAAGGTTTAATTTACGTAAATATAATACTGTTAATGAACTTGCTCAAGCAATAACCTTGTCTCGATTTAATGATGATGGAGATCCGGATGTGAATGGTAATAGAGTTTTTTTTACTGCCTCTGTCATAGGAGATCCTGAGATTCAGGGTTTATATAAAAGTCCTGAATTGTATAGCGCTTATACTCCAATAATTAAATCTTTCACAGTTACTATGGATGACGGAACAACAGAATATAAGAATTTACAGCTTATAGGTTGGGAGCTTACTCGAATAAATATGAAGGTTATTCAGAAATATAATATAAAAATGTCTTCTAAGAGATATAGCTATGGATCTTCTTATAAATTTAATATGGCGAGTCCTGAGACAGCTTATATTGATACTCTGTATAATAATCCACAGGGTTTTAGGAGAGATATATTAGCTTTTGATATTTATAGCTGGGATTATAATGCTCATTATGAAATAAGAAACAATTGGATTTATTTTAAGAGTGATTCTATTGATTATTTTGATGCTGCAGATCTTGGTCAACCTAATAAGACTTTAGGATATGGTATTCCTCTCGCGGGATCAGGTCATTCTATGGCTCCTGATAATGAAAATCTTTTGAGTTTGATGGATAGGATTAATAAGAATACTGTTGTAAATAAATTATTTTATGCTAGTTTAAAATTTACTCGAGATGATAAATTTAATCCGGGTTATTTTGAATATAATTATCTTCCTAATTTATATGCTGATGTGCCACGATCTATAGTAGATAACATCTATCTTAATGATGATGATGTTATGAGTATAAGTCCTGGAACTGGCTATGTTTTTACCGATTCTGATATTGCTATAGATAGCATAGCAAGAACTATGGATTTATCGTGTGATTGGAAGTTTGATTATACTTATGAACGTACATTTTTCTTCAGCGAAACTGCTAATAGTACTATAAGTGGATTAGTTAATAGTATAGATAATGCACTAGCTCCATCAATTCTTTTATCTCTTGCGGATTCTGAAGTTTTAAGTGGGCTTGGAAGTACTTTGAGTAGGAATCTTTTACCTACGTATATCCCTAAGGTTTTAAAAACAACTGGTACTAGTGTTAATGTAAATGTTGGTTATGTAAAAACCCCTGCTTTAGGACTTAGTTTACGAACTGCTACTGGTCCAGCAGTTCCTATTCCTGGGTATCCTAATTTTATAGTTAATGAGGCTACATTTAATATTCCAAAGACAAGAGATAGATTAGTTATTAATTGTAAACTCACTTATAGTGGTACATATTCTTTAACGGGTTATGATTTAAGCACACAATATATTGAAACATTAAGTACCTTTATCAATTCGATACATCCTTTATCAAATCCCACTTTTACCCCTTTATTTAATTCAAGTTCACTTTCTGTAAGTTATGGTAACTATAGTGCTATAAGATTATTATCTACTACAAAAACAATAGATGTAGGTAATACCTTACTTAAAGCGGATTTAAAAGATGTTGTTGCATTTAAGGTTTTGAATATGGCTCTTGAAGGGACAGTACAGGTAGCCAATAATAGTATACATGCTATAACCTTTAATACTTATAATACGTTGTTACCAGATAATAGAGATATGCATGCTTTTGTTGATAGCATAACGGGTGATTATAGTAGTGGTTTTTTATTTTGTGATATTCTTCCTATAAAAATAGAATCAGTAGATGTTGGGATATTAAGATCTGGTATATATAATCTTACTTCTAATAATACTCCTGCACATGTTTATTTTGGTATCCTTGGGGATATAAAGTTTGTTCAGATATCCGACAATAATCTTCATGTACAGTATAATTACATTAAGGAGAGATTGGGTATGCCATGGAAGGATGCTCAGGGTAATTTAGAATATGATTATTATACTTCAGAAAATTATAATGAAAATAATCCTACAGCAATTGATTTGGATAATTTTTTGGGATATCTACGTACCGGTCGTTATAATCAAATTAAGAGTTCGATTATTAACGAGGGAGTAATAGATAATAAATATTTGTGGCTTTATATGAAATTCCACAAGGAGTTTGGATGCGATCAACGAGCGAAGATGCTGGAAGATGCAATAAAAAAAGGGGATCAGGACATCGAGACTCTAAAGTTTGCCCTGTAGAAGAACCTCAGTGGGTAATGGTAGAAGCAGGTAAGAGTGGTGGCATAGCAAATTTATTTGCTCCTCATGTTTGTCGCCTGCGTAAAGCTATTGAAAAGGAAATAAAAAATGTCAGTAAGAATTAAGTATGATATAGTATCAGAATTTGTAAAGCCAAAACTTTATGATTTTGATATTCCTACTATTACTTTAAAGGAATATACGTTAAAACCTTCTCTTGATATACTAGCGGCATCAAATCCTCCTATTATACAAACTGATGAAGGAGGAGATAGTTGGTATAATTGGACTATATCACTTACTTTAGAGGGTATTGATACTACAGTAGTAGGAGCTGAAAAGTTTTTTAAGAAACTTGATCAAATAACTGATGTTATTACACAATTACTTAAAATTATACGATTGTTTAGTAGTAATGTAAATTCTACTTCTGCATTTTTGAAATTTGCAATAAAGCAGCTAGCTAAAGAATTGAAAGAATTTGTAGATTCTTTAACTTCTACAGGTCTTTATTCTAGTCTCATTATCCCAAATTTCGATAAAACATTTCCTAATTACACGGTTCCTACTTTTGGAGGGTATCAAGAGTTTATTTCAAGAGTAAACGCTACATGTTTAAGTAGTAAAGATCCAGATGCACCTAAATTTGAAGATGCAGATAAAGTAGGAGGAGTTATTATTGCTATGCTTGGTGGTGTAGATGATCCTAATTATTTAAGTGATCTTATGGATAACTTTAGAAAATTGGGAAGTTTATTCGGGTTTAAAATACCATATCCTTCACCGGCTCGTAAATTTAAAGCTATTCCCGGCTTTTATAAAAAAGATGGAAAGAAGACTTTAGGAGTAAAACTAACTTGGGAGTCTCCAGATTCTCCCGTAGGATCTTTTTATGTATATCGATCGTTATCTTTTAGAGGGGTACCTATTAAAGGGGAAATTAATGGTTTAGATATTAATATACAAGTTTTTTCAGATAATTTACCTATGGTAAAAGTTAATTATAGTAGTTTTAAACCTACATATAGTTATATAGATTTTGATGTTACTGAAGAAACTTTATATTATTACAAAATATACTCTGTTTTTGGAGAAGACTATCTGGACAATAATCCTCATTTGAAATCTATAAGTAGTCCAATAGCTACACCAACAATATCCGCTAATGTTCCAAGAGAGTGTATACCCCTTTCTGAACTTAAGAAATATATGAATTTATCGATAAGTGGTGAACTTATGTCTCCGTTTGATATGGAGGGAGATTGGCAATCTGTTACAGTACGTAGAATGCTTGGTAATCAACTTGATGATATGTATGATAGTCTAGATGTCCTGGCAGATACTCTTATAGGGCTTGTCGATACCAGTAGTACTGCTATAAATAATTATTTAAAATTTTATGGTGAGAGAATAGAGAATTTGTTAGAGATACTTGAAAAAATTAAAAATATCATATTTAGACTTAGTTCTTTTACTACTCGTGGTACTTTTATGGTATTGAAGATGCCTCTTGAAACCGGGGGTATGAAAGGTTTTGTTGATCGTTTTAATAAGGCTTGTAATTCTGGTAATTCGAAAAATGAAGTCCCAAAAAGTACAAAAAAATTATCTGAATTTCTTAGTAATTCTGCAAAAATAACTAAAAATTCTCCTATAGCAAAATTTAATGAAAAAGGAATAATGTTTGGTCTAATTTTATTATATGGTATTCCTGATTTATCAAATCCTGAGAGATTAAAATTAATTGTTCCGGAATCTAATATAGAAAATGCTAAAAAAAGATATGCTAGTTCAGGTAAAGCTATAGAAACTTTATTGAAAATGTTAGGGCTGGAGTAGATTATGTCAAGAAGAATTAAAGATAATTATAATAAAAATAATAGTATTGCTGAAATAGAGGATCTATATACTATTGCTGAGAATAATAAAGATAAGGTTGAGGATAAAAGGAGATTATTAAAGAAGGAAATAGCAGACTTAGCTAAGATGATATCGATTACAAGAGAAGAATTTATATCTTTTCTTAATAGCTATGGAGTAGAAACAACTTTTCCTATTTTCAGTACTGTTACAGCGGATTCTGTGATGCCATTTACTGTTTCAAGTCAATCTCTGACTGAAATACCTATCGAAAATGCTATGCTTTCAAATAACCCTAATCCAACATTTTTACGTACTCTTAATCTTCTTCAGAATAAATATGAAACATTACAGGATGAAATAGAGGAATATGTTTATAGTCTTTTGAGAATGAGGTTACGTAAATCTGAATTAGAGGCAGATTTGGAATCAGTAGATAAAACTATTACTGAGTATAAAGAAAGGTTAGAGGAGTATCAGACTGAATATAATGATGCGGTAAGTAATCTTGATAAAATTCGTTCTCTTTATCAAAATCTTCTTGATTTCAAATATTTAATTACAGCAATTCCAGATACTTTTACTGCTGAATCTTATACTAAGTTTCAAAATAATTATTTCAATAGATATAGTACTGAATACTACAATAAGAAAAAGACACTCATGAAAATGGGTATTACCCTGCAGGATAATTATAAACTTACTGTTTTCGATAAAGAGCAATTAGGTATTTATACGTTGGTATTTAGGGAAATTGCTTATTTCTTTAGTTCTGATGAGGGTTATTCTATAAAAGAATCAAATAACTCTTCCAATGGTCTTATTAAAGTGTTACCAGAAAAATATATAGATGCTATATCTTACAAAACTTCTATTCTTAAAAAATTGGATCTTTTAGCTAAAGACATCGATCAATTAATTTTTAATTCAAAAAATACCCTTGATGCTATAAGAGGAGTAAAAGGGGTTGGTAATTCTGTGGTAGATTCTCTTATAACCTCTACGAATGCTATTGCCAATTCTTATGTTTCAAAGAAAACAATAGTACCAGATACTCTTAAGGATGTCACAAATGATAATTATACTGTGAGGTTGGGTGTAAATCAGAGTATAAATAGCTTTAAAAGTCATCTTCAATTAGGAATTGAGAATTTGGATTCAAAATTTGTTAGAGCAAGTTCTCATTTTTTAAGGAAGATGGCAAAGACTATAGGTTTCCCTGTAACATTTTTTTATGATCGTACCATTAACCTTGAGGATCATCTTCGGGAAAAAGTTCGTCAAAAGTATGGCGGAAATATCCCTTTTTGCGATGAAGTAGAATCTATGGATGAAAATGGTAATATTATCTTTATAAAAAAAGATAATACTGATCTTAAAACGGGCAAAAGTAAGACCAATATTAGAGCTCTTGCTTTGGAAAAACTTACGGAAGCCCCTACAGATATTCTATCTACATAACCTGCACATTCTGTCTGTAGCTTAATAATCTACTATTATGTTTGGCTAATTATTATGTCATATGATATCAGACTACAGAATTATTGTGATCATAAGATTCTTTGGGCTAGAGCTCAACTTGAATCTGATAGCCGAACGGTGTACTTTCAATATCCATTGGCTGCGTTGTCTTCTTTAAAAGTTCGTATGAATGGTGTTGTTGTACCTTATTCGACATATGGTGTTAAAACATCACGTGAGCCATTAAGTCTTGTAGTTATTTCAAGGCTTGAATTTATAACGAAGATTAAGCATTACGATCCGATTATAGAACTTTTTTATACTACTTTTGCAGATACATGTCCAAAATGCCTTAATGTAAAAACGGTTGATGATTGGATTATTAATGGTAATGGAGATATAGATGTAGTTGATAGAGAACTTCTTCTTTTACAACAGGTTGAAAAGATTCTTGTGACAAAACTTTCTTCTAATGTTTTTCATGATTGGTATGGGACGGAACTTCATTCTCTTATAGGAACAAAAATTTTTGATAGAGATCTTTTGTTTAATAGAATTCGTGAACAAGTAAATTCTGCTATCGAAAAACTTAGGAATACACAAAGACAAATGATAGCATCTGGTAGAACTTTTTCTCCTGGAGAATTATTCGGAAAATTACTTAAAATAGATATTCTGAATACAGAAGACCCTTCTTTGATTCAGGTGATAGTTACTTTTACATCTCAGGGTAATGTTAATGTTGAGTATACACAATATATAAGTATGAATGACACTGCAAGACTACGATTGGTTAATTAAAATATGATACCTGCACCTATAATTTTATTCCCTAAGACTAACTGGTCTGCTACAGGAGATCAGGTTTATTATTCTAATGACCTTCTTCAAGCTATTTCTGGAGAAGTTCCTGTAGTATCTGGAGAGATAACTACTGGGGAAAATATTATAGTTAAATTTCGTTATAAAATTGATCGTGCGGGTGTCTCCGGGACTTGGTCAATAGAATCGACCAATAATATAACCGTAGGTACTTCAAATTCTTCTATCACAGAAATACCTTGGTCTTTTTATTCAGAAGGGATATTTGAACTTATTGCTGGTGATATTCTTACCTTGGATTTTAAGGCATATAAAGTAAGTAATACTTTATCGCATATTGGTGAAGTATTGGATTATAGTGAATATTCAACGATTATAGCATATATTACTGCAATAAATGATATCACAGCATCTGCTTATCCTCCTACGGGTATGAAGATTAAAAGATATGATGATAGCATCAAAATATTGATACCATCATCGGGTATAGTTCTTAATGAGAATAATGATTTTTCTGGTTGTAACTTTTTCATGAGTTTAACTCCTGGTACTGATTATGTACTTATGAATGATGTACCAATAACAGATGTTGATGAAAGAGAAAGTGAAGATGTTTTAGTAGAAGAATCTTCATATGAAGATACGGTTAATGATCTTACGGTCACTACAAAAAGAACTAAACAGGTAACTAATGAATATTATACTTATACACTAAATAAAGCAGTTATCGCTAGACTCGTACAAGAAGGTAAAATCCCTAATATTTTTCTTTCTGATGGTCAGACATTAAGTAATGACATTATTTATTATTTGATATCTACGGTAAGAACATTTGATAACGCTCTTAATCAATTAATTGAAAGCCCCTATTCTCAAGAGCTTGAAGGTCAATTTTTAAAATATTCTACCGATTATCAGACTCTTCCTAAAAGATCAAGAAGTGATGTACTTTTCTCTATTTCTAAAGAGATGATGGTTAATAATGATCAAATTAATGTTGTACCAGGATCTGTTATTCGCGATATATCTGATCCTGTGGCTTTAGAATTCGAAAAAATGTATGTGATACAAGACTTTATTTTTGCATGCTCATCTCTTGATACTCTTTTACAATTTGATGACGCAGATGGTGATGGAGTAAGCGATTCTGTTTCAACAAGTACTCGTAAAAGAGCTTTGGCATCAGCATTAGGTCTTAGAGATATTTCTAATCTTCAATTGTTAATTGATGAGCAATTTGATAAATTTGGATCAAACTATAATCTTACAAGAAAAGGGACTACATATTCTATAGGTTCTGTGGTTTTTTACACTGAAGTACGCCCTACTAATGATATTCTCATTGTCGATAATACAATTGTTTCAACATTAGCTAATTATGATCTTAATAGAAGGGCTGTTAATTTTGTGATAAAGGGTACGAAGATACTTAGTTCAGATAATCCTGACATTTATTATAACCCAACTACAAAACGTTATGAAATTCAGGCTGATATAGAAGCTCAAATTGCTGGAGAAAATGGTAATGTCCCAGCAGGTTCAATTACGGTAGCACAGAATGTAGCTCCAAGTGTAAGAGTAAATAATGAGGTTCCTACAAGATATGGAAATAATCGGGAGAGCAATCAAGAATTCTCAGATAGAATAAAAGTTGCTAAATTCGATTATGATTCAGGTACTGAGGGTGGATATAATTCTGTTTCTATGGATGTTACCGGCGTTATACAAGCTAGAGTAGAGATTGCTGGAGATCCTTTAATGATGAGAGACTATGATGCTACTGATAATAAGCATATTGGCGGTAAAGTAGATATTTATATCCGAGGTACTCGCTTGATGCAAATGATTGATCAAGTAGCTTTTAGTTATGAATATCCTACGGATACTTACGGAAATAAAGTAGGAGAACCTTTTTATATTTCAGATGCTTCCGATTTTAGATTAAGGTGTAAAAATCAGAGTGTAAATGTCGATAATCCTATAGTTTCTGTGAGTAAAGTTAGGAATATCACTCTTGGTAAAGATTATTCATTAGCTAATCTTCAGATAATCGGAGAGGGTAATACAATTCTTCTTGAAAAAAATCAACAGAATACAAATATTGGTTTATCTACATTTGATGTTGTTGAAGTAGCGTATTTGTATAGAAGTTCTAATATGTTGGTTTTATCACAACAGCCGCTTGAAAGTATTGTTTCAGTTACAACTTCCGGAGGTTCAGTTATTGATACTTCAAAGTATGAACTTGTTAAATATGAAGATCCATTAATGAATGGAAATTCGAGTATAGCTAAGGATGCTGTGAAGTTTTATTTCAATGAATCAGATAATATTCAGGAATTTGTTACAGTAATTGATGAAGAGCATGATATGCTTTATGATAGTCCAGCACGACTTGTATTAAAAGGTGTTAATATTAAAACTATAGTGATTACTCCTGTAGGGGGCGGTGATCCATATATACTGGATGTCGATTATTCCATAGATGTAGGAAGTGATATTACATATACATATATTGAACTTCTTTATCATAGTAAAATAAGACATGGTGATCGGGTAGCAGTATCATATCAAGCTAGTGAAAATTTTAATGTAACTTTTGTAGCAAATGATCTCATAAGACAAGTACAGATAAAAATTGATGAGATGAAGCATGCTTGTGCAGACACTATAGCGAAACAGGCTATAAGAAATTTTGCTGATATTAGCTTTGTAGTAGTAAGAAAAACAGGTACTGATATAAACATTTTGAAATCACGAATAGTTACTGCTGTTTCTAATCAGGTATCTAGATTAAAAATGGGAGATACTTTAACTCAAAGTGATGTATCAAGTATTGTACGTACTGTAGAAGGAGTGAAAGATATCCGGATACCCTTTACTAGGATGATGAAAAGGAATAGTTCTTTTATACCCCTGGACGATGTAGGATATACTACATTTGAAGTTTATAGTAAAACAAGTGCATCGGGGGTTACTTCATATAGAAGTATCAATAGTGTACTGACCTATAACACTTCAGATAACGGTGGTGACTCTAATTACTTTAGAGGAGTTTATGAGGATAATAAAGTATTAGAACTTGTTAATACTCCTATTGAAGTTTCGAAGGGTATTGGAAGATCTTATATACAATCTGATGGTAAAATTATTGTAAGTACTACTGATGGAGCCCCACCGCAGACTAAATATTATAAAGTATCATATTTTACTTATTATGCTGCTGATGAAAATCCGGTGGATGATATTTATACGTCTGAGATTGAATATTTAGAAATAGATAATATTAGTTTGAGAGATATAGAAATAGTTGATGAGAAAGTAAACAAACGAGGATATTAAAGTATGGCTACCAACAACGAAGAAAATACTTCTACCTCATTAGAGGGATTGGGATATGCTTTTGATAAGGTTGTTTTCCAAAAAGGTAAACCTCCATTAGATACAGAGCTTAATTCCGCTCAAGAATTTCAGGAGATTAATACTCGTAAGTCAACAGCTCATATACCTTCTGGTTGGTTAAGCTATAGACAGATATATACCTCTAATGATCTTGAGAATAGTTTTTATACACAGGATCCAGAGGGCGCTAAACCGGAAGTAGCCATGGTAAATGGATGGCCTGTTTATGTAACAAATACTAATTCACCATTGCGTCATGTGAATGATATTCAATTTAATGACTCAATAAGATCAGGTTCTAGAGTAGATGGTGTTTTTCTCGAAGTATGGAGAGCTATAGTATCTCCTCAAAGTGGTAATGCTTCTGATTCAACAGAAGAAATATCAAAACCACAGCCTATATCTAAAGTAAGTACTTTAAAAGGTCTTTGGATGTATAATGAAAATATTGGTTGGTGTGTAGGAGAAACGGGTACGATACTTAAAACTATTGATGGTGGTATAAATTGGATTTCGATAGAGACTCCTATTAATACTACATTCAATAAAGTCGCTTTTTATAATCTTTATCTTGGGTATGCTATTGGTATCAATGGAGTAATTCTTAAGACTATTGATAGTGGAGAAACTTGGTTTGCTCTTGAGAGTCCTGTAACTGATACTTTAAATGATTTATATATCATAGGTGATAATAACATCTGTATCGTTGGTGACAATGGAACTGTTTTGTTATCTATCGATGGGACTAACTTTCTCATTTCTTCTCAGACTTCGAGTGTTACTGAACACCTTAATACCGTATACTTTTATGATGTGGCAGTGGGATGGGCAGCGGGTAATGATGGTACCCTTATTATGACAAAGGATGGGGGAAGCATTTGGCAGAAATATAATATGACAAATGTAGCTTTGGGAGTGACAATAACATCAAATATTACCTCTATGGGTTTTTATAACTTAAATGATGGTATAGCGATATCAGATGATGGGAAAATTTTCAGGACATCAGATAGTGGATTTTCTTGGTCTGAGATGTCTGATCGTATCTGGTATGATGGGGAATATAAATCTATTTCTGAGATATACCCAGAAAGAACAACAAGTTTTAATAAAGTTTTTATTAAACGAGAATACCCTATTAAATTTACAGTAGCAGTATATCCGAGTTCCAAGAATTTCTTTAAAAATCTTATTTATAAGATTTCTCCATCGAATTATCCAAACTCTTTTGTACTAGAATACACAGGGGTACAAGATAATATTAACTATATAAATGTTCTTAATCTTGATATGTATGCTAATTCAGAAGAACTTAAGGATGCTATAAATCTTATTGTGAGTCCTTATAAGTTATCGGATGCTTCTCTCCCAAATGATGATCGTGAAAAAGTAAGAGTTTTTGAGGCTTCAATCGATTATGAGCCTTTTAGTAGACCATCTGATTTCAGACCCTCTTATGGTAGCTTTTCAAGTGTTACTCCAGCTGAAATTTCTTTTTCAGTAGAAGATAAAGCTTGGATAGTTGGTGATTATGGTGCAGCACTTTATAGCAGTAATAGTGGTGCAAAATGGGAAATTCTTGATCTTGGTGTAGGGGTGGATTTGGAAAATGTTTATTTTGTTGATGACCTTATTGGATGGTACTGTGGTGCTGATGGTACTATTGTAGATTATAGTGGAAGTACTCCTTCTGTACAAGAAACTGATCTTGTTACAAAATCAGTTGGTCGTATTTATCCCGAGGGTAATGTTCTTTCAGGGACTGAGGAATATCTTCCTGATAATATTATTGATCCTCAGGTAGGAGTTGAGACTACTAAACGTATTCAAATTCAATACAGAATAAGAATCGCTGAAGGGGTTGACCCTTATGTTTATACTGAGGCAGGTCTTGGTCATGACTTTATTTATAGCCTTGGTCCAAATCTTAGTACTACGGATTCTGGCAGTTACATTTTTGTAAACATGGGTGAGGAAAATGGTGATTATGGATTATGGAGAGCTCGGTGCCGTAACACCTATGATGGTTATAGCTGGTCTATACCTATGTTTTTTGTTACCCGTAGAAATTCTTCTGCTTTTGATGTAAATAATAATATCAATGGATCCACTGATTTTAGTCTTGGAGCTATAAGACCTGATGGTTTAACGTATAATCATATTGTAGCTAATGATGTGATTGATATCAGAAGACAGATAAATATTCAATCATATAGTTATTTTCTGGAAAAAAATCTTGAGAAATTATTGTCGAATTCTCTTTACACTAATTTAAGTGATAAAGATCAGCAGGGTTTACAATACGGTTCGACACTTATGATGGTAGATACTTATACGGGTGAGACTGATAATAATAATTTGGTAACAGGTGGTGTTTCTTCTGCAGCGGTTATAACACCAGATCAAAAAGTACTTGATCCCAATATTATTATTACTACTGCGGAATTAACTTTTGGTCCTATTGATACAGGTCTTTATCATAATGATCCATCTTATTATACTGCTTTTGTAAGTAGAGATGGTGAAATCACAAATGAACCTGTGAGTGGGACGTGGGAAGGTTTTGGAACCAATAAAGTTATTTTCCATATTGAAGATGATTTTGCCCCTGCAGGTGGAGATCTTGAAGGTATTACTTATGTTTTTACGGCTAATTATCTGGACTATAGTAAAATTGGTTTGAGTAAAGTTCCTCAAGATCCTATTTCAGTTAAATATCAATCTAATCCAAATAATCCGAATACTTCGACATACTATAATGGTATAAATTCTAGAGTACCTTATAAGATGTTAGAAGAATTGTCTGAGAATGTAACAGGTTATCATGATTATACTGAGATTTATTCTGCTAAAATGGTACAGAATAATTTAGATGATCAAGATTTATATAACTTAGTGGGTTATGAAACACACGATGATCCTGATTATCAGCGTGGATTTAATAAATTTAAGGGTCAACAATATCGGGGATCTCTCGTACTTTATCATTATTTTTTAAAGACTACGGTTGTTACTGATCAATTGCTTATACCTAAAAATCTTAATGGATATGCTATTTATGGAGCTCGATCGGTTAAGAATGTGAATGGTTCTATATACAAGATAGGTATCAATTATCAAGATAATGAAACTATGAGAGACCGTGAAGGTTCAGATCTTAGTAATATTATTGTGTATCTCGATCCAGCGTTTACGATCCCGGGTAATTCTATAGTAGAGGTGACCCTTGAAGCGGTAGTTACTGCTGATGCTGTTGCGGAAACAATGGATGATGTAGGAATAACTGTTAAATCTCGTGGTGAAAATCAGGATGCTCTTAGGACCTCATTTACTTCTAATTTTAATATTGCTTCCAGATCAGTAGCGGGTATGTATACCGGAGTTCTTTATCAGATTACGGAGGGTCTCGGTACAACGATTCCTATTGATTTAAGTGATAGACCTAATACTAGTGGGCTGAGTAATGGGATCATTTTAGGGATAGCTTCCTGTGATGTAAGGGATAATCCGTTACAACAGTATGCTTGGTATAAGTCGAATGAGACAAATTATTTTACTATGGTACCTATTGCTAGTGTTGAGGGTTTAGGAACTTCCAGTATTGTAATAACGTTCGATGAAAGAAAAACTATTACTTCGGGTACCATTATAGTACCATTACTAGTAAAGCAGTCTAATTTAACTGATCTTGATGAAGCTTCTGTTTCATCTGTTTTTTATAAGTATATTCCTTATCAACCTGTGGCTAATTTACCTAGTGAGATGAAGATTGAGATCTTGAAAAACTCAGATTTTGTTTATATAACTAATTTAGGTACGGGATCAAGTGATGTTATAGTTGGAGAACCTTATGCGATTCCTGCGGAGCATATCCCGGTTAATTCAAAAGAGGTCTTTAATGATAACTTCTTCTCTAATGTAGATGATCTTGATTTCGCTAATTTTAGGATAGACACTGGTTTTGTTAAATTACCAGCTATTGTATCTCAATATATAGGTGAGGATTTAGTTCTTTCAATGCCTAATAACATAGGAGATAAACTTGGTAGGCCTTTTTATCAGAAATGCTCTTTAGATGTTATATCTCATTGTGAAGATCTTACTATATCTACACCAAGAAAAGTTTTTATACCTTTTCTTGCTAGAGTACGATCTAATATGATTTATCCTTTTTTAAGAGGTGAGCTGATTATGGTAATTTTTAGTAAGACATATAGAGCAAGAAGTGAAAATAAAACGGGATATTATGATGATACAGGAACGGAATATCAGCCTAGATATACAGAAGATGCGGATACATCGATATCGTTGTATCGATTAATTAATAAGCCTCTTGTTCGGAAATAAGATCATATGGATAATGCAAATAATATCTTCGAGCGTAAAAATCTCGATGGTTCAATAGACTATGTTGTAAATATAGGCACTCTTTTATATAATAATAAGATAGTATCTCTTTCTAATCTTGTTATACCTCTAAGACAACAGACTTTTTTTACTCTTCCTACAGAAAAAAGATATTATGCTGTTGTAAATGTTTATTACTTAATAGATGAAGGTATATTTCTTTTTGATACTGTAAAGAAATCAGAGAACTACTTAGCATCTTATGATAGTACAGCAATAGCTAATGCTATCCCTATCGGGCAATTTATCCTTCAACAATCTCTATCAAGTTTTGAAGTAAAAAATATTAATCTTTACTCCAATATGTCGACCTTTGCAGTCACTAAAAATTTTACACAGGGAGATAGAGGAGCTAAAGGGGAAGTAGGAGAGACAGGTTTTATAGGGTATACAGGTCTTCAAGGTATTACAGGTATGTTTGGGACTATGGGGATTACGGGTGCTCATGGTGATACTGGTATTGGTCCTCAAGGGTATACAGGACCTCAAGGAGAGACTGGGGTATATCTTGATCTAGATCTTCTTATGTATTTGAAATTTAAATGTGATGAAGATGTAGTTACTGATTACTCTCCTTATGAAAGAGATCTCTTATGGGGATCTACAGGAGCTTGGGTAACAGGTCTTGTCTATGAAGTTCCGGGATATACGGGTGTTCCAGCATATACAGGTATAGGTCCAGAGTACACAGGTATTTTCGGGTATACTGGTATTTCAGGGTACACCGGGATGGTTATATATATGATTGATCTTGATCAATCAGACCATACAAGTGAAGAAGGTATTATAGATAACTGTCATAATGTTACGTATAATGGAGGAAGATCTGGGTATACAAATGATAGTTACTTAGGTTTTACTGGAACAATACAGTCATGGATTAATGTTAATCAACCTCCTATAGCAGATTTCATTTATGAACAGGAGATTGGAATAGGTTCGTATCCGGTAAGATTCATAAATACCTCATTATATTATCCCGATAGTACTGTTTGGAATATTGAGGGAAATATTTTTGATAAAGGGATTTTTGTTTATCCTTTTGGAGAGACGGGAGTTTATGTCATAAGTTTGACAGCGACTAATCAGGCGGGATCGAGTACTAGAACTGAACAAATAACGGTAGTATAAATATTATGGCACAACCAGATATAACAGCAACGGAGAGAATCGGATTGGGTTATCTTACTACTACGTTCAATGATCCTACGGATTTGATCGTTATAAATAGAAAATGGATTTTTGGAGATGGTGTTGTAGTTGAGGGAGAGGGTCTTGCTTCTATTCATCATACATACTATTATCCGGGTAAGTATAAGGTAATTTTAATAGCTCAGACGGACTCTGAACAATTTACCGTAAAGAAAGAAGATTTTATAACTATTGATATTTATAAACCGGTTACGAATTTTATTATAGCTCAATCATTTGATAGGGACTCTGGTCAATACTGGAGATTTTATTTTGATCAAGATCTTTTTTTAGTGTTTGAGGATAATACTAAAATATTTAGATCGAGAGAAAAGGTCGCAGAGATTAATAAATGGATGTTTGTTAATTTTGACAGAAGTTCACATAAAATGTGGGCTGGTGGTTTTTCTTATTATATAAAAGAACTTAGAGTAATAGTTTTTGATAATAATAATCCTCTTTCAGTTACTGAATCTAAAACCGATATTTTACCGGATAGCACTATGAAGATTGATGAATTTAGGGTGTGGTCTAAAACAAAGAGCCCTATACCTTTTTATACCGAAGGTAGAGGTAAAGCAGGTTATCTTAATACACTGTAAAAAGTTTAAAGTACAGGGCAAACCATTATGATATCTATAAAGCAAAGAGATCCGGACAGTGGACTATTTATTTTAAAGAGCTTTCCATTAATAGACGTAGTTCCTGCAGATGTTTGCTTTGGGGTAACAGGGCTTTCATATGGAGAAACCGGTGTTTATATAGGGTGGACTGGATCATTAGGGGACACTGCCTTATTTGGTGAGACGGGATTATCGAGCCCTCCTATAGCATATAACTGGGATTTTGGAGATGGAGATAACAGTACTGATCCTGATCCATCTCATACCTATAGTACTTATGGATATCATAGAGTGTTTCTGCGAGTAAAAGATAATACTTCTATATGGTTCAATGTAAGTGGCTATACTGCTAATCATATCATATTAGGTAAGGCGGATTTTTCTGCAGCACCAGTGTACGGTGATAAACCTCTATCTGTAAATTTTGAAGAAGAAAATATAACTCCTACCGGATTACAGTTTACAGGTCTTCAATGGGATTTTGGTGATACTTTTGGAGCCACTGGATCATCTCCTATGCATAATTATGTTGATTATGGATCGTATAGTGTTGATTTAGAGACCTATTTAGGTCTTATATAAAATAAAGATTTTAGATTGAGGAATTGGATAGGATAGTAAGATGGCAACATATTATGTAGAAGCTACTGGATCTAATACATACCCATTTAATAGTAGAGAAACTGCTGCTACATCAATTTATTCATTACTTGTAAGTTTACAAAGTTATGGAATACCAAACTTAACTCAAAGTGATACTGTTTATGTTAATGGTTTTATTGAAGAACCAGCTGTAGCTTCACCTTTCTTTCCTACTACTTTTTATAAAATTTATGGGGCAAGTATTATTGGTACAGATCCATTAGTAGATATAATAAATATGAGTAATAATACCTTTATGGGATATGCTGGGGCTGAATGTTCAATTTATAAAAATTTGGGTTTTTATACAGATAATGAAACTCAATCTGTTTATCCTCTTTTTTTAAATGCAAAGCTAATAGAAAAGTGTAGAATCGATGGTAAAGGTATAAGAGAGACCCTTTTACAGAATGGTTATACTAATTATGATCCGTGTGATGTACAAGTTATAGGTAGTGTTTTAATTGGATTTAAATATATGGGAATATTGGTCTTTCCAGATAAGCTCTCAACGTTCCCAATTACTGTTAGAATTGTGGGTAATTCAATAAGGGGTATAGGAACTGCAATAAGTTTACTCATGAATCCACAATATGCTAATATAGGAATTTTTGAAATATATAATAATGTAATGCAAACTACTTATAGGGGAATACATGTAATTATAGCATATCCTTCCTCTTCTATAGTGCACTCTAATAACGTTTGTAAAATACCTGATAGTAGTCCTGTGTCGCAAAATTTTAGTTATTTTTTAAATGGTGCAGTAGTTGCTCCTGATGTAACTGAAATTGCAGCAGACCCGCTCTATTTAAATGTAGAACCTAACCCATTATCCATTGATACTTCAAGTCCTTGTTATATAGCTGGTAGATCATTTATTGGTGGCATTTTAACTGATGATATTTTAGGGTATCCTTATGCAGACCCACCAAGTATAGGAGCTTATGAAGCGATTTCTGAATTAATAGTAGATTTTAGAGGTTCCCCAACACAAGGAAATGCTTTTTTAACGGTAACTTTTGAGAATCTTTCCATAGGTTCTTTTGATACCTGGTCTTGGAATTTTGGAGATGGATATCATTCTATAGAAAGAGATCCTATACATTATTATTCTTATCCAGGATACTTTACTGTATCACTCACGGCTTCTGGACTAAGTGGTACTATTACTGAGACTAAGACAGATTATATATTCGTAAATGGTCCTGCGACGTATGATATAGCTCCTGAACCGGACAAAACAATGTATCTACGAGGATTGGGAATTCTAAGTAAAGAGGTTACTGGGATAAAGATAAGAAAACATTTGATATAACATCACTATTTAAAATTGAGTAGAAAATGGCAACAATATACATAAGTACTATATCAGAATTACAACTTATAGGGAGTGGACCCTCATGGCCTATTGATGGTGATTATGAGTTAGCTAATGACATAGATGCTTCTGCTACAATGGGATGGAATGGTGGGGCAGGTTTTATTCCTATTGCATCGTTTACCGGAAGTTTAAATGGTGCTGGTTTTGTTATTTCTAATTTTTATATTAATAGACCTCTTGATACATATCAAGCATTATTTGAATATGCAGAGGGAGCTTATATACATGATTTAGCTATGGAAAATATTTCAGTTATTTCGAATAAATGGGCATCAGGAATAGTGGCAAAAAGTAATACGGAAGTTACATTTACAAATTGTAGTGTTACAGGGTATATACAATCTTGGAGTAATTTAGCTGGGATTATTTCTGAGGCTCAAATTTCATATATAGATAATTGTAGTGTTAACTTAGAATTTTATTGTACTGATATATATAGTGAAGATAATGGGGGTATTGTTGGTTTAATAAGAGGTGGTTATATAAAAAATTGTACAAGTACATTAGAAATAAGAGGTAAAGATGGTAATAGAATAGGAGGAATAGGAGGTAATGTTAGCGATTTAGAAATTATATCTAATTGTCATGCTTCGGGTACTCTTATTTTGAATGGAAAACCCAGTAATATAGGTGGTTTTGTTGGACAAACTAGTAATAATACTTATGAAGATTGTTCAACATCTATTGAAATTACGGTTGTTGCTCCTGATGTTAGCTTTGCTGAGGTTGCTGTTCTTGGTGGTTTTGCTGGACGTACTTTTTATGATACTTTTGATAATTGTTCTTCTACTGGAAATTTAAATCTTTCAGGAATTTTTTATCAAATAGGAGGTTTTGTTGGGTATTTCTTACGTAATACTATGACAAGATGTTTTTCAACAGGAAATGTTGTAATCACCCACGAGAATGACAGTTGTCAAATGATTGGGGGTTTTTTAGGGTATGCTAGTGTATTCCCAGAATATGAATTTAGTTACTGTTATTCTACTGGATTTGTCTCTGTTTCAAAAGGTTCCTTTGAAGTTGGTGGTTTTGCTGGATATATGATTGGTAAAGAATCCTTTGATGGAGGTAAAGTGAGTTATTGTTTTTCTTCAGGAAATGTAGAAACTCCTTTATCTTCTCAATCAATACTTTCTCAACTAATAGGAGGTTTTGCGGGGTATACTTCAGCGATAGATTTTGATCATTGCTATAGTATAGGAAATGCAGCAGGAATTTATCGAGTAGCGGGGTTTATCACAGACCATAGTGGAAGTGCTTATCAATGCTTTTCTTTTGGTAATGTTCAAGGAGAAGCAGGTAATCTTGGTGGACTTTTTGGAGACTTTACAGATTATGGCCTTGGTCTTTCAAATTGTTATGCACTTGGCGATGTACTGCTTAATTCTCCTGGAGATACTTACGCTTTTATTGGGGGTTTCGCAGGAGATCTTGGCGGGGTCAGTAGTGTTGTTAGTAATTGTTATAGTATAGGTAAAGTCACTCAGGATATTGGAGGTACTAATTATGCAGGTCCAACTGCAGTAAATGGATTTGCTGTTGATCATGGAGAAACTGTGAATAGTTGTTATTGGGATATAGAGACATCAGAACAGGCAACATCAGGTCATGGGACAGGTAAAACTACAGCACAAATGCAACTTCAATCCACATATACTGGTTGGAGCTTTCCGACTATCTGGAAAATGAGAGAAGGTATGTATCCTCAATTTCTATTGGCTGAATTTTCTGCTGACAATTTAAGTGATTATGTTCCTCTTACAGAAACTTTCACGAATGAAACAACAGGATGGCCTGATGAGAATGCACAGATAATAACACGTGATTGGGATTTTGGAGATGGATCTGCACATTCCTCAGATTTTAGTCCTGTTCATATATATGAGGATAATGGTTTATATACGGTTACTTTGATTGAAACTCGGAATTTTATAGAAGCTACAAGAATAAGAATTGATTATATACAGGCAATTTTACTTTTAGTAGATTTTATAGGTCATCCAACAGAAGGAAATTCTTTTTTAACGGTAACTTTTGAGAATATCTCTAGTGACTACTTTAACACTTGGTTTTGGGATTTTGGTGATGAATTATATTCTGATGAATCTTATTCAACAGAAAGAAATCCTGTACATTATTATTCTTCTCCAGGATATTATACAGTAACTCTTACTGCTTCTGGATCAGATAGTATTCTGACGGTAGTTAAAACGGAGTATATCATTGTAAATGGACCTGCAACGTACGATATAGCTCCTGAACCAGATAAGAATATGTTTTTACAAGGGGCAGTATCTACTATTAAAGAGATCGTAGGTATTAAGTTACGAAAAATGTAAGTTTAATGTTTGTTACAAAGAGATTAAAAATAGGAATTAATTTTGTCTTTATTTGCTAATTTTTATGCTAATCCATTATCGGGGAATATAAATACTCTGATTCAATTTTTTGACCAATCTACAGGTGGAACTTTTACTTGGGAATGGGTCTTTGGTGATGGATCTCCTAATTCTACGGTTCAAAATCCTCTTCATACATATACTAGTCAAGGTCTTTATACTGTTAGCTTAATTATTCGTGAAGGCTCTATAGAAAGTATAATGACTAAAGATCATTATATAAATATCTTTTTAGAGGAAACTGGTACTGGTTTTGTAAGGGATAAAGGACCATCCTTAATTTTTGATTGAAGAATTGGATAAGAGAATAAGATGGCAGCATATTACATAAATAATTCTGGAACTGAGACCTATCCTTATGATACCGAAGCTAAAGGTGCTCAATCTTTAACTCGTTTGACTAAGCATCTTAGTGGTAATAATTATAGGTTCTTAAATCATTTAGTCAGTTCTTCATATGTTATATCTACATTGGAATCTCATACACCACCATTTCCTATATTAAGTCAACATGTAGATTTTAATACTATTATAACTCAATATGATATTATACTAATTGAACTTGCTCCTGGTTTTTGGATACTACCAGTAGGTACTAACCTTGGACCTACTGATATTATAATAGGAAACTATGCTTTTGTTATTACATCTAGTCATCCGCTTATTTCTGATCCTACTGTAACTTATACTTGTGAAATAAAGAAAAATGGTATAGCTATTACAACATTTACTAAATTCACCTCGGGTGTTTCCAGAACTTATACCTTTAGAGTATCTGCTACTACTATGGAACTTTTACTCAATGGTGTATCTATTTATGTTGATACGCATGGATTTAGTAGCTGGAACGAATTATTTACTGCAGGAAGTTTTCCTTATAGATTTAGTACAAATGAGGTTAATTCTATCAATAATATGTTAGTAACATCTATGGAGATAGTATCAAATCCTGCAAATCCTGATATAGCATTTAATAACGATACAATTTATTTAGTAAATGATATAACTGAACCTCTTACATACAATAGCGCAGATAATATACCTAGTGATATTAGTCATAATAATAGTACAGTAACTAATTATGTAAGTACAAATATATGGACCCTTGGAAATAATAATTTTGATGAATTAAATTTGATTTCATTAAATATATCTGGTTCACTATTAGGTACTTTTATAACTATTAATCCTACCTTAGTTACTGATTGTACTTTTACAAATTCTAGAGCTATAGCATATATAACAGATACATCAACGGCTTCCTCTGAAATAAGTAATAATATATTTGATACGGGAACAAGTTATGCCATATATGTTTATGATACGGCATATCCAGTAAGAATTTTTAATAATGTATTTAAAGATAGATCTGGATATGCTGCAATGTACATAGATTATAGTGATACTACTCCTATTGATATAATTATAGTTAATAATACTTTTTATGATTGTTTAAGATATATGCTTTCAGGATATATAGATGATAGTAGTGGAGCTATTATTACTAATTTAATGCTATTTAATAATGTTGACAATTCCGTAGATGGGATAGAATTTTATTTATATTTAGCTATCCCAGGAAATTTGGGTAAGTTTATTCATGATCATAATAATTCCAGTGATTATTATTATGAAGTAAACTCTGTTGAAGAATCTCCCACTGCAACAGAGACATCAGTTGATCCTTTATATACAGGAACACTTCCAGTACCTTATGAATTACAGGATGGTAGTCCCTGTATAGGTGTAGGTATTACTCGACCAGAAACACCACCTTATGATTTAATAGGTGTTCTTAGAGGTGATCCGCCTGATTTAGGAGCACTCGATAAAGGTGCTACCTTGATAGCAGATTTTATAGGGTATCCATTATCTGGTATCGTGAATCTTATAGTAAATTTTACAGATTTGTCTACGGGTGAACCTACATCATGGAATTGGGATTTTGGAGACGGTTCTCCTCACAGTTCTGTTCAGAATCCCACCCATATCTATACAAGTCCAGGAAGTTATACTGTAACTTTAGTTGCCACTAAAGGTCCTTTTAGTGATACTGAAATTAAACTTGGATATATTGTTGTAACTCTTCCTCCCTTATTAGGTATCAATACTGGAGGGGGCTTCACGAGAACTCGGGGCCCTACTCTGATTTTTGATTAATAATCTTATATTTTAAATTTTGTAGTTAAAAGGTTTATTATGTTAAAGCCAAAATCAGAAAAAGTTTCCGCTGGAACAGTTCCCATATTATCTAATGATTCTGTAAGAATTAATGCAGGATCTTTTATTATAGATAATACTTGGGTAAGTTTTGCAGGGACAATATTTAAAGTAAAAGACTATATATCGAGTGTGGTAGTCGGAAATAGAACTCGATTTTTTAAAGATAGAAATTATGCTGTCTATCTTTTGGTGTGCCTTGATCTTAATGAAGGTATTATGGTAATTGAAGGAAAGCATATTCTATTTACTACCCTTCAAGCTGTCCCAACACCCGAGTCTTTTACTGCTCTTCCTCTTATAGGGTTAATACTTATCCAGGATGGTACTCGGGATTTGGTACTTGGATTTAAGCCTATAAAAAATGAGAATCTTATCTATTTCTCTGCTACAGGTAATATCATAGATAAAGATTTAAAAGGAGTAGTTGGTGAGGATAGTATCATCCATGGTGAAACTGGCTGGAGAGGTGAAACCGGAATAAATGGATATCAAGGGACAACGGGACGTCAGGGTCCAACAGGATATATAGGTCCGACTATAGGTCTTATAAGGGGTGATACAGGTCTTAGGGGTATGACAGGTATAAATTGGGATATCTATGTACCGTTTGAGATATTGCTCTAAATTAAAAACTAAACGATAATCTACTAATAAAATTAGCATAGCATGGCATTTAAATCAAAGAATAAAAATGATTTTTCAGCTTCATTGAAAGATACCCGTGAACATGGTGAGAATGTCGTGTTCATAAAGGGTGGTTCAGTTATTGTTGAGAATAAATGGGTAGTTCTCAATAACTTGAGAATAGATATTCAGCAATTAATATCTCAATATATCCTGAGTACTTCGAGAAGATTATTCAACAATTATAATGACATCTTATATGTACTTATAGCTCTTAATCCCTCAAAGCAACTTGAAGTACTTCCAAGTATTACCTATAACAAAAAGAGTTTTGGTGATGTAAAAATTTTTGAAAACCTGTCTGGTAAAATTCCTCTCGTTTTGGTAAAATTGCAACAAGATGGTAGTACTGATCTCAAATCATTTAAAGTTATCACAAAGAATGATATAGAAGTTTATGCAGGATATGGTAACTATACTCTTCGAGGAGATAAAGGAGAAGAGGGTTATAAGGGCATCACAGGTATATATGGTGAAACCGGTAAAGTCGGTATAACAGGATTACAGGGTCTCACTGGGATTATAGGGTATACAGGTATGATCTCTTCTGTTGTTAAAGGGACTACAGGTATGGATGGAGCTGAGGGACAGAGTGTTCCTGCGTTTTTACTGGATAGAGGTTAATAAAAATGATATCATCTCTTGAAACTATATATAAACCTTCAGCGCAAAGATTCAAATCTGGTATAGAATATCAAAAGAGTTTATTGAATCTTACTCGAAATATTCAACAAAGAATGTTGGATAATTTATCTAGCAATTATCCAAAAAATCAAAATACAAACTTAGGTGAGTTTTTTAGATCTGTAGCCAAAGAGTTTGCCAGATTACAGATATCCAGCTCTGATGTTAATGAAAGTAAATTTCATTTTGAGACTAAAGCAGAATATCTTTTTCAGATACTTGGCGATTCTCTTTTTCTTGGTGAAAAAGCAATAAATGAAAGTCTTGATGATACATCTTATCGAAATTTTTTAACAAAAGTACGAAATGCATATTTCAATGGTAGTCGAAGAGATAATATCGAATCTTCCATATCGGATATTTTAGGATTACCTGTTATCTTAAAAGAGGTTTATTTAAATCTTCGACAAGAATATTCTGCATATACTCTAAAAGACACTAATAAAATGTTTTTTGATATACTTATGGATGAAGCTAATTCCTCTACTGCTGTAGGATTGATGCTTGAGAATATAAAATTTTTCATTGATTTAATAAAACCTGCTCATGTCATCTATAATACAAGGTTAATATGGACGGATGAATTTATTAATAAAAATGGAAGATGTATACCTTCATATATCACCCAAACTATGGAGTATGAGGTTTATGGAACATCCTTTATTTATCGGATCACCCTTCTTGGGACTAAGATTTATAAGTATGATCAGGAGGACTCAGAAGAGACATGGACATCCGGAGTCATTCTTTCAGTGGATTATGATGCCGGTACATTTTATCTTATTGATGGTACTATCCTTGTTTACAATTCTAGCACTATTTTATATATCAGGGATGTGGACGGTGACAGGGTCGTTCTTCCAACAGTATTTGAAGTAGGAGATGACATTAGATATTATGCTACAAAAGATTCTGCAACATCATCTGATATCATTGATACTACATGGGAATATTCCGGAACGATAGTTGACATTTATCCTGATGAAGAGCTTATAGAATTATCTGATGGTAGTCTTATAGTTTATAATACGGATACTTTGGCATACACTCGAGATTATTTAGGTGAATTTAGAATAGACATTTTGGATTTAGCTGTAGGTAATGAAATTACTTTTAAAGCAGATATATACACCAGAAGTTTTCAATTTTATATAGCTCCAGAAGAGGTTACTGACAACTACTTTAAACAATTTGATTCAAAGATAATAGAAAAACCATCTTTTCAAGAATATGTTTTAAAAAATAAGGCAATACCGGACGGTTATACAGAAGGTGATCATATTGTTATTATTGATGGTGTGGCTACGGTAAAAACTATCTCTTCTAAATTTTATAAAAAAGAAAATGAAGTAAATTATAAAGAATTAAAAATTAATAAATATAATCTTTACATAAGTGGTATTTATACAGATCAATTTCAAGTTAATGATCCTGTAAGAACTTTAACTACTGATGAAGCTACCAATATTTTTATCTATAATATGGGTTATACGGGTCTTCAGGCTCCAGAGGCTGACTATTCTATCTCAATAGATAGAACAGGAGTTCTTGTCCCTGATGGTTCAGAATCAATAATAAAAGCTATAGGTACTCAAACTGAACTTTGTGAACAGAGAGCTAGTTGCAACTTAATTAATGAATATGAAGATACTCGTAAATTTTATACATGGCCTGATCCTCAACTTACTTCTGGATTTTTTAATACTACTTATGAATTTGAAGTAGTCGATCCTCCAGAAGGAGCTTTCGATGTAGGAGCTTGGTATTATCTTTCCTCTGATCCGAATACATATACAATGCCTTTGCTTCCTATGCTTGGAAGTGATGGGAAACCTGCAGAAATCTCTGATATTGTAGTTTATTTAAATGGTAGGTTAATAAGCAATGCTGTAACGTACCTTGATCCTTGGAATGGTATTGTGGGGTTAAATTTTTTACCCCCTTTTAATACTAAATTACGCATAGATTATTATTTCGCTAAAAGATATCCAGATCCTGTATATTATTTAAGACAGATAAGAGCTGAAATACCGACTCCTATTCCTGGAGATCTCCCGGGAATATTTACCGTTATAGGGACAGATTCGATAGTCCCTCGTTTAACATGGCCTTTTGAGGTTACCAACAATGCTCTTTATGGGGATAGTCTTGACTATCAAACTAATAATTTCCCAATGTTGAATCAAATGGGGGAACTTGCTGCTGCAGAAGATATTATAGTGTCATTAGGATCTCCAATAGTTAATGGTACCTTAAGAGTTATAAATCTTGATACTGATAATGAAGAATCAACTCTTCAGAGTATAGGTCTTTCTTGGGCTGGTGTAACAAATGGTGATATGATTATCATCGCTATAACTAATTACTTAGATAATACGCATATTTATTATGTTGAATCTATCGACACTGTTCTTAATACATGTATTGTGCCTAATTTGCTTCCTACTCTTGGGGCAGAATATTCATATACAATAATAAATTTTGTTGATCAGCCTGGAGCAGTAACAGATGTCCGACCATTATTGGGTCATGTCCGGATAAATTTTCTTCCTCCGGTAAATACGTACATAAAATTTGATTACTATTACACTAGCCAAAAACGCAATTATCTGATGTTGCCTGATGCTCCTGTTGTAACTGGTAGTGAATATTATGGATCGAGTTCTTATACTCCAGATACAATTTATAGTTCAGTAAATAAGCATACTATGCTTGTTGATCAAAATCCGGATGAATGGAATAAACCTTACTGGGAGTGGGATACATTACTTAAGATAGGTTATCGCTATCGTGCTTTTAGTTTATCTAGTTCATCGGTACTTAATTCTGAAAGTTTAATTTTAAATGATTATCAGAGACAAGATGGTAGAGCATCTTTTAACAACGGACCTAGTAATATAAGTAGGTATGGTCTTATATTCAGTCCAGAGTATCTTACTGATACAGATAAAAATATAAAACTTAATGATAAGTATCTTACTAAAAATTTACCTGCAGTAACTACTTTAAATCCTGGTACTCCTATTTTTGCAAAGACATATACAGATGATGGTCATCATAAGACTTTTCTTCTCCCTGAAGAAACTGATACGTATGATCCTGATTATGATGGAGGTATGGATCTTTCCGCTTCTTTTACGATTATTGAACCAGATGATTCGGGTATTATAGATTATAATGCTATTTGCGATTTTACGACAAAAGAGAAAATTAATTTATACTCTGATCTTAAAATAGTAGAGCATAGTAACAGTGGTTATGATGCTCCTTTAGCTACTATCGATGATGCAAAGACTTCTATACCTTTTAGATTTACTTACATTGATCAATATTTCCCTGATCGTGAGATAAGGATAAACGATTATCTCGATTATATTAATCAAGTGCCTACAGAAATCCGGTATGGGGATATTATGGTACTTAATGGATCAGATATTGTAAAGAGTGAAACAGTTAACTTTAAATCTCTTAATATAGGGGATGTGCTTAGTATAAAGAATGTCCCTTTTCAAGAATGGGTAAAAGAACTTGGTTATATTGGTCCTCCTGATCCGGATCATGGGAGTTGGGAGACTGTTTATAAGGATTTGGAATATACTCTTATAGAAATAATCGATTTTGAAACAGGACGTTTTAGTAAGCCTTATGATGGAACTTCTGGAGAGTATTCGTATGTTCTTACAAGAAGCAAAACATATGCTGTTGATGTAGGGCTTGCTGGAGGATATGGGGAGACCGGTTGTATTTATGGAAATGTAAATCGTCAACTCTTCCTTGGATTCTCAGGATATAATTATAGTTTAACAGAAGAGCAAGTATCTCATTATCCTCTTGATTATTATTTAAGCTTTCCGGATCCAGATCCTGATCCATACCCAAGGAACCCCGATAATCCTTGGATTAGTCATCCTGCAGTTAGTTATTATGATATTGAATCTTATCTTATAGATGGAAAGACCTATATCACTAATAGATCAAAGGGAGTTACGGGTATAGTCTTAACCTCTAATATTATAGATGCTGAGGGAAATTCAATAGGATGCACTGGGATAGTAGGAGTAACAGGTCCTTCAGGATCATTAAATCTTGGTATAACAGGACCTGTTGAATATGCTAATCCAAGAACTCTTGATGATTATGATGTTTATACAATACCATCAGGAGATACCGGTATTTATATCTCTTATAGTGAAGCAGAATATCGGGTACAGTGGAGAAATTTTGATCAGGATATGATTATTGTAAATTTGACACCATCGGGGATATTGATAGAAGATCCTTTAAATATGATGGATGATATTGGTGATAATATTTTTATGGGATTTTGGAATGTTAATTTAGGAACGTTAAGGGAATTACGTTTTTCTGGATCTCTTATTACATCTACTGAAACTATATATGATAGTCAACCTGCAACACTGTATCCTGAGGGTCTTATATTATTAACTATGGATCAAGTTGATGCTATAAGAAGGTCAGCAAATCCTGTTGTAGATTATCCTGATTGGGGATTAAGTGATACTAATTATAAAATTAATAAGTTATTAATACGTGAATTAATGCATGATGAATTATTTAGAATAATAGAGGTACAACAGCTTATACCAATCTAATTGGTAATAATCTGTTGATACTAAATACTATCTATATAGTTTAAGATAAAATATCCAAAGGAATTTTTATGAGCTTTTTCAGGGAAAAAACTAAAAGAATGTTGAACATGTTCAGCATCAAGCCTGTTATTCGGGAGAAGGAAGTGATATCAGGAATGAGTGGCGAATTATTCCTTAAAGCCTATGATTGGAATCTTGGTGGGAAATTAGTATATGACTATCATAAAACGAATATTATAGTCAATACAGCTTCAATCCTTATTTCTCGTCTTCTTAAAGATAACTCAGAGCCTCAGAATGGAATATCGTATCTTGCTGTCGGTAGTGGTAGTGGTGAGTGGGATTTGTTCGATCCACCGGCTCCTACGACGTCACAGATCGAGCTTGAGAATGAATTCTCACGTAAGGCTATTGAAGTATCTACATATGTTCATCCAGAAACTGGTGAGCCTACAAATGCTTACACGAACATAGTTGATTATGCTGTGACATTTGGTGAAGGTGAAGCGGTAGGTCCTATTGTTGAAATGGCATTATTTGGTGGAGATGCTACAGTCGAATTGAATACTGGTACGATGATCAATTGGAGAACTTTTCCGGTTATTAATAAAACTTCTACGATGTCTATAACGGTTATCTTTAGAATAACGTCATAACGTATGAAACATTTATTACGAAATATCAAATCCTCTAGCTCTAAGGTAATTGCTCAATTTAAAGCGGGAAGTAATTGTTATGGTTTGAATACTAAGAATAAATTATCGAATATTTCTATAAATGGTTATGATGTTATTGATTGTAAGGATACAGGAACTGATTATGATAAAATAGCTCATTTGATTAAAGATTTAATAACTAGTGGATTAGATAATCAAAAACCGAATTCTATTCAAACTTATTTGTTAAAGGGGGCAAAATTATCAGATACTATTCTTAGTGGTATAAAAAAAGATTTAGGTTCTTCTATAAAAATAATAAATCAATCTATGGAGATTCCTCATAATTTTCCAGTTAAATTAGATTTTGAAGAGGCTTTTGCTCCGGAAAAGTTTTTAAAAAAGATAAGGAATTTTTCACAGATTATTCATGACATTAATGAGACCTTGAAAGTTTGTCGAGAGGATATACTCTCTATTACCTGTGGTAAACTTGTAGATAGTATGTGGGGAGCTAAACCCACTCAGCAGATTTTAGAAAAGATGAGAGATTCTGCAATGGAGAATGAAGATTGGGAGAAAATCGAATTTTATACAAGCATTATCTTAAAATCAATAGACAGTTTTACACATAAATTAGAGTTACCTCTTTTTAATGTTTATGATGAAGAAAAGAAGGTAATAAGTACTGTTTTAATACCTAATATTATTCATAGTTTTGAGAAGATAAAATCTATTGTTTCTGATGTCCTATTAATGCTTTCAAATTTTGTGTACATTGATGAGGTTTTTAAAAAGAATACTTCTTACCCCGCAAATTGGTTTATAAATGCGGATATGTTCCAAGATCTTAAACTTGACTATAAGAATCTTATTTTATTTGCTCTTAAGGTTCCTCAATTTGAACAAGAAATAATATATCCTTTGGATATGATGAGGCATAACTTCATCAGTAAAAACTGAATAAGGTAAAAAATATGGCAGAATATTTTGGTGATCAGCAGACCCGTGTGCTTGATGTTAAAGATAGAAATCTGGATAATGTAGTATTTCAGTACAGGCATCCTCCTTTAACTTCAGAGTGGAATCTTATAAATCAAATTGGTAATGAGAAGATACAAAGTCTTGCAAAAGCATCATTACCATCCGGGTGGTTGCATATTGATGATATTCTTCAGGATCCTGTTGAAGCAGATGCTCGTACTGGGAATGTTTTATGTTCCAGTACGTATACTGCTAATAGTTTTAAATTGGCATCATTAAATAATAATATTGCTATAGTTAATGGATGGCCTATTCTTGTTCAATCAACGAATAGTTCTGATAATAATAATCTAATTATCTTGAATGATCCTACTAATCAATCGTCTGAATTTGTATATCTTGAAGTATGGAGGAAATTAGTAGGGACTGATGATGATATTTATCCTTACGGAAATGTTCTTACAAATCCTTATTCTGATAATGAAATTGAATGGCCTGTAATAGGTTGTGAGACTACTAAAAGGGTACAAATACAGTATCGTATAAGATCTAAGAAAATAACATCAATAATAACAGATGTAACCAAAGAAATATTTGATCTTATTCCTATTTATCCATGGGGAGGAAGAACTTCTCCAGCAACAACCAAGCCTTTTGAACCTTATGGATCATCTGATCCTGGTCTATATATTTCTGGAGATGGCTCATCAACTGATGAAGCATTTTTAAGTACAGTTGATGGATATGTTTATGCTATCCCAATGTTCATTGTATATCGAAGAGTATTGTCGACTGATGAATTTGTCTCTACTACGATCGATAATACTATGGTTACTAAAGATATGATGGCATTAGGATATAGATCTGATCGTCCTGATGATAAAGCAGTTGATATTATTTATAAGGATGATATCGTAGATTTAAGGCATAAAATTGTTATTTCTGAAAGTATTAAAAGTATTGCTGATTCTACTATTAGTAAACTAATGGCTGGAGAATTAGCTACGGTATTTAGAAAAGGTTTTGGAGAGGATGGGTATATTATTCCTCCAAGTTCAGGTGGTAATACTGTATTAAAGATAGAACGAGTAAATAGTATCAGTGGTATTCCTAGTATTGGAGATGGTTCTGCTACTAGTGGAAGTACTTTTAAACGTCGTGCTTTTTGTAATGCGGAAATAACTCATGATCACAATATTATACAAATAAATAATGTGGGTGTTTGGGCAGCAGGAACATTTACTATAGCATCCAAGGTGACACTCCCTTCAGGTACAATAGTATTAGTAGACGGATTTTATTCTCCTGATCAGGGTTTGGTTAGTGGTGTGACTTCTGATGGTACGAGTATCACTGTAGCAGACACAGGTTCTGATTCTATAGTAGGAACAAGTAGCAGCTTATTTATGGAATTTACTTTTAAGTATGATTCCTCTTCATATGGATTTAAAGATATCCCAAAAGAATTTATTGAAATAAATAAAGATGATACCGTTACTATTGCTACTCGTGATAACGATGTATTATTAAAACATAATAATGAAAGTACACCAGAACTACTTAATTTTGGAGCGAGTCCTGGTGAGTATGGGTATCCAGGAGATATTAATGTTCTTGATAAGATTCATTATTGTGGGGGTAATTATACTGAACTTTCAAATTTTGGTCATGAACTTATTATTCATAGAACTACTTCATTGACAGGCACTGTTACACTTACGCTTGATGATAGTAAATATAATGAATATTATATCCTTGGAGTAAAATCAGTAGAAGCTGGAGATGTTCTTATTGACTTTACTTCAGAAAGAATGATTACTACTACTCCATATGCTATCACAGATTATATAATCACCACGGCGAGCTATCCTAGTACTGATGTTATTATTACACTTTATACCGGTAGTAAGTTCATAGAGGATGTTGGAGACACTTATTCTATCACCGATTCTGTTAAATTTTTTGAGTTGTCTAAACAAGGTAAGGGTATAATTGATACTTATGAGCTTATAGAAGCTATTGCAGTAGAGGGAGTTGCGGGAGAGTATACTCTTGATACAGGTGACAAACCCATTATCAAGATAGCAACTAAAGCAGTAACCTCTATGGGTTTCGTAGAAGGTACTCCATTTGCTTATGAATTTGATGGTAATGATGAAGTTGAAATTACAAATATTTCGGATAATTCTATTTATCCTATTTTAGATGATACTACGTATACTTCAGAATTTTTACCTACAATAATGAAAGTAGAAGCAGCCTCAGGTTTAGTTAAATTGAGAGTCCCGGTACTAGTACATAGTTATGTAACACTTGGTGAAGATCCCTATAATTTTTACTATAAGACTATTCCTTATCAGGGTATGCTTAATACTACAACTGATTCTATTTACGGAAAAGTCATAGATGATAATTCAGCAGTTATAACTACTTCAGGATCAGGTGCCATTGTTGACTATGTTCTTAGTAGTGATGTTACTTTTGGAGATATCGCAGATTTTACACAGGGTTCTCGAAGTGTTGTTGGCACAAATACATCATGGGTAGATTTTGCTCAAGCGGGGGATTATATAAGATTAGAAGATTCTTCTTATTTTTATAGGATTCTTACGGTTGGATCAGATACTTCTATTACATTAGCAGAAAAATATAAAGAGGCAACAGTATTAGATGCTAATTATGAAATAGTTCGATTGGATATTCCTAATGATATTATTTCTAATATAGTAGATAGACTTCCGGCATTGAGTATGGTTTCCACGACAAACATTACGGATTATACTTGTTATTCTGATCCTTTAGAGATTGGTTCTAATCCAGATAATATCCTTATGACATTTGCAAAAAGAAAACTCCAAGATCCTTTAAATGCTATGACAAATGATTTTACGGTTGGATCTAATACAGGAGCAAAGCGTGGAAGAAATGACTTTAAGTTAACTGATAGTGGTTATTCATTATTTAAGGTAGGTGAGGGTAGACCTTATGTTATATATCCAGAAACGGTTTCTTTATCTACAGGTCATAATAAGAAAGTTTATCAATTCTATTTATTTATGAGATCGGGTAAGGGATATAAATCAATTGATAATAATTATAATAATTCAAATCTTATGGGTAAGATATTTCTTATGATAGTAGCTGGTGAAACTATTATTGATACGGAAAATCTTTTGAACCCATTTTTAGATAAAGATGTTGTAGATATTTTTGAAATAGTAGGAAGACCTATAATTAGAGGTTAATATGATAAGTAAGAAAATTCTCAATAATGTTTTAAGAAATATTGTAGCGGCTGATGATGAACCCTCTTCTATGAATCCGCAGCAGGGTATATCAGGTCATCCTGAACAAAATATTGATAAACCAGTACAGAGATGGCGCTATTATTTTTTTGATGCTCCTCCTGAAAATAGCATAAAATTTGGTTATCTTTCAGAGATCCTGGATAGTGATACTCCGGAAAGAGATGCTTTAATAAAAAAACTCCAGGGAGGAAACACTGGTAAATATTTTGCTGATTATTTTAGCTGGAAAAAGGTGATTATAGCTACTACCCAGTATTCTCAAGATGGTAATACTTTAACAGTTTATGAAGCTGATTTAACTCCTATGGGTACAAAGATAATGGGTAGTGAAAAAGTTTATCCTGAAGAATCGAATGCTACTATAGAGAATTTTGAAGCAGATCTTATACTTTATTCTGATAAACGAGGTAATTCTGGGGTTATTAATATAGATAATTCGGGAGAGTCCCTTTTCTCAGATCAGGATCCTCCAAATAATATTGGGAATGTTTTATTGAATCGAACTCGACCAGCAGGGAAATTTATTAATTTTTCTGATTTCTCGAAGATTTTTGATGAATACCGTATTTGGGCAACTAATTTAAATCAGCTTCTTCTTCCTAATTTTGATATTCCTAAAAATGATGATGTACCGGGAGGTCATTATATGGGAGGTCAGGCGGTATTTAATAAAGTTGTGGGACCTGTACTTCAGAAAATACAAAAAAAAGAGCAAGAGAATCCAAATGAACCCTCTTTATTAAATAAAACAGAAGAAAGTCCTGATATAGAAAAAAAATCTCCTTTTGAATCTGTGGATGAGCAGAATAAGAACAGTGTAAAAGGAGATGTATTGGAAAAACCAACAGGGAGTCCTATGGAACAAAATAAAAAGCGATTTTCATCTGAGAATTATAAAATCCAGCGGATGGCGCGAAGAATACTTGCAGGATATATGGGAGAAGAAGCTTCTAAGGAAGAGGAAGCAACTACAACCAGTACAACCGTAAAAGGTATTGGTATTAATCCTAAATCTGAAGTTGATAAGTATAGAACCCAAGCTACTAAAAATCGAACTTTAGCAAAAAAGTATGATGAAATGGCACAAGTAATGCAGCAATTTCAAGATTTAGAAAAACTTTAATAAATCTGTTGACACCAATTTTTTTTGTATATAGTTTTAATAATAGTATCGCTTCGACAGAGTCTTAAAAAGTAAACCATTCTTACATATCTTTAGAGTGGACAAGGGGTTACAAATCTGAGGTTCAAGTTTGATAGTCCGAATTTAGCTTGAATTAGCCCCTATAAGACAAACTGTCTTTTTTGGAATTGTTTTTGACTTTGTATAAGATTTAATAGTCTTATAAGAGTCGTTTCTGGAAATCTGAGCAGGAGATATACCTGATGGCTGCATTTGCTAGCATTCCGTCTAACTATGAATTTTTAAAAAAACTCAGACGGGCAAAAAAAGCAACTTTAAAACCTTGCTCATATCTCAAATCCACAACAAAACTTCGTGATTATCAAGTAATAGGAGCTCTTCATCTCCTTTCCCTCGCTCGTATGGTCTTGGGAGACGGCGTAGGTTTAGGTAAGTGCTTAACGAAAGATACCTACCTACCCACGACTGAAGGTTTTAAGAGACTGGAAGAGTTTATTCCACAAAACCCAAAAGAGGATACTCTTTATCCGTATTCAGGTAACTGTGGGCTGCTTACTATAAATGGTGCGGTTAGACCTGATGCTGTGTATTATTGTGGTGATAGAGAAGGTATTAAGGTAGTAACTCAGAAGGGTTATGAATTAATAGGTTTGGGTCACCATCCAATATATGCTCCGGATATTGATTCTTTTGAATACAAACGATTAGATACTCTAAAAGTGGGAGACTATGTTTGTATTTGTAGGGAAGGTTTATTTTCGGATACTTATGTTGATATTACATATAAAAAAGATAGTAGTCATTCTATAGATTATAAAATTCCAGGATATCTTGATGAGGCATTGGCAGAGTTATTAGGTTTCTATGTATCAGAGGGGCATTGTCCCCGTAAGTATACCGTGGTTATTACACAATTTGATTCTTCTATTAATAGTCGGATACGTGAGTTATTACAAGAAGTTTTTGGATATAGTCAATCCGAAGATGTTCTAAATTATAAAAAAGAAATAACCATAAATAGTTTGGAAATAGTACGAGTACTTGAACTTTTAGGGATTAATCCTGATGCACGATCAGGTGATCAAACAGTTCCTAATTCCATTTTGTCGTCCCCAAAGTCGGTTATTCGAGCTTTTTTAAGGGCATATTTTGAAGGGGATGGTGGTGTAGAGCTATCAAACAATATAATCAGTTGTTCTTCAAAATCTCAGGAACTTTTAAAACAAATACAGTTGTTGTTGTTGAGTTTTGGAATTACATCAAGGTTAAAAAAGAAAAATATAAAAATAAGGGAAGAAAGAAAGCCTTATTTTATTCTTTATTTTTGTGGTAGAGATCTTGTCAAATTTCAAGAAACGATAGGGTTTATATCAAATAGAAAAAATGATCTTCTTAATCAGATAGCAAAAAAGAAAAGAAATAGTAATACAGATATAATACCTATAGGTAAACCCTTATTAAAACAAGCAATAAAGGATATCGTTCTTCATTTAAAAAGTCTTCCTGAACATAAAGGTTTTTCTGTAAAAGGATCTGGTTGGAAGGGTTTGGTAGGTTATCGCTTAAAAAGAATGATTGAAGAAGTTATTTATAAGAAGAAAAGACTGACTTATGATTTACTTGATTCATTTATGCAAGCGATAGCGACACATAATTTAAAAGAAGTAGTTTCGAACTATTCTATCTTAAAATTTATTCAAGATAAGAATTACTATTTTGATAAGATAGTTTTGGTAGAAGAAGTTAGAGATACATTTGCAGACTTTCATGTTCCTGAAGAGCATAACTTTGTTGGTAATGGCTTTGTAAACCACAACACCTTACAGATGATAACCTCATACGTTTATCGTCGTATGACGGAACCAAAACTTAAACTTATAGTAGCAACTCCAAAATCAGCTATGCAGCAATGGAAAGAGGAATTTGAAACATTCTGTGTAGGTATCACTGTGCATGTTCTCACTAATGAATTTGGTGAGGTTCGGTGTAAGGACCCAAAAACACGTAGAATGAAGAGTACTGGTCAGTATGGTACAATAGAAGAGTTAAAGGCAGCAGGTCACAAATGCTGTATCATTAGGGGTTTTGCAGCTCGTAAGGCACAATATCAGGTTATAAAAGCTGATGTCCTTATAGTGAACTACTATGCCGTTAAAGAAGATTATAAATTTATTATTGAAAATAGATTACCTACATATCAGGTAGCCTTTGACGAATGCTTTAGCTATCATACCCCGATCACATTAGCAGATGGTACTACCGAACTTATCGGCAAGATTGTATCCAGAGAAATGAGCGTAGATGTCTTGTCTTTTAACTTTGAGACTAATAAGATTGAGGTTAAAAAAGTTGTAAGTTTTTTTAGGAATGAGGCTGTACGTTGGTACAAGGTAAAAAGAAAAAGAACTCTGTCTGTAATATGTAGCCCTAACCATGGATTCTACACATCTTTAGGTAAAAAGAGAGCAGATGAGCTAATTCCAGGAGATATAGTCTATGGGGTTATAAAGAAAATAACAGATATACAAAAACAGATTATACTTGGATCATTGTTAGGTGATGGGAGTATACGATATATAAAAAGATTGCTTCAGGGTCTTGGTACTGGAGTAAAAATGATGCAATCAAGGAAGAGGTTAGATTACTTAGATTTTAAGAAAAAACTGATGTCTCACCACATAACATTTGAAACAATTCAGAAAAGCGGTTGGAATAAAGAGCCTATGCACACCATTGGTACGGAGTGCTCCACTGCAATTACAGATATTATACGTGACTTAAATATAGTTAATAAATCAGGGAAAAAAGTTGTATCAAAAAAGTGGTTGGAGAGCCTAACTCCTATTGGGATAGCAATATGGTATTGTGATGATGGGTCATACTCTAATAGACATGGGGATAAAGTAACTTTAAGTACGCATGGCTTTTCTAAAAAAGAGAATGAGATAATCATAGATTATTTTAGAGTTACTTGGGGAATCGAGTTTATTATCGTCCCTCAAACAAAAAGTGGAAAGAAATTATATAGTTTAAGAGCAAATAAAGATAGTAGCATAAAGTTATTACACTTGATATCTGATTACATACCCCCGTGCATGTTGTATAAATCTATGCTTCCGTGTGGGGGGTTTTGGGAGACTTATCAAGTTGAAGATGATGGTTGGGAAAGGTGTGAGGATGTTATTGAATATAGCACCCCATTCGAATACTCTAAAAAAACTTTTTCGAGATACAAGTATAATATTGAAGTAGAGGATAATCACAGTTATTTCGCTAATAATATTCTCGTAAGTAACTGCCAAGAATTTAAAAACGGGAAAACTAAAACATGGTTTGGTGCTAACGAGATATCGGATAAGGCAACATATTGTTATGGAATGTCTGCAACTATTATAAAAAATAGATTAGAGGAAGCTTATTTTATATATAGGGTAATAACTCCGGGTATTTTTCCAGGGAAAATAGCTTTTCTTAATGAATATGCTGTGCGCAAAAAAATGTCTTTATGGAGAAAAGGTAAAAAGCGATTTTTTAATAAAGTAGTAGGATACAAAAATCTTGGAAAATTTAAGCAGATTATTGATCCTTTCTTTTTAGCAAGAAAAACCAGAGAAGTAGCAGATGAACTTCCTCGACTTATCTCTCGAAAGGTTATTTTGGAAATGTCTGAGGAACAGACACAGCTTTATAGAAAAGCATTAAGCGGTGAGCTTTATTGTAAGTTGATAAGAGAAAAATATTTTAAATTCGAATCTTATTATAATAACACTGCTCAGCCTACTGAAAAAGAAGAAAAGATGTATGAGTTACTTCGAATAAGATATGAAGAATCTCTTACTAAAGAAGGTTTAGAAAAAAATAAGATAGCTGCTTTATCTTATTGTCAGTTAGTATCTAATGGTCCTGGATGGTTAGGTGAAGAAGGTGAGAGTTCAAAAGAAACCGAATTTAGAAGATTGTTTGATCAAGAACTTTCAGATGAAAAAACAATTGTATTTACACGATTTAAAACGGGTATTAAGAGATTATCAGTAATACTTGATGATCTTGGTATAAAATACACACAGATTACCGGAGATAACAATATTCAGGAAAGAAATGATTCTCGTAAATATTTCCAAGATTTAAAGCAAGATTGTAAGATTATTTTTATTACTCAGGCTGGATCTGCAGCAATAAATTTGCAAGCTGCAGGAATAATACTTTATTATGATACACCATGGTCTTATGGGGATCTTTATCAATCTATTGGTAGAGCTCAGAGGATAGGTAGTATCAGGGAACATATTTTGCTTCTTCATATGGTTAATCAAAAGACTATCGATGAACATGTCCTTGATATCCTTGATAGTAAGAAAAATTTAATAAGTGAAGTAATTGGTGATATAGCTGAGGGTGCAATAAAGTTTAAAGATGATGAGATTTTGTTTAAGGATGAAGAGGGCATAATTGATGCCCTATATAATTCAGTTTTCAAAAAAGTTGCATAAAAGTTTATGGAAAAATGCCCATATTGTCATGACACTGGTTTTATCTCAACTGGTTTTGTGGAAAAAAATGTTGGGGGTCACAGAACACTCTACCCCCATACCGAGCCATGCTATTGTAAAATAAACATTAGTATCGGTAAAAAATTTGGAATACTATCCCCCGTAAGTATGCCTCACCCGGAGGACTCTGTACTAGTTCATAGTGAATATGGTAATAATAAAAATTACATTTTTTATGGTGTAGAAGATATTTTTCTTTACATTGTAAAATGTTATTTTTTAAAAGGGTTTATGTATAAAAATTACATAATTCTTGAAGGAGGGACTATCGTTGAACAGTACAATGTTCCAAGAGGTACTTCAGGAGATTGGTTAACAACGAGTCATCTTAATCAATATGATATGATGGCATTGATGTTTACCTCCAGTGCCCGATATACTAGTCTTAAGGACTGTGTTTCAGAGGTGATTAAAAATCGTAGTAGAATTGCAAAGCCTACTTGGATTTATGTTTACAGTGAAGAACATCTAAAAGAAGCTCGAGAATATAGTGTTGATTTAGAGTCTTATCTTACAACATATAAGCACATTAACTTGGATACACTGCAAAAATTTAAAGGGTATGTTTCTCGTGCAGAATCTTTGATTAAGAATGAAAAAAATTTAAATGATGCTGTTTCTAATGTATAGGGGATATTATGATAGAAATAGATGAAATATTTAGATCTATTATTTATATAAAAAATGCTGAGGGTAGAGAAACAATTTCTCAAATGGATTGTATAAAGAATTTTAGAGCTCTTCAGAAGATAATACCCAAGTCTCCGGAAGAAAAAGCATATAAGAATATCTACTATTTTATTCTTGAATATATTAAAAAGTGTGATGCAGATGTACAGGAAGTTCCCTCTTTTGAATTTATAAAAAATCACTTTAAAAATGTTGAGGGGAGTGAATCGGTTCTGGTAATCCTCGATAAAATAAAAGGGCAGCAACCCTATGTTGGCATGGATTATCGTACGATAGTTAAGCAGTATAATGAACAACAACAAATTTTAGAATTAGATAAAGTTCTTAATAATGCTCAAAAAATAGCTTCAAGTGGTCTTGTCATTACGAAGAAGAGGCATAAAGTTAAACTAAAAGGCATCTCAGATTCAATATCCTATATTGCAAGAGAAACCAGACCTTTTAGTGAAAAAGAAAATGGGATAAAAACAGAGAGTCAGATTATAAGTGAAGAGGACATAAGAGAAGCAAAAAAGGATTATAATAAAGCTGAAGCAAATCCAGGGGGTTCTATCGGGATACAAACTTGGCTTCAGAATATTGATGAATCTACAGGAGGTCTTAAGAGTGGTGAGTTGATGATTATTACAGCGTTTACAGGACATTGTAAAACTACCTTTGCTCTTAATATGGCATATAGAGCATTATATGGGGGATGGAATACAGCATTTATTACATTGGAAATGTCATTTAGAGAAATTCGTGATAAAATTTATGTTCTTCATAGTTGTAATCCTCGTTTTAGAGTCTTATGGCCCCAGTATGCTCATCTCGTAGGTAAAATTTCTTATAACAATGTCATATATGCTCGATTAAATGCTGAAGAAAAAGAATACTATTTCAAAGTTTGTGATGACTTTGATACCAATACTGATGGTAATGTATATGGGAGGGTTTACATTTGGCAGCCAGATAAAACGGTAACAACTCTTTCTGATATTGAGTTGAGGTTTCGACAGTATCAGCAAGATCTCCAGCTTACGGGTAGAAATCTTGAATTTGGGGTGATAGATTATATTAGTCTCATGGGAGCTGATGAGGAGGAGCGTTCTAGGGATCACAACGAGACTACCAATAATATTGTAAAGAATCTAAAGAGATTGTGTATCACTTTTAATAATGGTATGGGAATGAGGATATTGTCTCCTCATCAGTGTAATCGTGATGGATACAAAGAGGCGAAAAAGAATGAGGGAATATATGATCTTACAGCAATAAGTAATAATCATGAAATAGAGAGATCTGCAGATTTAATTGTATCCGAGTATAAGTTTGATAATGATGGGGATAATAATCGATTAAAATTTTGTTGTCTTAAAAATAGAAGAAATAGATTTTTCAAGCCCTTTGATGCATGCATAGATTTTGATACTGGATTTATTTGGAACTACACTCATTCTATTGAGAATGCTGATAATATTATAGATATAAGTGATATCGTATGAAAGATCTTGAAAGTTTAAAAGAATTAATATTACAGAATGTTTCATTAGGAAATTTGATGAAAAGGGAAGGGCTTATTACGGGTGAGCTTGATGAAGAACAATTTTCCTGTAAATTTCATGGTGTAGATAGAAAAAAGAGTGCTCGGTATTATAGACAGACTGATACATCTTATTGTTGGGTATGTAAAGAAAAGTTAGATTTTATTTCATATATAAGAAAACAGGAGGGATTAAGTTTTAGTGGGGCTATCAATCATATAGTAAAAGAATATAGAATTGATATATCGGTTTTACCGGAAGCTACTGAAGAGCATGTAAAGATATTAACGAAAAAAGTTATCCCAAAAATAGATAATAGAAAATTAGCTATAGCTAAAATATATATGGCTATTACTGCTGTGCGAGATGAAGTGGAACAATCTATCTATACTAAATTTGTTTATGCATATATGATGCTAAAATATGCAATATCAGATGAAAAATTTGAAGAACAATTCGCCAAGTTAAAGGCGAGTATGCTAAGAGTTTTTAAAAGATTAAAAGAGAAAAAGGTATAAATATGGCAGAGTCTGGTATAGATATAGCATCAGCAAGTTTGGATGAATTTACAGAAGTGCAAGTAAAGGAGCTTATAGAGCTTCGACCTTGGATGAAAACTAAATTATTCAGATTGTTAACAAAAAAGCATGAAATAGAAGAATACTTTGATAGATGTATAGAAAAAGGTATTTGTTCATATGATCTCGAAACTACTGGTCTTAATACCCGGGAAGATCCTGAGGGTGGGACATATGCAAAAATAGTAGGTCTTTGTTTGGCTCATGACCCTGATGAGGGAATTTATATCCCTATAGCTCATGAAGATGCTCAAGAATTTAATGTTTCACTTTCTTTTATACTAAGAGAGACAAAAAGATTAGTTGCAAATTGTGTTTTAATATTTCACAACTTTAAATATGATGGACAGATACTTAGAGCTAATGGAATAATTATTGATAGTATAGATCAGTATGAAGATACTTACTTAATGGCATCTATAGAGGATGCTTCAAGGAAGATAAAAGGTTTAAAATATTTATCTGAGACACTTCTTGATAGACCGCAGCTTGAAATAAACGATCTTGGTATTCAGGGAACTAAAAAGAATATTGTAGCATTTCATATGGTCCCTCCTCAAAAAGCAGTGTATTACGGTGGAGGGGATGGTATGAATACTTTGGCTTTGTATTTATATCTTAAAAATAGATTAGATAAAATAAACGGCAATGAAAAGATGGGTCCATGGTTTATTTATCGAATAGAGAAACGTTGTCAATTTGTTACCATGGAGATGGAAAGAAATTTAGTAAAAATAGACAAAGAGTATTTGATTAGTGTTAATGCTGACATAGAAAAGAGAATGGCTAAATTAGTTAAGGATATCTTTTCTATTGCTGGGCATGAATTTGATATTAACTCTACGCAACAGCTTGGTGTTGTTCTTTTTGAAGAACTTAAGCTCCCTTACCCTGCAAAAGCTATAAAGACTAAAACAGGTCATCATCATACTAATAGTGAAATTCTTGAATTAGTATCCACTAAAAACCCTATCATTAATTTAATTCTAACTTATAGGGGTTATGTTAAAATTAGAAGTACTTATTTACATAATTGGTTAGTAAATGCAGATGAAAATGATGAAGTAAAGTTTCAGCTTAATCAGGTACAAGCTGATACAGGGAGATTTAGTGGATCAGGTGGTAAGGGGCTTTTAGTAGATGGATACTGTGGTGTAAACTGTCAGAACATTCCAACATATGATAAATCAGACCCTCATGCAATAAACTTAAGAAGAGCTATGATAGCACACCATGGTTTTAAGATGGTGTCAATCGATTATAGTGGTGAAGAGTTGAGGATTGCTACTAATTTTTCAAGAGAACCAAAATGGATACAAGAGTTTCTCCATGGTATTGGTGACCTTCATACTATCACGGGTAAGATTATTACAGGTAAAACAGAGATTACTAAGAAAGAGCGTTCGATGGGTAAATGTGTAGCTAAAGGAACATTAATTGCTTCTGAAATGGGTTGGATACCTATTGAAGAGCTTAAAGAGGGGGATAAAGTAGTTACACATACCGGAGAACTTAAAAGAGTGACCGCAGTTCATTTTATGGGCGTAAAAAAGGCAAAGGTTATAGAATCTACTACAGGCTATAAGATTATATGTGGTTATAACCATAGATTTTTAACAACAGAGGATAAGTGGGTTAGAGCAGAAGATCTTCGAGAAGGACAAGAATTAAAATCTATTTCTTGTGAACAGATCAATCCTACAGAGATATATAAAGTACATTTTAATTTTTGGGATAAGGGAAATAATAATTTTATCTCTGAATCATTACCTTACATAGAGATAAATCCTTTACGGGCTAGGTTAATAGGTTATTTGTGTATAATAGGTAAAGTATTTAGAGTACCTGATTTTATATTTAAATCTCCAAAGTATATCTCAAAAGAATTTTTAAAAAGATTATTTGAAGCTGATGGTACTGTTGATAGCTTAGTATCTGTATGTATTAAAGATAAGGAATTAGCACAAGACATAGTCTTATTGTTAAGCTCATTCGGTATAAAAGCTTATATATATACTAAACCTTCTAAGAAATATAAAAGAGATTATTATCAGGTACAGATGGGAAGAGTAGCAGCTAATAAATTTGCAAAAGAAATAGGTTTTATAAGTAAATTAAAAACAAATAAATTAAAAGCTTATGTAACTAAACCAATGGCTAAGTGCTCCAGAAAGAATCAATATTGGAATACCAAAATAAAAAATATAGAATTAGTAAAAAAAGTTGAACTGTGGGATATCTCCATAGAAGACGATCATACTTATGTAGCTCAAGGTTTTGTGACACACAACACTCTTAACTTCTTAACGATGTACGGCGGGGGCGCAGGGGGTTTTGCAGCACAGGCTAAAATAGCTTATGATACTGCTAAAAAAATGATACTCAATTTCTTTAAACAGTACTCTGGATTAGAAAAATGGATTAAAATAGAATGTAAAGCTTCTCGTAAACGAGGGTATAGTAAAACAGCTTTTGGTAGAAGGCGTCCTCTTGACGAATATTATAATCATCCAGATAAAGGAATACAAGCAAAAGGTGATAGATGTGCAATAAATTCAGCGATCCAAGGTTGTTTAATGAAAGAAGAGAAGTGCTTAACCGATAAATATGGATATATACCTATAATTGAAATAAAGAAATTAAAAGATAATGGAGAAGATCTAAAAATATGGACGGGTACTACATGGGAAACATTTGATGTATTAAATAGAGGTGAAGCTCAGTTAGCAATAATAGAATTATCTAATGGTATGATATTAAGATGTGATACGAGGCATGAAGTACTTGTTGTAGGAAGAAATGGATATGAATTTAGACATTTTGAAAATATAGATGAAAATACTGATATATGTGTTTCAATACCTTCTCTTAAAGATTTTGGTGTATACCCTGAAGATTATCATTATAAATCCATAGCACATAATGATAAAAATTTTCAGATAAACACTCCAGAACAGTGGGATTTTATAGCATATCTTATGGGCTATGTTATAGGGTATGGGAATATTCGGATTAAATCTCGACAATCAATAACCTTATGTCTTGATAAAGAAAAAATAAAAAAGTATTTACCTAATATTAAAAATTCTTTAGAGAACTTTGGTTTATGTTTATCTAAAATTAATAAGATTTACTCTGCTAAAGGAGAGTCTTATCAGGTGTCGATAAATTCAAAAGGATTAGTTGACCTTTTTACTAAGCTTGGATATAAATCTGATGATGCAAGGCATAAACGAATTCCAGAAGTAATATTCAAAGTACCAGTCAGTATGAGAAAGTCATTTTTACAGGGTTATTTTGATACGGATGGTTGTAAAAAAAGACGAAATAGATATGGTTTCCATACTCCTAATATGGGTCTTTTGCGAGATGTTCAACTCATAGGATGGACTCTGGGAATACCCTCACGAATATACCCTGTTAATAGGGGGAACTTTAAACTTGAGTGGCAAGATCTAAAGAAAGTGGAAGAATTATTAGAGATACAAAGTACTAAGTGGAAACGTCGTAATACTTCTAATAAGATGCTTCTTCCAGATTTTTTAAGGAAAGAATTTCATTCTAAATTATTTCCCATATATGATCGTAAGAGTAGTAAAGATTGTAGTTATTTTTCTAAACTCAATACTGGTAAAGCTATAACATTACCTGGTATGATATCTATGTTAGAGGACTATAATTGTGATCTTCCAAAAGAAATATATTATCATTACAAATTAAAAAAGAAGGTTATTTTAGACAAAAAAGAAGAGACTTATACTTTGTCTGTTCATTCTGATCTTCATAGATTTGATTCAGTAGGGATAATCAGTAAGAATACGGGTGCTGATGTTATTAAGATAGCTATGTGGAGAGTATATCGGTGGATACAAGATAATAATCTTCAGGAAGACATTAGAATTCTTCTTCCCGTTCATGATGAAATACTCTTTGAAGTACGAGAAGAAAAAATGCATATGATCATCCCTGAATTATGTGAGCTTATGAAAATTAGGGATGTCACAGATAAATTAAAATGGGTAGTTCCCCTTGAGGTAGATGCTGAGTATGGTGATACTTTTTACGTAGACCATGATTATTGGAAGGAAGTAAAAGAAAAATCTAAAGAGGAAGTTAATCCTATACAGAAAAAAGTAGAATCTTCAAAAGAAACTGTATCTATAAAAAAGTCTGAGCCTGTAAAGAAAGAGACAAAAGAATCGGTAGTAGAAGAAGAGAGTACAAAAGACTGTACCCCATCTATAGTTGGTACAGCGTCTATGGAAACGATGAGCTATTGTAGAACTATGGTAATAAAAGATAATAATCAAATAGGGGAGGTTGCAAAGAAAAATGATTCTAAATTGTTGATAAATAAGGTAGAACAAAATCTTTTTGTTGATGCAGATTATAGTAAAAATATAGATAAAGATGGATATTTCAATTATCCTGTAAATTTTGAGACTCTTTCTGCAAAAAAACTTAGGTTCATTTTTGATATGATCCAAGAAACGGATAATAATCTCTATATTGGTCCAAAAATGAAAATTTGTCTTATAGGTAAGAATGGAGAAATTCTTCACAAAACTGTAGAAAAAATGTCTGTAGATGCTTTTATAGTCCTTTGTACTTTATATCTTAAATAGTCACATATATTAATGGAGTCTTTTTATGGAAATAGTTCGAGATATAAAATCGTTTGTGGAAAAAAATGGAGACCAGTTGCTAAAATTTTTCATTTACAAAACTGGGATATTCGATCGAGAACTTGTACATGAACATCTACAAGAATTTTATGTTAAAATGATACAAACAAAAGCTCTTGAGAGGTATAGGGAAGAAAAAGGATCTTTTGATTCTTACATAGGTACTTTAATTTGTTGGGTAATGCCTCAAATGGCAAAAAAGAATGTCAATGTACAGTACAAATTTATAACTCAAGTAAATAATTCTCAAGAAAAATATTCGGGTATGCAAGATATCTGGGAATATACAACTAAAGATACAGGTCCCTATAAATTTGAATATGCTCCATGTACTCCTCGAATTATTGATGATGATGAGGAAGATCTTTTTAAATTATACTTGAATGATTTTAAAGAATATATAACCCATACAGAATCAAAAAGATGTGCTAAGCAAATGTTTATTTTTCTCGATAAAAAAGTGGAGGGGTGTAATTCTTCGGAAATAGCAATAGTTTTAGGGGTAAGCAATAATTTAGTTAAGATTATTAAAAAAAGAATTCAAGAAAAATTCGAAATATGGAAGATGCTAAGTTAGGAGAAGAAAATATTAAATTAGAGAAATATCGAAAAATTATTTTTGATATAGAACTTTTAAATAAAAATATAAGGCAATATCAAGAAGGTAACCTATCTGCTCTAGGTGATGAACCCTATGCCCAGGCGGTTAAGCGATTGTATTCCTTAAGATGTCGTAAAAATTCTACAAACAAAAAAATTAAGAAACAATATGATAATCAATGCTTATAGTGGAATAGGATCGCGTAAAACTCCTATTAACATTATGAAATTTATGACTGAAATAGCACAGTTTATGGACAGTCAAAAGTATGTCTTACGTTCAGGGGGAGCTGAGGGGGCAGATAAAGCTTTTGAGAAAGGGGTCACACATTTATGGAGAAAGAGTATCTTTTTACCCTGGGAGGGTTTTAATGGTAATGATTCAAAGAATTATAAGGTATCAAAGGGAGCAATGGATCTGGCAGAAAAATTTCATTCTTCTTGGAAATATTTATCTAATACTACGAAATTACTAATCGCCAGGAATGGATACCAAATACTTGGAAAACAACTTAATGACCCAGTAAAATTAGTCATTTGTTATACTTATAATGGAAAGGATTCTGGAGGTACCGGTCAGGCTATTAGAATAGCTCAATACCACAATATACCAATTTTTAATTTATATTATGAAAAAGATATTCAGAAGATATTGTCTTGGATTAAAAATGGAGAAGTTACTCTTAAAGAAGATATGGGGATAGAGTCATGGACATTGATGTAGAAGAACTTCTTAATGGTGATGATGACTTCTTTGAGAAAGAGCTACCAGAACGTATTGCAAGAGATAAATTGTCTTCTAAAAATCTACCTAATACTATAGAAGTCCATGAAGATATAAAAGATAATTCCAATGATATTCCTGATTTGTGTGGTCGTTTAGAGATGTGGCATAAAAGGTGCATAGATTTATTGGTAGATTTAAGGACAATAAACTATACGATTGTTGATGAAGATACTTATATAGAATTTCAAGATAAAAATTATTATTCTAATCGCTTATATTTCAAAGTTGACCCCGATAATCCAAAAGATGAAAAAGTAATACATGCAACAAAACAACTCTGTAAAATAATAGGTATCCCTTATTCTTTTTTTGCTACCTGTCGACCTACCCTAAAAATGAATATCATTAAAACATGGCAAGCAGGTTTAGCGGATGATGTTAAGAAAGCTCAAAATATATTAAAAATTAGGGAATCGGATGGGTGTACTATTATACGAGCTATTACTTCTACTGCTAAATCTTTTATTCCTCTTTATGAATTAATTCAAATTATTCGAGATTCTATTATGGTATCTCTTAAATTGGATTGTGTTTATGGGGATAATAAAGATGATTTAATATTTCATGCTAGATTTTTATTTGAGAAAGAGTATGATTTTAATGGTCCCGTACAGCTTGGTTTTTCGATATCCGCTTCAGAGTTAGATGCTTGCCCATTAACTATCGATGTGCTGTTATATAATAAAATATCAAAAACATACTGTGTAGCAAATTATGGGGGAGAATCTTTTTTCAAATCTGATTATAAAGGATTACAACCTTCAAGTCTTAAAGATATACTTCCAGCTATGCTTATTCGATTAAATGATGAAGTTCCGGAAATTTTTGAAAGATTAAAAAAGAAACAATCTGACTGTGATAGATCTAATTTTTATCCTGAATCTGATGCAATAGAGATTTGTAAAACAAAAGGACTAACCTCTAAGATGAAGAAAGCAATTTATCATCAAATAGCTGAGTGTGAAGATGAAATAAATTCTCCTTGGGATCTTGCTAGGCACATAGGATTAGTGGCTAAAGATTTTGAATCTTTGAAAAGGCTTAAAATAGAAAAAGCGATCGGGATTTATCTAAACTTATTTTTTTCGGAGGGGGTTGAAGAATGTTAGAGGAGACTCAGGTAAAAAAAACATATGATGTAGAAGAAGCCTTTAATCCTACTCTCGCTAAAGTTATTTATAAAGAAATTATGGATTCCAGGAAGTTTGTGAGTGAAGAAGTTTTCTCCTATGATACTATAGAAAAAAATAATGGCGAAAAAACTTTTATAATTAAACCTCGGCATATCCCCATTCGTGAAGTAATGTCTTTCGGAAAAAGTAATTGTAACAAATGTTATGGTACAGGTAGAACAATCATGGATGTTGATAAGAATCAAATTAGTGATGTTAAAGATTTCACAATGCTTTCTTCTATATCTTTTGATGGGTTATCTGATGAGCAAAAGAAGATCGTTTTAGAGAGAGAAAAGGCATCTAAATTCTGGAGAATTCTCATTCCTTGCTCTTGTACCATAAAAAACATGCGTAAAAAGAATATGTACGTTTTAACTAATAATATGATGAATATTGTTATAGAATTAACCTGTACTGAAAAAATTGGAGAGTAATAGATGCCTTCATGGGGAAGTACCAATAGAAGTTCACACTCTTGTTTTAAAAGTGTCCCGAAAATGGAAAAGAAAAAAAAGGTTACACTTTCCTTTGGAGACGGCACAACTCTTGATAGTTATGTAGGGTATGGTTCTGTACAGAGACAAGAAATAAAGAAGATGCATAAAAAAAAGCGAAGACAAATTTTTAAAAATGATCTAAAGTATGATGAGGATAGTTTATGAACGATAGAATAGCAGGATGGCTTAAGAAATTAGATGAGTATGAAAATGCGTACTATAATAGTGAGCCTCTTATTGATGATGCTGGATATGATGCATTTAAAGATAAAGTGTTTCGAAATCTTCCTCCGGATCATCCCCGACTATCTAAGATAGGTCATTCAGTCTGCAGCTCTTGGTCTAAGAAAAAACATATTATTGCTATGGGATCCCAAAACAAGGTTTCATCAGAAGATGAAATTCGAGAATGGGTTAAGAAAACTCTTGCTGAACTTGGTTTTAAAAAATTAGAATGGGTTTTACAACATAAAATAGATGGATTTTCTTTAGAAATCTGTTATAGTGATGGTAAACTTGAGAGTGGTTTAACACGGGGTGATGGGTATATCGGAGAAAACATTTATGAGAATGTTTTGTTATTTCGACAAGTTCCTTTAATTACACCTATTAAAAATGATATAATAATTCGTGGTGAGGGTGTACTGCCAAAAAGAGACTATGTACTTGTACAAGAACAAAGAAAAAAGATGGGAGAAAAACCTTATAAGAATGCTCGAAATGCTGCAAGTGGTATCAGTAGACGTTTTGATGGTTCTTATAGTAAGTATATCAGGGTAATAGCTTATGATATTAATGCTAAAGTAAAAAAGGAAACTGAAAAAATTGAAATTTTACAAAAGTTAGGATTTACTACGGTAGAAACATTTATCTGTCATTCGATCGAAGAAATTATAGCAATCTATAAATCGATTCGGGATAAACAACGTACTAAATATGATTATGAAATTGATGGTCTTGTTTTAAAGATTAATGATATTGATCTTCAGGAGAAACTCGGAACAAAACGAAATCGTCCAGAAGGTCAGATAGCTTTAAAATTTGAATCTGAAAAAAGTGTGACAACAGTCTTAGATATATTACTTCAAATAGGTCGTACTGGTAAAATTACTCCTGTAGCTAAACTTGAAGATGTAGAACTTATGGGAAGTACCATTAAAAAAGCTTCTGTCCATAACTTTGCTTATATGGAAGAAATGTGTATAGGAGTAGGCGCTGAAGTTACTATTGAGAAGAAGGGAGATATAATCCCACAAGTTACAGAAGTTATCATGGAAGGAGATCCATTTCCAAAACCAGAAGTATGCCCCTCTTGCGGTGGTCCTGTAGAAGATGATGGAGTAAATATTTGGTGTCGGAATAAAATATGCAAGGAGAGAGATATCAATAGAATAGTTTATTGGATACAGACTCTTGATATGAAGGGATTTTCTGAGAGATTTGTTTCTAGGTTGTGGGATTTAGGTAAAATAAGATCGGTATCTGATTTATATAAATTGACTGCAGATGATTTTATAGCGGTAGAGGGTATTGGGGAGAAAACCGTAAAAACATTCTTTAAAACAATAGAAGAGACAAAAGAGCTATATCTTGAGAAGTTTATCACAGCACTTGGTATTCCTACATGCTCCAAGACCACCTCAGGAATTTTGGTGGAGAAATATGAGTCATGGGAAAAAATTGCCTGTGTAGTACCCTCGGATTTGGAAAAAATTGCCGGGTTTGCGGAAACTTCTGCCCATAGTGTTTGTAATGGTATTTCCGAGATTAAGCCTATGGCTGATGATCTTCTTCAGGTTATTAAGATTAAAGAAAAGAAAAAGGGTATTTTGACGGGGATGTCATTTTGTGTGACAGGTTCATTATCTTCTATGGGTAGAAAAGAGTTTCAGAAAACCGTGGTAGACCTTGGGGGTATTTCAAAGGATTCAGTGTCAGATGGACTCACATATTTGGTTACAAATGATAAAAATTCTGGAACATCGAAGAATAGAAAGGCTCAGAAACTCGGAGTTAAATTGATTAATGAAGATGAATTTATTAAGATCATAGGTGGTATGCAAAAAAAGGAAGAAAAGAAAATAGATAATAAATCGGATGTAATAGACATAGTTTCGGAAAGTCTTTTCTAAACGGTTATGGAAGGAATCCTATTATGAAAATAAGTGAAATAATTATTTCCAAATGTAATGCTCGTACTGTTGTTGAGGATACTGATGCTGGAAATATTTCAAACTTAGCTAAATCGATAAAAAAACATCATCTTATTAATAGGTTGGCACTAAGATGCCGGGATGATGGGGTTTATGAGGTAGTCTCAGGTCAACGTAGGTTGGAAGCTTTAAAGAAATTACATGGAGAGGATTACGAGCTTCCTCCAGAAGAATATGTAATTTTAGAAGCTACTGATGAAGAAGCTTTTCTTATTTCTTTGGATGAGAATATTAAACGATTAAATCTTAGTCCTATGGATTTAAATAGAGCATATTTAAAGTTAAATAGTATGGATAAGACTGATAAAGAAATTTCTGAGATACTACAAGTTACTCCGCATCGATTGAAGAGACTTGCCACATTGTCTCAGGATTTAGGTAGAATACCAGAGGAAGCTATAACAGAACTTTCTAAACCTATAGGTGACTCTACTTTTAATGATTCTCATTGGTCTAAAATTTCAGAAAAAACTGAAGATCCGGATGTTATTAAGGATACCGTAGATTTTATTATGGAACATGAATCTCCGGCTAGAGATGTTCCTACGATACTTAAATCTGTAGAAAAAAATTATAAAAAGAATAATCTTGATTCTGATGCTTCTGAAACATCTTCTGATGCTATAGATGATGATACTCCTTCTACAGATTCTCCGATAGAGTATAAGCATAAGGGAGAGCTTGTCATAGAGAAGCATGGGAATACTGAGGCTTTTAAAGTACTTGGTAAATCTGAGGATGAAGAAGTTCCTATTGAACATTATTTGCAATATCTTCGTCATCCTGAAAAATTTAAGTGTTATGTCACATTCAAATTGGTAATTAAACCAATAGATTGATTTTTTAAAGGAAACTTAATACTTTTTACATTCATTTTTAAATCTTATAATAATCTACTAATGTATATCCTTATTAATAGTACGTTTATTGTGATATTCATAAGGAGTCTGTAATGGCTGACAGCGATTTTCTTTCATATAGTTCTATTTATGATTCTTTCTCTAAGGGTCCAAAGAGTGTCTATTACGGTATTGGTGATGAGATGCTACCTGGTGCTATCATTAACACTCCTCAAACGGATGATGATGATGAATGGGGACGTACACAAAGGATAGGTGATGAAAGATCTTATGACTTTATCGCCAAAATTTACAAGACTCTTTTTGATCCTTATAATTCTATTCCTAGTGTAAGTCTTGTACCGGGTGAAGCTGGTTCTGAAATCAATGTTGCCAAGAATATGATCAGGCTTATAGGTCGATCGGGTATTGATGTTGGAGTTTTTGATCTTACCATTCCGAGTATGATTCTTGGTGATATTGTCATTAATGGTTCTGATAATAAGATTACTATTGGTGATACTTTTGAAATTACTGAAGATTCTATAACTTTAAGTACTAATTTTATAATCGCATCAAATGCTGAGCAAGGTACGATAACATATAAAACGGTATCGTCTACTTTTCGTTCTTTTAGTGGTGAACACGAATATTCTATTATTGTAAATACTAAAGAATATCTTTTTGGTGAGGATGGTGGTATACCAAGGTTTCTATTACCTATTGATGGTATCTTAGAAGTAAGAGGAGATCTTAAGACAAATGATATAGTACCTAATGCACCAACATATAACATCGGATCAAGCCTTTGTACATATAATAAAATTTATGCTACTGATTTTGTAGGAGATCTTCTTGCTAATCGTATTTATTCTCCTGAAGAAGAAGATTTGTTAACAATTGGTCGTGCTTCTTGTTTAGACAATATAAGAATAAATGTTCAATTTTTTGATATGTATCATCTCAATCATCCTGAGGATAAAATTATTTCTGTAAATGATGAAGATGGTATACAATTAGGTAATTATGATTGTAATTATTATTTAACGGTATATGCTCCTAGCTTTAGTGTCTATACAAATTCTAGTTCATCAGAAGCATTTCATGTAGATGACAGTAGTATCTATGTTAATAGAGATGTTATTCCTGGGAGTGGTATATCTCTTGGAGATAGTAGTAATATTTTTACTAATGCTTATATTAATAAAATTTATTCTACTCAAGGAATGTATAGTGTAGATGTTGCCATGACTGGTACTTGGTATATTTCCGGACCTAATTTAGATATTGTTGTAAATAGTGCAAGAACATTTAGTGTATGTGCATCATATATTGATGCATTAGTTCCAATGTATACTAGAAGTATTTATCCTATTGATGCTACTGGTGCTCATATAGGTACACTAGGACTTGCTTATGAATATATTTATTTAAGAGATCAATCTACAGGTTCTTCTAAAAAAGTTTTTGTATGTGCCGGGGTTTTATTTGTAGAATAAACTTTTATATATATAAATAAAAATAAATAACATAAGGATTAAATATGCTTATCAAAAACTCTTTAATAATGAAAAAAGAATTTATTGAAGCTTTTACAAATGTCATGAACTTAAAAATGCCTGCTAGAAGTTGTCTTGAAGTTTCCTCTTGCCTAGAAGATTTAATAGCTCAACATCAAATAGTACAGAGAGCACGAAAAGCTGTAGCTGATAAATATTGTAAAAAAGATGATATTGGAAATCCTTTATCTGATACTAATGGTAAACTTTTGTTTGATACATCAGAATTAGAAAGAGAATGTAAAAAAGAGCTTGAAGAAATTCAAAATGAAGAGATTGATATAGCATTAACAGAAAAGATTAAAGTATCTGGTGATCAATTAATGACCCCTCTTGAAGTGAGTCTTCTTAAAGATATTTTAGATATTGATGATAATTGATGATAATTGATGATAATTAAAAAAAATTATTGACATTACTTTGGTAACCATATAGTTTTTAAATATTCGTGAATCTTATAAGATTATTATAGGACTCACAAAACCGAACATGCAGGTTTAAAGGCATGTACAGGTGAGCCGCTGTTATCGAGATGCTCAAAAACCGCTGACCGTTATACGTCGGCAAGCACAAGGAGAAGTGTTATGTCTACCTCTAATCTCGCCTCTGTAACTGCACGTTTTCAAAAAGCTGCAGAATCCCTCAAACTCCAAGATACAGAAGTTCCCAAATTAAAAAAAATTCTTGAAGATCATGGTATTTCGGAAGATGATTCCGGTTTGAAATACCTCAATTCAAAAATGGTTACTCAGGAAGACCTTTTTGAAATTCTTCAAAACTTTTTTGAAGACAAAGGGAAATTTTGTATCAAAGCTGCTTCTATATATCTCAAAGGAAATGATCCCTTTGAAGAAGAATCCCCTGTAGTAATAAAACCGGATAATGCTGAGTCTGCTAATCTTGGAAATTCAGCTATTATTGAATTTATTCAGGCAAACAAACCAATTGGTCAGATGAATGACACTGATCTTTTGATTCTCTGGGATAAAAATCGTGATGAATTGACAGAACAGGAAATTAATAGAAGAGTGAAAGGTCAGCCTTTTATTGTTTTAAAAGCTGGTACTCAAACCCCAGGAAAAGAAGTGATTGATATTGACTACACACTGGAGATGTTAAAATCTGCCCGAAAGCGAAACAATCCTACTATAATCCCCTATGAAAATAATACTTTTGCTTCAGTGTATAAGATTTCCGAACTAAATCTTAACGATCGCATTATTGAAATGTGTCCTATTTGCGGAGAAATTCTCTGGAAAGGGTATTGCTCAGATTGTGTTTCAAACTTTGCGGGTATCGGTGATGATGAAAGAGCTTACATCAAGCTGGTAGTCGACTCCGGAAAAATCAATACTAAGACAGCTTCTGATCGTAAAGCTGTAATAGTAAGTGCTGCAAAGGGTATTGATGATCTTAAAATTACATGGCCTATTATCTTTAAAGAATTTGAGGAATTACGATTTATGGGTAATCTTCCGAAGTTAAAGAAAATTGCTAATCGTCCATCTATTGTTCCTATGGATCCTTTTCACGTAGCGGGTAATCGTCAGTACTAAAGATCAGTAATGGGGCTGTTAAGTCAGCCCTTTATCAATTCATTTTTATTTCTGGGATATAATATGCAAATTAATACTACAAAAGTAATGGAACACAAAGGTTTTAAAGCAGAGATAATGGAAGCAGAGCGTCTTACAGGAGAACAAACATTTGGTTTGCCCCCAGGAAATGCCCTTACCGTTTACCATGCTGATTCCTTCAAGTCTTATCCTGAAAACTGGATGAAAGGTCCAGGAGTTTTTGTTGTCCCTGTTAGACCAAATAAAGGACTTTGGTTTAATTGGCGGAATAATGATGAGAACAATACAGCTATTATTCCAACCGTAAAAGGTTGCAATCCTATTACTGGTATGCAGACTACTGGTTTCCATCTGGAAAAATATGAGACTAAATGCCCAAAGCATGGTTGTAACTTTGAAGCTCTTCGATTTTGCCCTGAATGTGGTTATAAATGGCCTGATAGAAATTATGTAAGTGGTACTCCTTTATGGTGGGATGGATTCAGATCAGAGGGTGATGTAAGACAATTCTTTTTCACAGAAGAAATGATGCGTGATATAGCAACACATATGATTGGTAAAGAGAATACTGTACCAGCATTTGGTTTTGCTTTTTATAGTCCTAAAGAACCAAGAATTTCATATAGATCAGTAACTCGTGGTATAAACATAAGTGATAATATGAAATATCTTGTTTCTCCATCATCTATTGGGTATTCTACATTTCCTACTACTACTAAAGGTTCTTTTCTTCTGAATAAAGGAATTAAATATAAGTCTGTATCAAAATCCTCACTATCAGAACAATCATATTCGGGAGATTATTCTTCTGATGATTCACTTGATTCACTTGGTGAGCCAATAGCAACAGCATATTCAATAAGTGCTTCTTTTGATAATACTGTTATACAGGAACGTTGTATTATTCCTCAGAAGGAAGTGGCTGTTGGAGCGGGGGCAAAGATTCGTCAGGAACTTCCTGTGGATAATTATGCTCTTGATACCTGGAAGGATACTCCAGATTCTGTTATGACCCTTTACTTTGTCTTTCAGGAAGAATTTGATAGGATGGCTGCAGCAGGTTTTAAAGATTTTAGTGATTGTAAGAATGGTATGTTAAATGGATTGCCTGTAGGATAAAAAAGTCTTATATTAGTATTAATTGAGTGTGGTGAAGCGATTTGGAATGTTATTTCCTATCGCTTTTTTTATGATCCTAGTGAGAGAAAACCACGACCCTCGTGGTCGAGGTAGTTGACATAATAATCTGTTCATATTAGTAACTTAATAACATTAACCTATTGTCGTCATCATATGTAATCTGTACATTTTTTACAGGGTGGTTAATGATGGGGCCAAGCGATCATGTTAGACAAGCTAATAGAGAGCAAAGACGGCAAATTGAAATCCATAATTGGATAGAATCTGAACGTGCTGGAAGAGATGTTTCAGAAAATTCTTCTATTGACTGGACTGAAAAATATGCTCACTCTTTTCGAGAATGGGCGGAAACTATCCCTTATAATTGTTTAAATTGTGGTCTTTGTCCTGAAAGTGAATATATGAAAGAATGTTGTAGACCTTTTGATGAAGAAAGGTTACGAAGAATAAAATATAAAAAGTGAAAGGATGTTTCTATGTTTTTATTAAAAGATAAAATAGCTTCGATAGTAGATAGTATTGATAAAATTGCAAGTAGTGTAGAGAAACAAGGATTACTTAAAGAGGCTGAAGAACTTGATGTAATTTCTAATACTTTTGAAAAAATGGCTAAGAAAATTCCTGCGGGAGATAATCGACCTGCTGCTATTTTTCCAAGTACTCATCCTAAGGTTAATGACGGAAAAGATCATTACCCTATTCCTGACAAAACACATGGAAGGTCAGCACTTCAAAGATTAAGTCAATTTAAAGATTCTAAACCTTCCTGGTGGGAAGGATCTGTTGAAGAGCTTAAAAATGCAATTGTACGGGCAGTAAAAGGTAAATTTCCTGGGATGGAAATCGAAGAAAAAAAATATAAATAAAAATATTTTTATACGATCTATATTAAATATAATTTTATACTCATTATAAAAAAGTATTTGTTTTTTATAAAAAAATATATTATTATTGATGTAGTTGAAATTACAATTACGGTGAAGGCTTACATTAGCTCAGTTGGTAAGAGCAATTCGCTGATAACGAATGGGTCGGTGGTTCAAATCCATCAAATTAGCATACACGACTTATGTAATTTCAACCACTTTTATTAAGATCATTGAAATTAAAAAGCTGGTAATTACTGTAGATGCTTACATTGATTATCGCCTAATCGGATAAGGCACGAGATTCTGGTTCTCGCTTTTCGAGGTTCAAACCCTCGTAATCGCACAAAATTAGCACTTGCGACTTATACCAGCTTTTTACATAAATTTATAGGGTTTTTATCCTTACCTATCGGACTTACATTTTGATGCGGAATCAATAAAATCCGGAATGGCGCTACCCATGGGGGGTAGAGAGCTGTTCCGAAAAGTACGAAAGACCTTGATAAAAACCTTTTTTGCTTTTTTTAATATGAATAAAAACTACGCAATTACTGTAGATGCTTACATTATCAAATTCGTCCAGTGGTAGGACGATTTCTTGCAAAGAAATAAGTCGGAGGTTCAAGTCCTTCATTTGATGCCAAAAATTAGCACTTGCGACTTATGCGTAGTTTTTCATAAATTTTTTTAGTTCTACTTTTAAAAACAAAAGTGAAAATTATGAGACAGTATTTTATTATAACAACATTAGAAAAAAGTACGAGGATGCCGCAAGGTAATCCAGTACTGTGGATTAAGGAGTGTTCTATCTAATACTGACTCTCTAAAAATGACTTGAGATGAAGCCTCGATAGAACTAAAAATTTTGTCGAGGTTTTTTATTTCAAAATTTATTTTAAAATAGTATATTAATAAAGGTATGCCGAATAAGTACACAATGAGAGATTGTATAATACTGAATGAGGTTATCAGTAGTGTTGTGGGAAGTGATGCATCAATTGATTTTTATGAAAAAGTTATATACTTGGGACGTGTACAAGCATCAAGGGAAGAACTTACTGAGGAAGATGTTTATACGTTTTTGAGAAAATGGCTGACGGAAAATCTTTTGAAAGCTAATAGTACAAAAAAAGTAATAGAATTTGTTTTCGAAACAGAACTTGAGCAAACACCTTTGTACATAAATGATAAAGACTTAGAGGTATATGTTCGATGGCGATTTAAAATAGCAAAATAACTATTTTAAAAGTTTTTGACACATCATTATATTTATTCAGGAAAGGAAGGTGTGTATGTCAGACGTACATGTAATGTTTAGAGGAAATACTGATGATTTTGTTTTTGAAGATTTGTTCCCTGTAGAGCGATATCAGCAACTCGGTATAGTTGAGGGTACGACTCCAACACCATCTACAGTTAGTCAGGATCAAATTGTAATGGCTTTAGCTCAGCATTATGATGTTGGTGTAGGTGAGTTTTCAGATCATAAGGTCGAAATCAACAAAAACGGAAACATCACAGTAAGAGCGGATACTGTATTTGGATAAATTTAAGGGAGTACTTGTAAAGTCTCCCATATTATAAAAATAAGATAAAATTGGAGGCATAAATATGACTCGTCGTGCAACTACTTTGGCAACTCCTGCAGCTGAGGAGGATATCCGGGTTAGGATATTGAATTCTTTTATGACTTGCCCTCACCGGGACACGGACTCTTTAAAAAAAATTCACGCAGAAATACGTGAGCAAGATCCTTTATTCTATTCACATCTTGCATGCTGGTATTTGAAGAAAGGTGAAATCCGCGATCATAATGAGGTGTTCACAGCTATGTTGATCACTGATCCTTTTATTGATAATCGTGAGGTAGGTCTTGCTCTTTTCCGGAAACATGCTGTCTTTATGAAAGCTAAAATTCTTGGATTTATCAAGGGTAAAAAGGTTAAGATTCGTACTAAAACTGGTAATAAGATCAGTACTGGTAAGAAGGGTAAGAAGGTTGATGAGGTAACTATTTCAGAGAAACAGGTGGGATTAAAAGCTAATATCCCAACTTCTTTTAAATCAGATGTCTTTAAATATCTTAAGTGGTTGGAGTCTGATCCTGAGCGTTTTGATGCTGTAGTACTTAAAAATGGTGCAGATCTTAAGGCTTTATACTTTGTTGATGGTAAGAGAAGTTTTCCTCGTAGTGATCGAGCTCAGGCAATTCTTTTCGATAAGAAGATCCCTGAAGGTTCAAAGCTGAATGTTCTTGAAGAGATTGCGAAAGCAAGCCCTGTCAAAGCAGCTAAATTAATTGTGGAGAATAAGATCCCCTATACTGTTGCTGTTGGATTAGTTGAAAAGATTACTCCTTCAATATTAGTAGCACTTATTAATAGTATGTCACCTATGGAGGTTATTAATAACATGGCATCTCTTGAAGAGAAGGGTGCTATGAAGAATGATAAAACTAAAGCATTGATCCAGGAGAAGCTTAAGAGGGCTGAGAAATCTAAAAATGTTTCCACTCTTAAATCAAAGACTGCTGCTAAGACTGGTCGTATTAAAGATGAAGAGACTCTGAAGCAGCTGGATAGGGTTGCTGATTCACAGGTTAAGAAAAGCGGAGTTATTACCGAACCTACGGCAGTGTTTGTTGACCGGTCAGGTTCTATGCATGAGGCTATTAAGGTAGGTAAGAGTGTAGCATCACTTATTTCTGGAGCTACGGTAGCCGATTTGAGTGTGATAGCATTTGATATTATGCCTATGGAAATAGTACCTAAGGGTCGTACTTTAACTGACTGGGAGAATGCTTTTAAAGCTGTTCGTCCTGGTGGAAGTACTTCTATGGGGTGTGCTCTTGACTATCTTATGAAGAAAAATAAAGTTGTAGAGAGCATTGTAGTAATTACCGATGAGGGTGAGAATTCCAATCCTTTTTTCTTTCGGGTATATGAGACATATGTTCAGAAGTTTAATGTTCGTCCAAATGTTGTGATTATTCATGTAGGTTATCCTGAAAATACTTTTTCTCAGAGTTTGAAAAAAGCGGGGATTGAGTATGACATGTATACTCCTGCAGGTAATGATTATTATTCATTACCTGGATTGATACCTCTTCTTGCAAAAACTTCAAAATTAGATCTTGTTTATGAGATCATGGATACTCCACTTATTACTCGTGGAGATTTCCGATAAAACAGTCCCTACTTCGGTGGGGATTTCTCACTTGGAGAGTATCATTATGGGTCTTGATGTTTTAAACATTATTGAAGAAATTGGAGAGAAGGAACAAAAGATCACTGATCTTGAGTTTATTTCTCCTGTTTTCTACAATGACACTGTAATGACTACTATCGATGGACTAATTTATAAATTTAAAATAAAAAAAGTTAATCCTGGATGGTATAAAATTCGCCCAATCGACTATAAAAGAGCTATGATTGTTGGTGGGGCTGATATCTTTGAGCGAGAAAAATATTTAAAATGTCTTGGAAAGTTAAGACTAACTTTGGCATTTAAACAGGACAAAGTTTTTCTTGCTGTACCCGATAAAAATAATAAGTATCAGCTTCCTCCTAATGAACTGCTTCCTGTATTACTCTTTGATGACACCGTACTTAATTTTGATCGTGTGCTTACTCGGTATGATGGGGTTAATTTATGGTTTGAGAGTGTTGATATGGCTAATAATCCCATGAAATCAGATTATCTCAGAACGAGTTTGGAAAAATTTGTTGATCCTAAAAGAATTAAATATCAGGATCTTACTTTTGAAGAAAAACTTGCATACACGCTTCGAACAGGATTTGATAAAATATTTTTCGAAAATAAAAAAGAGAGCATTCTTAAAAGTGATGTTGAGCATGCTGGAGGAAGATTTGTTCGATTTACTGAGCGTAGTGATCATTACAGTGTAACTTATAGGGTTGATGGTGAAGAGTTTATCAGCCATATTTCTAAGGATAATAAACGCATGGTTATTACTGCGGGTATTTGTTTGAGTGGTAATGATCATAAGTTTGATTTGAAGAGTCTTATCACTGTTGTACGAGAGGCTCGTCAAAGAGGTCTAATATATCGTTTTAATAATACTCGTTAGGATATCATTAAAGGAATCGAAATGAAACTTATATCTAATGAAAATAATCAATTTATTTCTGCGATTGTGCATTGGATGGTAAATGGTGAAATGACTATTACCCCTATAACTGCCGTCCCAATCCCCACGAATAAGATAGTAGATATACAAAGTTATCTTAAAGAAGAATTTTTAAAGAGATCTCAATCTATTATAAAAAATTCTATAAAGGAAGTTCAAAGTAAACTTATTGAGAGTATTCATAATGCTACTTTTTCCGACATACAATATATTGAAGATCTTAGAAAAGTCTTCTTAATAGAAGGACATGAAAATTGTTTAGAAATTTATGAATGATTTTTGTAAAGACTGATGGTTGTGATTATACTACTGATGTATTTTTAAATAAATTCATACTTAATCAATGAGGGGGTTTTTATGTTAAAGCATTCTAAAGGTTTTACTCTGATAGAGCTTTTGGTTGTTATACTTATCATTTTTGTTGTAGGAGGTATTGCATTAGGCGGTTGTTCTAAAATGTTCTTTGCAAAGGAATATGAAGGGGTTGTAAATTCATGTGTAAAATTGGATGCTTCTTTTGCAGAAGGTGACAGGATTTTCTCTTTTTCT